TTTCTTCGTCATGGATGACGGTTTTTCAGAGTTTGCTAATTCTGTCAACGACGAAGCGCGAGTATCCAGTGTCGCTAGGTCCGGTGACTGGATACTCCAAAATTACACCAACCAGAACAGCCCGCCTACAATGTCTTCGCTGACCGCAATCGCTACCAGCAATAGCTCTCCGGCAATCATCTTTTGAAAAACCCCCGACCTTGGCATTCAGCAGTCGCCAACTGAAATTCCAGCAGCACACAAAAAGGAAATGTCGATGAAGAAACTTGTAATCATTTTTGCGCTCGCAAGCCCGTCGCTGCTTGGCCAGATCGGCGGCTTTGGCGTGTGTTTTGGCTGCAACACTGGCGGCACCGGATCTAGCGGTAGCAGCGGCTCCTATTCCGCTCCATCAGCCAACTACGCCGGAACGTTCTTCCTGCCGCCGGGCGGTGGCGTGCTCGCCAATTCAACCGAGAATTTGGTCCAAGCGACATCTGTCATTGCTGGCCCGATCGCCAATTTCTCGGCAACTGTCGGCACGACGCCGGGAGGGTCCGCAACGTTGACGTTCACGTGGCGCAAGAACAGTTCTTCGCAGGTGATCACTTGCACGATCAGCAACCCGGCCACTTCATGCTCAGATCTAACGCACTCCTTCACAGTCGCACAGGGAGACTTGGTAGACATCATGGTGGTCGGAACTGGCTCTCCGGCGGCCACGACGGTCGTGTTGCAGTGGGGGACGCCGGGGGTTGCTGGGGCAGCAGGCGCGATCGGCTCAACTGGTCCCGGCTATGCGGCGACGTCGACCACCTCGCTAACGATTGGCACCGGGTCTAAGACCTTCGCCACACAGACCGGACTCGCATATTCTGCCGGCGTCAGGGCGCGAGCATCGTCGGCATCCGACACCACGCAGTACATGGAGGGCATTGTCGCCTCCTATAGCGGGAGCACGCTGGTGATCACAGTCGACACCACGAACGGCTCAGGATCACATGCAGACTGGAATCTGAATGCCTCAGGGAATGTGGGGCTGGCGGGATCGAGCGGTCCCATAGGGCCGGGTTATGCGGCAACCTCCGCCACCTCCATCACCATCGGCACCGGCAGCATCAGCCTGACTACCCAAGCGGGACTTGCCTATACCGTGGGGGCGAGGGTTCGGGTATCATCGACCGGCGGAGGCGCGTATGTCGAAGGAAACCTCGTTTCATATAGCGGTACGTCGCTGGCGCTTATCGCTGATGCGGTTAGCGGGTCGGGCACTTTTTCCAGCTGGAATATCAATCTGGCGGGGGCCGTGGGGGCGACTGGAGCAGGAACCCCGGGCAGCGGCAATAACGCACTGTGCGTGGACGCCACCGGAAGCACGACGACTTACACCTGTCCGAGTCCAAGCCCGACAGTCACAACGCTCGCGGGCTTGATCGTTACCTTCGTCCCGCAGACAACGAACACAGGAACCGCAACTCTGAACGTCAATGGGCTCGGAGCGAAGACCCTGAAAGCAGCCGATGGCGCAACTAATATCGCGTCGGGCGCACTAATCGCAGGAACGGGCTACATCTTCGCATATGACGGAACGAACTTCCGGCTGGGTGCGGGTGGCGGAAGCTCGGCGGCTGGCTCAGCCGGGGCGGTACAGTCTGCTGCTGGTGGTGGATCGCTTGCCGACTCGGGCTGCACTGCAGCTGGATCTGTCATGAATTGCACTGGCGGCTTCAATTCTGGAACAGCCTTCGGCGCGGGTGGCTTGTGGCGCACGGTCGCCAGTGTTCCAACTCCGGTCACCAATGGGTACGTCATATTTTTCAATGCTGATAATGCTGGCGTGTTTTCGATAATGGACAGCACTCGTACTGTCACGCCTGTTGGTAGCGGGGTTGTACTATCGAGTTCCACCCCACTTGTCGATAGTGGATCAGGCGCGGTCGGCACAGGAACCACGGCAGCCCGCGCAGATCACGTGCATCCGACCGACACGAGCAGGGCAGCAGCGAAACCTGTGCTGTTATCCGGTTACGAAGTTGGCACCGAGAACGCCTCTGCTGCCTTTGTGACGGCCGACCTTACGAATCACGCCTTCTCCGTCACCGATTCCATATCCAGAACCCTTACATCAGCGACGTGCATTTCCGACGCTGGGTCGCAGACGGTAACCGCCAAGATCGGATCGACGACGCTATTCAGCATTACCTGTGTAGCCCCAGGAAGTGTTTCTGGGACTGGTGGCTCCGCAGGAAACATCATCGCGGCATCCATGACGAATACGGCCGTCGCCGCGCATTCCCAACTTGACCTGTCTGGCACGGCCAACGCAACAACAAAAGATATTAAGCTCTCAATCTACTCGACTCCATCCCAAAACGTCAACGTTCTAAGTTATGAGGTAGGCGCAGAGAATGCGACGGCGGCTTTCGTGACCGCAGACCTCACCAACCACGCGGCGGCGGTAAATGACTCCAACGCAAAGACGTTGGTTGAGGCCACGTGTATCTCGGACGCTGGTAGTCAGAACGTGACGGCAAAGATCGGTGGCACAACCTTATTTACGATTACGTGCGTTGCGCCAGGAAGCGTCTCCGGTACGGGGGGTAGCGCTGGCTTCATCGTGGCTGGATCGATGACAAACACAGCCATTGCCGCAAACTCCCAGGTTGATTTATCTGGCACGGCAAATGGGACCACTAAAGACGTCAAGCTCTTTGTTTATGGGGTGATCAACTAATGAGACTTATACTGGCGATGATTTTCCTGAGTTGCTTGCCGGCGTTCGGTGCATGCGGTAACGGGTTCCACAATTGTATTTCACACACCCTGCCAACACTGGCAGCGACCATCACTGATTACATGTACCTCGTGAACCGGACAGATGCACACCTCGCCGTTACTCCGAACGGGTTAGTTCAACATATGGCGACTCAATACGACGGGCAGACTGTGTCGGCGGACGATATCTTTACATCTGACGCGGGCTGTGCCTTGCCTCTTCGTTGGCAATTCGAGTTGCCCACCACAACCCTCGGGGCGCGTATTGTGCATGTCAGAATTCCAACAGCCACCAGCGGGTTAGTGATCTGGGAGTGCTACAACTCATCTGCGAGCACATGGCAGGGAGGCACTGCATCTCAGGTGTGGCCTGCGGCTTACTTTGTGGTGGCGCACTTATCCGACATCAACTCCGGCTGCATAATAACCTGCACGACGGCAGATTCGACATCCAATGGCAACAACGGAACTTATCTTGGAAGCGCGGGGGTAGCATCCGCTACGGGAATCACGGGCGGGGCGATTTCGCTGCCAGGAGCGGGGGTGGTGGACGTGGCTTTCCCCGCATTTAATCAGGCTACCTTTACGGCTGAAGTATGGGTGTGGTCGGCAACGCTGAACAGCCAGACAGCAGCCCTAATGAGTTCGGACGACTTTCCGCAATGGCTGACGCAAGTTTCAAGCGGAACGAACGCCTATTTCAACTCTGCATTCCTCACTTTTACAACTCCATCCAATAGTAACTGGCACCAAATTGTACAAAAGGGAGTTGGCACAACTGGAACCCTTTATATTGATGGCGTAAATGTCGTATCGGGTGCCATTACGGCACAGACCCTGACCGCGACATCCCTTAACCTCGGAGCAAGTCATGCCCTCGGCCAACCTTTCGGAGGTCTTGAAGATGAGTTTCGCGTATCGAGTTTAAATATGTCGGATGCCCAGGTCTCCGCAGAGTGGGGTAACTACGGGTCGACTTCGACATGGGCCACAGTCAGTTCCGAGCAATCAGCTACTAGCGCAGTGCGTCGGAGAATCATCCAGTGAAGCTTCCTATCCTTGTCGCGCTTTCTCTCTCTTCCTGCTTTGCGGCCAGCATCACCTCGACCTCGAGCGGAGGCAACGCAGACGCGGGTGGCTCCTGGGTTGGGGGTGTTGCGCCGAATCACGGTAATGGCGATACATGCACGGTCGTTTCAACGGCCACAATCAGAGTTCGCAGTGGCTTCCCCTTGTCATGTGGCTCTGGCTCTGGGGATGGCCTAATCATAACAGGTGGAACTTTCATAATCGATCCAGGCGGTCAATTAAAACTCTATGGAAGTATGGGTACGATTGGCAATGTTTTGTTCATTGACAATGGGGCGGTCAATTTTATCACGGCGTCCAGCGGCGATTTATTCTCTATCCACACGGCGACTGGGATTCTCACCTGGACAGGCCCGAGCGCAACTGCATTGGCCCCCTCAACCATCTCGACTACAGGTTTAGGCGTTGGTTTCGTTGACATGGGGATTGACTTCGCGTCTGGGTATAACATCACCTGGCCCCATATGAATTGGTCGCACCTTGGCAGCGCTTCTCAGTATGCCGGTACGTTTCGCAGCAACGGTAATGTGAGTTCGATTGTGTGGGCTGGGGCTGTTGACCTAAGTGGGCAAGTTAATATCGGCAACAACGGCAACGCGACCGACGATTACGTGATTAGTGGTGTAACTTTCACAAATACGTTGCATGTAGGGAATGAAGTTTCACTCTTTGGCGTGAACCCCACAGGCGGGCACCTGCGGCAGTTTACAAACAACGTTTTGACGGACGGTATTCTTAACATCTCGGCGTCGGGTTATACGGTAACAGGAAACCTTACAAAGTATCAGGTGTTTGAGGATGCAGCGCAGACCAACACTATAACTGGAAATTTCATCATGCAGCCCTGTAGCACCATTCCAAACGGGGCTCTCGGTGGCGCTACCACAATGACCGTTGGCCTTAGCGTCATAAGCGGAAACTATTTTTACGCTTGCAGCGGCAATCCTCATATGCTGAGCATGGCTGACACTGGGACAACGGTCACTAGTAATATTTTCGAGACTGACTACTCCCTACCAGACGACACCGGAGACATGGTAGTGCCTAATACGGGAACCATAGTCACCAACAACCTGACGATTGCGTCCGGCACTTTGACTTCTGAGCTTATGTCATCCGGCGTTTCCGTAACCGGAGTGATCGTAAAAAACAACACAATCATTGCCGGGGTGCAGATGGCCTGCGGTCATATTGGCGAACCATCTACTTCGTTCGCTAATATGTACGCGGTCTACCGAAACATGCTCTGCGTTCATAAACAGAATTACCTAGGGTACCAGATGCAGGACGTCTCCGGCACGACCCACGCCACGCAGGCGGTGACCAGCATGGACTACAACGCGGGCTGGAACGTAGTAACGGGGATGTCCACTTACCATCTGATTGGCGGCGGAGACATGCCTGTCACCAGCACGGCATACGGCGTCCACGACATCATTGCCGATCCGTGGTTCGTAGATGGTAACCGCTCTCTCGGGTCGTGGGGCGCGACTCTCGGTTGTGATGGGACGGGAGCTTGTGCGTTGGCGGAACTTGCAAAGATCAACGACGCGACCGGCTATAACTCGGCGTACAACATCGCGGCACTCCTCGCATTTGTCAAGCCGGGATACTACCCAACGAACCCAGCATTGCGGGCGGCTGGCTCTCCCACCGATGGATCGCCCGATCTCGGCGCGTTCGCTGTAGTTGCTGCTAACCCAACTCTAACTAAGTCTGTTAATCCAGGAGGCACTGGCTATAGGGTTACATTCCCAGGGCACTATGCAGTTGAAATTGGGAGTGGAGATGGGCCAGTAGGATCTCCTGATCCTACATTGGGACAATACAAAGGCATTGCTAGACTGTGGGACCTGAAGAGTGATTCAACCCAGCAGTACAGTGTATGCGGACTTGATACCGGGTGCATCTGGGATAAGTGGGACTGGACTAACCACGACACGACTGATAGATACTCCGGTGGTGGAAGCACGGGTCCGAGTCCTGGCACCCTTACGGTTCTCGAAGATAACAATCTTAGAAAGCGCATCAAATACCACTTCGTACCCATACGCTTCGGGACGAATACTGCCGTAACCGATTGCTGCATATCGGTGGACCAGTACTTCTCAATGGAAGCCCCGGACAAAATCTATCGAACAACCAAGTTCTCCTACACAGGAACAGACGGCCAAGCTCCTCTAGTTTGGGGATTTCCGGGTGGCGTAGGGGTAGAACCCATTCTTAATGGCACATGGGCGTTCGCTGGTAACTTGGAAACCATCGCTAACAATTGGTCTGGTGGGCCTAATCCATGCTCTGGAACTAGCAATTTCCTTCCACCATCCCCATCCCCTTGGCTGTGGATGTGGCAAGATCCACCACCGAATAACGTAAGCAACAAAACTTTCTTGCTTTACTCATCAGCCGGAACTTCCAGTTTCCCGGCGAGCAATGATTGTATTAGTGCCGGTAACCCTGGCCTGCCAACTGTTGGAGACGTATCTCACTGCGCTGCACTTAACTGTATTGGTGGCGTTGTTGATTACCATGTCGCGATGAAGACTAACATGCTTCTTCTGGCTGGCCCTGCTGATACGTATGTCTATCCGTTCGGGTCCACCCCACAGTACTTTAAAGGAATAAGAACAGAATGGGACATGAACCTTCCAGCGCCACTGAGCGTGGGCGTTGATGTCTATTCCCATTACCTTTCTATGCGAGTTGGAGACAACGGTATCACTTCAATCGCAACAGCGCAAGAGCAGGCGACAGAGTATCATGACATCGTTGCGCCCACTATGACCACGGGAACAGTTGGGACCGGCGCAGATGTGACGAACGGCTTCGACCTTCTCAAAGGCGCGTACGTCATGACAGCCACGAGCGGCGTCAGCTTCACAACGCACAACATCCAGCATTACCCCGTCTTCCAGGTCGCCAGTTGGACAGCCGCCGTCCCAGGCACCATCACAGTAGGCGGGGTTTCCAAAACGTTGGGCACCGATTACACGGCAACCAAGTTGGACTCTTCCACGCTGCTCCTGCAATCTCTTTCAGCATCCGTAGCAGACTCGACAGCGTGGAATATTGCGCAGTCTGGAACGTGTGAAGCAACAGGAGGGGGAGTTTGCTATTACGTAGATACGCATTCAGGCGCGGGCACTGGGACTTTCGCTGCACCGTTCGGACTGCCCGATCTAGTGAATCCGAGTGATTACGTTCCCGGCGCAGCGTGCCAGATTCTTCATCCCGGCGATATCCTGTACTTCAGGGCGGGCACCTACCCAACGCTGAGCACGATCGCTGGCGGCGGCGGCGTCAATTCGTACATTGCCCCTGTCCGTGATGGCGGTGTTGGCAACCGGATAACCATGAAGCCCTATCCCGGCGAATCGGTCACGATTGCATATGCTGGAACTTCCACAAAAGAACTCGCCCCGCCTTTAATCGGAACGCTGTTCTCTCACATTCTAATCACTGGGTTCATCCTAGATGCCTCAAGCACAAATGCCGTTTCGGCTGAGGTAACAGTGTCTAGGCTGGGTGCCGTTGGCGGCTCTACAACTGATGTGGAATTCTCCTATAACAAACTCATCGGCGGAACCATCACCCCGCCATTGACCGGCGACACCGATCCTAACTACCAAGGGGTCATCGTAGAGGCCGCAACCAATATAAACGTTCACCACAATGAGATTTCTGGATTCAACTCTACGAGTGGCACTAACCGGCTGAACGCGACCGGTATAAAGGTTTACTCTACGACGACTTCCACCTTTTCTGATAACTGGGTTCACGACAACGGCCAAGGGATCTACGACAAGTCATCGTCGTCTTTTGGAAGCGGTAATACCTACAGCCGTAACTGGATTACGGCTAACCAGATATTTCAGTGGAGCGGGACTAACCAACTTAACTCAGTTCCATTTTCCGCGCCACCACAGGTGGCCTTTCTAAACTCGAATGTAATCGACGGGTTTATAGCTCCCATCTGCTGCGGGACCGGCGGCGTCCTATCCGATAGCACGGAGATACACAACAACCTGTTCAGGTTCAACAGCGGCACATCGGCGCTTATGAGTTGGGGTGGGGCAGCCAACCAAGTTATCAACCTCAAGGTGTGGAACAACATCTGGGTCAATAGCTCCACGAACTGCATAATGCTTTCCAACGATCAGCAGGCCTTTACAGGACAGCCGAGTGCGATCTTCAATCTCTCAGACTACAATGCAAGCACATGCGCGCCTTCTTGGTTGTTTTCTACAGGCGTAACTCCGCAGACATTCACGATGGTGGGGTCGACAAACAGCATGCAGGCCAACGCGCTTGAGACGCATTCGTTCCAGAGTATTTCTACGTCGAGCATCTTCGTTGACACGGTGAACTATGTTGTAAAGTCGCCGTATTCGATCAACGGGCGGTTTGGAGACACGATGGGTCCATTGGGCATTGCGACCGCAACCATCCTCAACACCTCGCGTTACGGTCCTCAGCTGGGCTTCGTCGGGCTCTCGTTTTTGCAAGGTAACTTTTCCGGGATAACCCAGTAACGAGCGCGATCGCCATCAGAGTGATCGTTCCCGGTTCAGGGTTCGGCACAAGCACCGTGACGAAGGTGTCTGTGGTCTGAGCTAGGTAACGCGCTAAGGGGAAGCTGTTGGCTCCAAAAGACGCCGATCCGTATGGGTTGTGCATCGTCTGCGTGCAGGGGTATTGTAGGCAGGTGTCGTTAGTGATGTAGTCGAACCAATAAATTCCTGTGAGCGATGCCGCAGTATCCACGGAAGATTGAATATATGAAGCGATCTCGAATAATTCAGGGATTCCACTTGGGCTGAATTCCTCGTCTTCAATACTGCCGCCAAGCGGGATCACACCGTCGTTGATCGCGTCCTGATTCATGACCGGATTAGTGAAGGACAGGCCTCCGTAAAATCCCTGCTGGGTGTTGGTGGTCATGGTCCAGGTGATCGTTGGATGCCCGGCAAGTCCTGGGACTGGATCGCCGGCTGAAACACCTACTACACCGGGCTGTACGCTGGTGGTTATCAAGTCCAGGTTCTGCACCCAGGTGACGATGATTGTGCTTGCCTGACACGGCGAAGCGTAGGAAAGCAGACAAAAAGCGGCTACAATGGTTCCGTTAAGTTGCATGGGTACCCTCCGATATCCTTGCGATAGGCCGTCCGTTTGGCGACGGGCGGCCGTTTCTTCTCCCAAATTCTATCAGGTAAATGAGGGCGAAGTGGATGGCCCTTTACGTCGATGCGCTTTCCGCGACGTCCCAAAACATTTCAACCGATAGATGTGAGGGGAAGAAATCTACAAGGCGCATGATCGCGCGAGGGCTGAACGTGTCCAGATCCGTGGAAGTGTGGATCGTGGCGTAGCGACCGCCGGCGTAGAATTCAACCAAGCGGTCGTAGCCCATTACCGCCATAGTGCAAACGCCATGATCGAGGGCGATGCGCGTTACTTCCGCGACCGACTTCGGGCGGCGTTCCTCAGGCGACAGAAGCGCCCCTCATACGAGAAGACACGCGGACCTCGGATTGCACGTCACGCTTAAGCTTGCCGACCTCGACGGCCAAGGGTATCTTGCGCACGCCATTGGGATCGAGCGCCATCATCTCGTACCAGCGAACGGTCGTTTCATATGGCGCGGGGCACGCCAGCAGGCTTTCTAGGCTGCCGACCTGTATTGCTCTACGGAAATCATTTTCAAGGATTGCCTTGATCATAGACTCGGCTTCCTCGATTGTTGTGCCTTCGGCGACTGCTCCGGTTTGCAGACAACGCGCCACATAGGTCTGATTGTCAGCCGGTTCAATGAGAACACGAAAGTCGATCTGTTCGATTACTGTTTCGATGTCAGGAGACATATCCATCCACGATCCCTTTCTTGCCACCCGCACTTCCAAGCCAGCCGAGGTGGATCGATGCGTAGTATACTGCATTCGAGAACCTGTCTTCTGGGGTTGATTAGCGTTCGCAGCGCCTCAGCCCCCTTATTCTTTTGTTTTCAGCCATCTATAGTATCACGTACTCGCCACGCCATTATTCCCACGGTGGCTCCTCGCCGCTGTACTTGGGCACCATGCTCTCCGCCGGCGTCACGTCGAAGGCGTCCAGCGCCTCGCCAGGGCGATCGTACCAGCGCTTTGCTGCCTCGACCATGTAGAGCGTTCGGCAACGCTTGTTCGGGCACGCAAACCAGAATTCGAAGTAGTATGATCCGGGTTTGTTCTTCAGCGGCTTGCCGGGCTTGTGCTGGCTCTTAACGACGGGCGTACCGCAGTGCCTGCAAGGCTGGCCGACCGCCGTTACTGGAACCCTTGGAGCCACGGGCCCGCTGAGCTTCCCGTCTGTCACTGAGCGCTTCGCCTCGTCGACAAAGTACTGCGTCCGGCATTGTGGGCAGGAGAACCACCACGCGTAGTAGGTTTTGCCGGTTGCCGCCTTCGACAGGTCCCGGTCATGCCTGACTACCGCGGCACCGCACTTACGGCAAGGCTGCCCAAGTTCCGTGATCCTGGCCTTTGAGACTGGCGTCCCGATCATCGCGGCTTCCTCATCTCAAACACGACACAGCCAGATCGTAAGGTTTCTTTGCTGGTGATGGGCGAGAGTTCCTCGGGGTCCGGGTCGCCCGCAGCCAAGCGAGGTACGCGGAGTTTTGGGTTGAGCCGTTCTGGCGGGATTCCGCCTTTCGCTTCAGCTTCGTAGTCTTTGAAATACGACCATGGACTTACCATGAAGATCCTGCTCCCCTCTTTCTAGTGTATTCGTTTACGAAACAAACACGGCGCGAAGTGCTTTTACGCTTTCCCTTGATAACCCTTGAAAGCCCCTTGAAGAACCGTTGAGATACCCTTGATGTGTCGCGGCTTAAAGGCAAGCTGAATTTCTGAACGAAGTGCTCATTCCAAACAACTTGTTGTACTGGCGCAAAAATTCCGCGCCGGATTCGTTCAATTCCGCAAACCATGCCGCGGTTCGCTTCGTTTGCGGTCGGTAGCGTAATCTGGCCACGCCGATCATACAGACATTCTTGATTGATCTCTTCACTGGCGCGAGGTGATCGCCGATGTATTCATCGCAGCGGTCGCCAAGCATTGCACTCGCCGCCTGGTGCGCGGCGTCACCAATAGCGATTTCAAGCGCCTCTCCCTCGCCGTTGGCTCCATATGGATGGATAATCTCCGCCTGCTCGGTTTCGTTATCCCAGAGATGCGGGACGAACCCTAAGAGCCCCTCAGATGTCAGGATCGAGATGGATTTGAATACGGGGTGTTCGCCATGGCCAGATACCCAGCCATTTGCATAAGTCGGGAACGGCCATGCGCTTGGATATATAGTGCTGCCGATTTTGCTGAAAGCCCAAATAGCCCATGGGCCATACTCTAAGGCGGAAACTTTCTTGTACTTTTTATGCATTACCCAGGGGCTTATTCCGCCATCATCCCGAAGACTCTGTGTGTGATACAGTTCCACGAGTAGGCGCATTGCCGATACATCCCCTATCATTCGTAGTCGTTTTACTGGCGAATCTTCTCCGTTGGCAGTCCCGGTTACTAGTGTTGACGGGAGCCAAACCAAATCCGATTCCGGGGAAAATTCAGAGTTGGAAGTAGCTTTCTTGGCGGGCAGTGTCAGTAATTCGTATCTAGGTAATTGCTGGGTGTGCCCCTTGGCATGGCTGATGATTTTCCCCTGCAAGAGATTAGTGATTGCGTCCTTGGCTCTAGGCCATCCCATCCCGCCATATTCCCGTATTGCTTTAGTGGACCACGATGTAACTTTATTGTCCTTCCCTGTGCCCTGTGCGAGAACGAGATAGGAGACAGCTTCGTTTATCCCAAGTTGGCAGACCCTCGCCCACATTCGGCGGTCGACGGAAAAGAACCCCGCGCCAGATTTCTCTTTTGGTTTCTCGGGTTCGGTAGAATCAGGTAAGGCCATTTGATCCTCCATAGATCAGGTGGTATCGGTGGCGCGGCGATCGTAAGTCGCCACGTCACCTACTATTCTAAGCCCACCGGCCTTGTAGCAGCAGACGATTATGACTCATTTAGCCAAGGAAGAAACGGCCGCTCAGGCTTTGGCGGTAGTGCAAGCCAGATTCGAACGGCCATCGTTAATCGACATCGAGGATATACTTGAACGGGCTAAACGGCAGGCTCGGGTGCTTGCGCCTCAGCCCGATGCTTGCGATGGCCCGCCAATACCCTTGCAGGTTCCGAGCCGAATTCGCGCGCTACCTAGACCCATTCGAACCTGAGAACTGGAAAACATCGGCGGGCATCTCTGTTTGTGGGGTGGCTACTTTAGGGCAGAAGTGCCGCGAGGCGGCGAAGCTCATCAGCGACCATCCGGTAACAAATGGCATTGGTGGGCTCCTCAAACATCCCCGGGGTTACATAAAATTCGCGAGGCGCGTTATCCTTGATTCCCCTTGATGCGAGACGCGCCTCTATCTCCGCTTTGACCAGAATAGCGTCAGCTTTTGCAGTTTTACTGTATGCCTCTCGCGCTGAATTCGAAACAGCTATATGGCGATTGCCGATTTCGTGAATCGTGGTGACTCCTCCCGGTGACGGTATTTGCGTGCTGTCTGTGTCCAGTCGGCTGGCGATTTCCGTGATGGCGATGGCGATCTGAACCGCGCGTTGTTTTAGGGCACCGTTGCGCACGCGGCCAATTGGTGACTGGCCCACCACCTCAGAAAGCGAGCCGTAGCGCTCTTTATACATGCCGAGCAGGGAGTTTAGGCTGGTTATCCGTTCGGCGTGAATCCACCAAATAGCCAGCCATATCAATATCGAAATAGCCGATACCGCTAACAGGAAGTGAATGGGGACTTGGGTAATCAGCATGTGCTCCTTCACTAGCCTCTCCCAAATCCAGTTAAATGTGGGCATCAACCGTGGAAGGCTATGCTCAGTCTACGCGCGACCGGCTTCGCCCTGCAATCCTTTTTCGATTCATCCAGTTTTCCTTCGCCTCGCCATCATGGCGATTACTTCTCCCAACCATCGCCCTTGACCGCATCGATTTGATTGCTACAGGTCATCGTGGCCCCGACCTTGGCGTCTCCATTGGAGTATCCCTTCTCGATCAGTTTGAAGGTTGCCTCGGTCATACAGTTATTGGCTCGCTCCCACTCGGCAGTATGGTGCCGCTCGGCAGGATTGCAGGATCTAAGCCCAACAATTACCGCCGCCGCTACGCAGAGCGTAAGCGCCAGTTTCATATGCCTTCCAGTTTCTCGCGGATAGAGTAGGCAACGCTCGTGCTGTCAAGGTCTCTGTAGTTCGGTGCCCGGTAATGGGTCCACGTCAAGGTGATGGAGGTAGACGGGAACATCCATTGCCAAGTCTCCGTTAATCCACCGCCTGAACCCTCTGGCTCAATATGGGATTTGAAATCATTTCCGTACTTGTCGGTCAGCGCACCCAGAAGCGTAACCTTGGCCAGTTCCTTGACGAGGTAACTTGGCTCGGTCGGCTTGGCAACAGATTCAAGCCTTGCTCCCTGGAATTCGTTGGCCTTTGAAAAGAACAACCGAACAAGGAAGTGGCTCTGGGCCACATTCAAATCGGGCACCGTCAGCACCTTCTTGTTAAACTTCTCCGGCCCCCAAGGCATCTCTTTTGCGTCCGGAAGGCGAGTTTCTACGTCAGCCCGAGATGTGCCCCACTTAATACCATTCCAGCCGCCCGGGTCGTCCTTTTGGCTTTGGCAAATGCCAGATATCGACGCGGAGGCAAGCACCACTAAAGCGGCGGTGAGTTTCATCTTGTTTCCCTTCCCTCACATCCCCTCATCAAGCAGTCTTACTGCGCTTTCCAGTGCGGCGATTGCCGCGACCAAGATGTTCTTCAGAAGCATCCTTTGCACTTCCGAGAGCGGCGAGTGCTTTTTCGGCAACTTCCACGGGATTACCTGGCGGGGGCTCATTACCTACCGCCTTTAGTTCCGTATATTCCACGAAAGTGTCTAGATTGGATTCCAGCGCGTGGCGAGCGGGGCCGGAGAGAACAGTAACAAGCTTGGGTACCCATGGAGCGATTTGTAGTGGCACTAAAACGTTAACTGTTTGACCACGATAGATCGGGGATTCCCCTATGTCAATTGGTGTTCCGGAATCGGAACAGGCTGGGTACTGTTTGGCGTCTGCTATTTTAGCGAGGCCCTCTTTGATGACAATCGCGGCAGTTTCAGAGATTCCTTGATCTATCGCATTCGCTAGGTCTTTCACTGCCTTCCGTGTCTCTCGTGGAACCTTCAAAGTGACAAAATTCTTAGTCGAATCAATCGGTTGTGTCATTTTCTCTTTTTCTCTCTTGACACTTTTCTCTTTTTCTCCTAAGCTTCTTACATGGCAACGCCATCAGAGACATCAGAGAACACATTAACAGAAATGATACGCGCAAGCATACAGATTCGCATTCCAAAACCCACTTGGGACGGCATGAAGATTCAGGCCATACGCGAAGACGTAACAAGCGAACAGCTTGCGGCAAAGGCCTTCGATCACTATTTGGCCTATGTTTCTGACGCCGAAGAGAAGAGAGCGCGTGAGGATTGCGCTCCTATCTCAAGCAGGAAAAACGGCAAGTCAACTCGGCCCGCTGCCTAAAACCCAAAATTCACTCGGAGAACAATGATGATGAACGAAAAGAAAGGATCGCCGCCGAAAGCCTCCATGGCTGAGTCCTCCACCCAGCCCTCCCAACGGCGAAACGTAAGCATCGCAGAATGCGCGGCAGTTGCGCCAATGGCTGGTCCGCAACGCATTGAAGTGAAAGCGAAAGATCTGTCGAGAACTCGCCCGCATGAGGTCCCCGGCACGATGCTAGCTCCAATCAGGGCAAGTGTCGCACTGGAAGCAACCGCTGGACGTAACGTCCTCCAGACTTCGCGCGATAACAATTGTGACCCGATCGTGACGGTGGAGCTTTGGAAGCGCCACACAGACCGTTTGACGAAACAGCGGTTCGAGACAGTAGAGGAACGCGTCGCTCGCATTGAGAGCGCGCTTGGTCTGGTTATCCCGAGGGCGGCATAATGGCACGCCGGAAGCCCGTCCAAAGGGAAACCCTCCACATGATGGTCGAAACGCTCCACGCTATTACGAAACAGTTCTTGGCCATTGAGAATGGCGGCGCGACCGTCGAACCCCCGCCCCCGACTGTGCAGCGCAAGGCCATGGGCGCGGAGCGGACGCTGACGATCGCGGCGGCACAAGAGCGGCGGTCGGCCTAATGATCTCGATCCTTCTATTCATCGCGTCCGGCTTCGTCTTGGGGGCTACGGTAACGCTCCTCGGGTTCAGCGACAGCCCACTGGATTGCGAGCAGATTTCCGCGCTCGAGTACAGCAACGATATCAGCCGAAACGGGAAAGGGGAACTGGTCCAATGACGCGAATCGACATTGAAATGGAGCGCAGCACGAAGCGCGGGGCCGTTGACCCGAAGCTTGACGAGATGATGCAACCGCGCTTGGCACCCCGGACGGAAACCGCGAGCAACCTGTGGACCGGCACCGACCCGAACCCGGCGCTCCTACCGCGCGAGATGCCTTACGTTGGGCCGTGGGCTCCGAAGGCGTTCTCCGACAAAGACTTTGCGCCGAATGTGATCGAGGTACCGATGCGGTTCGGCGACAGGCTGCACGCGGTTATGGTTCGGGCCTGCGAATGGCTCGATGGGTTATTTGGGGCGAGGTAGCCATGCGCAGAATCAACTGGGCCAATATCGCGATGATCGCTACTGGAGCCGTAGGTGCTTCGGTGATAACAGACGGCGTATTTGGCCATCCGTGGGGCTTGATCGTCGGCTCTCTGTTCGCTATCGCGGCTTCCATGGCATTCCCGCTGAGGTCCAGCCGTGATTGATACGCATTTGAAAACGACCGCTGAGCAACTTATGGATGGCGATTATGATCCCGACGACGCGGTCCTGGACGAGCCACTGTTATATGACATCGGCGACGACGCGCGCAAGGCCCTGGCGGAGACGCGGGCTTGGGATGAGGGGCTGGGGGAGTGGGAAGGATCGAATTCATGAACGAAACGAAACTTGGAAGTCTGATTTACGGCGACGAGCAGAGGGATGCAATCCACTTTGCTATTGCTCCAGTTGAAGCCGATGGGATGCTATCTCCGGGAACCCACGTCGGGTTGACCCGCGAAAAAAAGGCGTCGGCCCATGAGCGAAAGAAGATTGGCGTCGTCGATCCTTTTCTCAATAATCCAGTGCGACCCGGCGAGCGATTTTGGCTTGTTCTCTACCAGGACACGGTAACCAGACTTCGGCGCTCTGACCGGAATGGACACGAGCAACATCAACATCACTGACTTCTATTTCAGTTGCTCGTGCTAAGGATGCTGCAAATGATGGGGCTCCGGTTCGGAACAGGCAGGGCGGTGTCGCAGGCGCGGACGTTCCGATGCACATGCGGTGCTGCGGTCGTTACTAGTTCTCGCTTGCAGAAACGTTGCGCGGAGTGCGCGGTCAAGGTTAAGGCGAAGCGGGATCGGAAGCGGGGGCACTGATGAAGACGGAATTGCGCCGTGGGGAAATTGGTAAACCCGCCTCATACCAGAGTAGATGGAATCTGAAGACTGCCAAGTGCGCGCTAGACCTTCTTCGGAAACCTGTTGATGGTTCGAATCCATCCGGCGCTACCAAAGACCCGTGTGGCCACGAGGACCAGGACGCCATTCTCGACGGGGAGTTTTCGGCACGGGAGCGGTTTGAGCGTTGGGAACAATTACGGGAGCGGGATTAAGAAATGACGAAACTACTTGGAAATTTCCTGTTGAGTGACAAGACCTTTGGGGTTCTTAACTCTCCCGACTTTGACGAGTCTGAGAAATGGGTGGTCCGCTGGCAGTTCTCTCTATTGGGAGGTTTCAGTCTGGCGCTGGCGATAGTGATTGCCCATGCGGACCCAGACAATCTGGAGATCTTGCGCAAGGGCTATCCGGTTGAGGTGAATGGCTACGAGCGATGGGCGCTTGGCGTCGAGCCTAAGATCGCGCCGAGGTTGCGCGCGGCTGGGCTGCATATCTAGTCATGGAATGCAACGACGTAGAGCCTGGCATGCGTGTTCGCATCGGCGATTTAGGAAGCACGCTTGGGATGTTAATAGCTGATAAGCATTTGAACGTCAGGAAGAGCGGGACAACGGGTGTGATTACGAGATACGTCCCAGGGCATGGCGGCGACGTGTGGTTTGTAAAGCACGACGACTCCGACGAGATTGGCGCGTACTGCTTTACCGAGATGGAGTCAGTGACGGACAGCAAATGGCAAACATTTATCAAGAACTTGGGCGCGAGCGCAAGGCGTCTACTATCGCTGATTTCCTCATCGGTAAGGGGATGACTCCGGGCTCGATGACGAAGCGGCTTGGAGTCTGGTGGCCAGCGAACTTTGCATGAAGATCGCCAGCGCCGAAACGCGCAGGTTGGTGGTTGAGCAGATGAAACGAGCAGAGTTTATGTGGCAAGGGAAAGATTCAGAGCAATGAAAATACTTACACTAACAGCCGAGAACGTCAAAAAGCTACGTGTTGTTGAAATCAAGCCGTCCGGTGCTCTAGTTCAGGTTACCGGGAAAAACGGCAGCGGCAAGAGTTCGGTTCTCGACTCCATTTACTGGGCGCTTGCGGGCAAGGAAGTGATCCAAGGGAAGCCGGTTCGGAATGGCGCAGAGAAGGCGCGAATCAAACTCGACATGGGCGAGCTCATTGTTGAGAGGCGATTCACGGCCGCCGGCGGTACCTCGCTTTCGGTTTCGAATGCAGAAGGAGCGCACTATGGCTCTCCTCAGGCCATGCTCGACAAACTCTTGGGAGAGTTGACTTTTGACCCGCTTGCATTCTCGCGCATGCCGCAAAAGCTTCAAGTCACCGAACTACAGCGCGCATCCAAACTTTCGATCAATCTCGAAGAACTTGAACGGCTGGATAAAGGCGACTACGCCCGGCGCACTGATATAAACCGCGACGCCAAGGCGGCACGGGCGCGCGTTCCGGCAGACTACGCGTCACTTCCATCGGAGCCGGTAAATGAGGCCGAGATTCTAAACCGCCTACAGGCTGCCGCCGAACACAACAATTCTATCGGCACCGCAGAGATAATCCGTCAGGACATGGAGCGGGGGATCTCTGCGAAGCGTGGGCTAGCAGAACGTCACAGGGATAGCGCAGCCCACCGTCGGTCAATGACGGAGTCCCGAATTGCGGAACTGGAGCGCGAGATTCAGCGCGTCCGCGAAGACGGAGAAAAGGCCGCTGTCCTGATTGATGGGCAGGCTAACGCAGCAATACTCGAGGCTGAAGGTATCGAGGCGCGCTTGGCGTCTCTGCCGGATACACCTGCTCCGATCGATATCGCAGACTTTCGGCGTCAGTTGTCTGAGGCCAAAGAGTACAACGCCAAGGTCACAAAGCGTCAGTCGGGAGAATCTATTGCCGCTGAAGCGGAGCGGCTAGAGAAAGAGTCGCAGGCAATAACCGATCGCATGGAGGCGCGCGCGGCGCTTCGAGGCGAAGCCATTGCGGCGTCGGACATGCCAGTACCGGGTCTTGGTTTTGGCGATGGCGTGGTGACCTATAACGGGATTCCGTTCGATCAGGCATCCAGCGCGGAACAACTTCGCGTTTCGGTCGCGATCGCAATGGCTGCTAACCCTAAGCTTCGAGTTATCCGGATCAAGGATGGTTCGCTACTCGACGAGGACGGAATCAGGCTTATCTCCGAGATGGCCGAAGCCAATGACTACCAAGTCTGGATCGAGAAGGTTGAAAGTTCCGGAAAGGTAGGAATTGTGATGGAAGACGGCGCGGTCTCCGCGGTCAACCAGCCTGAACTATTCGAGGAGCCAGTCAATGCCTGAGTCGCTAGAAGTTGTAAGCCACGAGACTTCCGCTCTCGATAATCGGTTCCACCGCGATACCGATCCGGCTCAATCAGAATCCTCTGCGCTGATGGCCATGATCAGCCCAATGGTGATGGACCCCCGCTTCGACGCCGACAAGCTTTCAAAGGTGCTGGATCAAGTTCGCCAGTTGAAGCGCGACGAATCACTGGCGGCTTTCAATGAAGCGATGTCGCAACTTCAGCCCCGCCTGCCGCGCATCAGCAAAGATGGCCGCGTGAAGTACAAGGATGTGGACTTCCGCTTTGCGACCTACGAGAACATTGACAAGGCGATTCGTCCGCTGCTCGCGGAGTTTGGCTTCTCGCTCTCCTTTGACACGGAGTTCACCGACAAGGGCGACGTTTACGTGGGCACGATATCGCACCGCATGGGCCATAGCAAGTCCTCGAAGATGCGGCTGCCGGCGGATACGAGCGGCGGTAAGAACGCAATTCAGGCGGTCGGAAGCAGCGATAAGTACGCGCGCCGCTACCTGACTGAACGCCTACTGAATTTGGTGACCGAGGGCCAGGACGACGATGGCAATGGCATGTCGGCCATTAACGAGAAGCAGTTGAACTCGCTGCGGGATATGCAGGCGGAAGCTGAGATGGATGAAAAGCAGACTACGGCTTTCCTGAACCTGATCGGCGTCAAGAGTTTCGAGGAGATTAACGCGGTCACGTATCCCATCGCATACCGGGCGCTGCAGGCCAAGATGCGCGCGAAGCATGGAGCTAAGTAGAAGCACATGAGACAACCAAAGAGAAAACTACCGTTGCCCGAATTAACAGCAGAGCAAGCGGAACAGATCATCGCGTACCTGAAGGCGAACTACGATGACGATTCGCTCGACTGGGACAACTACTGCTGCACTTCGGAGGTCGCGCCGGACGCATACCAGTTGGCAGTGGACACCTTCGCTAAGGCTTATGGTGTGTTCAAAGAGGAGAAATGCGACTCCTGCTACCAAGAGGAAACGGACGGGCACTGCACGAATAAAGATTGCGAAGCGTATGAGGACCCCGAGGATGAGTAAGCCACTGATCGGCAAAGTCCTCGACCCCCTTTCGGAGTACGCTAGGGACGCAATCCATGTTCCGATCATGCCAGTGGTTGCATTGGAAGGGCTTAATCCTGGGGATAAGGTCACATTGAAAAAGACCGACCGGAAGGATAAGTTTTTCGGTGCGGAGAAGTCGATTTCTCCGGTAGGCGTCGTTGACCCCTTCTTGAAGTTTCCGGTTAAGGTCGGAGAACGGTTCTATTGCTGGGTTAAGCCGGGCACGGTGCACAAACTGTGGCATGAGTGGACGCATCCAGTATTGGACAGGAGTGATCGGTAATGGGCCACGTGGTGCACGATTGCATTCAAAATTCTCCCGCTTGGCACCGTCTCCGGCTCGGCATACCCACTGCTTCATGCTTTGACAAAATTGTCACCCCGGCGAAATGCGAACTAAGCAAATCGTCTGCAAATTACATTTATGAGCTCCTCGCGGAGTTTGTCATGGGTCGGCCAATCACCGGCATCGAGACCGATGTAATGGCGCGCGGGACCTTGATGGAAGAGCCGGCGGCAAAGGCGTTCACGTTCCAGACTGACATCGAAGTGGAGCGCATCGGATTCGTCACAACTGAAGATTTGATGCTTGGAGCTTCGCCTGACCGCAAAGTGGTTGGCACGAACTGGATTGTGGAGATCAAGGCTCCGGCTTCTGAGGCAGTCCATATGCGTTACCTAATGGGTGGCGAGATGGTTTTGGATTACCGCACTCAGTTGCAAGGCCAGCTTATGGTCGGCGAGTATGACGGAGTTTACGCGGTTTCCTATCATCCTGAACTGCCGCTGAGCGTGACGCCGGTAGAGCGCGACGAGCCGTACATCGCAAAGCTGAGGGAGGCGACCGAGGCTTTCGTGGACGTACTGCGCATGAAGCGCGCCGAAGTCGAAGAGCGCTTCGGGCCGTTCGTCTGGCGCACAGCGGAAGCCGAACTAGACGACGCTGGCGACCTTGGCGTCTCCGATGCGGACGTAGACATGATCTGGGAGCATCAGGAAGCGCAGAGAGCGGAGGCGCACCGTGGCCAATAAAAAGCGAGGCACCCTAGAGCGCGAAATGCTGGCCAGCATGCGCGAGTGGACGCCGGAGCGTCGGCGAGATTTCCTTACCCGTGCGGACGAGGTCGATAGAACTCTGCGCTATATCGAGCGCCGCGATAAGGCAATCGACCCCATCAAGGTAGAACCGCCCTTTGACCTTTCAGCGGAAGTGGCCGGCAGATTGGCGCTGGAAGAGTATTCCATCGGAACCACTTATCAAGTTGCCAACGTTACGCCCACGGGTTCAACGATTTCGACCGACCCCACGGCAGACGCCAGAAGGGAGGCTACCCAGGATCTGACGAGCGCTTGAAGTCCGATAAATCGGGAAGAGCCGGATGGGCATCCGGCCTTCTGCCAACCATCCAGAAACAGAAACGAGTGCGAGCCTCCGAAGCATTCGTCTCTTGACCTTCTGGGTGGTTCGCAGGAGCCAAACAAATGGGAACTACGCCGACTGTAACTATCGATCCGCCTCAGCCGCAAGGCCAAGGGGAATATCCAATCACCGCCTTGGTGCCGAGCTATATCAAGGTGTTCACAAATCAGGCGGATTACTTCGCCAAGACTGGCAAGGTCGCGCCAGCTTACAACCCGATCCTGCCTGTCAAGAGTTGGATCGACAGCAATGCCCAATCCGGCTCAATCACTGGGATGATGTCGTATTCCACTGCTCATCTTGATGCCGCTGGGCAGAAGCCGGTCGTCACAACTATCATGCTCCCGGCATTCTTGGCGACTTCGGTCAACCTTCCGCCGGACAGCGGCCCGATTCCCCCTTCGACTGCGGGGTCTTATTTGGTGCCGATTCGCCCGCTGCTGCCGAATGAGCAACTGATCGCCAGCCCGTTCGGCCCGAACGGTATCGGCGGGGTCGCCAATACTGACGTCTTCAACCCGAATCCGCCGGCAGCGTCCACGCCGTCATCGGGTGGAGGATACACCGATGCCGATCGCACAATCGCGAACCAGACTCTGGCACTGGTCATGAAAATGGCCTCCGGCATGGGGATGTAAGCAAGGAGCCAACATGCGACACCAGTTACTTATCAAGGTAGAAATTCCAGCGCTCGACCGCTTGGTCACCTATTTGGAAGACCAGCAGCAGAAAGAGATCGACGCGCTTACCGCCCAAGTGCAGAAATTCACCTCCGGCCTGGGCAAAACAAGTTCGGAACTGCAAAGTTCCGTTGACCAAAACACCAAGGAGTAGTAAAAACATGCCAGTAGATCTCACAGCACTCAATGCAGCTATCGCCGCAGCCACTACACAGGTTGCCGCCACCGAAACCACCGAAGCCGGCGCACTCGCGTTAATCAACGCCATTGCCGCTGAAATTACCGCCGCGGTTACCGCCGCACTTACCGCTGATGCCGCGGCGAACCAGGGTTCGATCGATGCCGCCACCAACGCCATCTCTGCCGTAACCAGCCGTTTCGCGGCATCCGCCACGGCTCTTGGCGCGGCTGTCGTTGCCAATACCCCGGTCGCTCCGACGCAACCGACCGCGTAAGCAAGTTCCCCCAAAGGGAAAGCGGCGGGTTATCTCCGTCGTAAGTAGCATTTCCTTCACCGGCGGTTTGCTTGGTTGTGAGCCGCCGGTATTTTGCAAGCTTTCCGGATGGACGGTAAATCTCGGGGGAGGTGTCCAAATCCATCTGGGAGGCTCGCAAAAGTTTTAGTTTTCGCACGCGCTCGAATGTTCGAGGATACGTTGCGCCGTAACTTGGTTCGGCGTGTATATTGTCATCCCGCCGCTTCGGGTCCGATTGCGAACAGCCGGGGAATTTTAACTAGCGCACGAAAATCTGCGCGGGGTTCCCCGGTTTCCAGAGTGTGAGGACAGAAAGTCCGTTGGTACAGATCGGTGTCGTGGTGATGGCCAAACTCTCAAGCCCACCGGATCGACCGAAAGAACGACCAGCGCCTGCCGCAGGGAATTGGACCCTGTCTGGCGGTCGCAACTAACTGAGAGGGAAACGAAGCGGGTCGCGCGTGCGGCCCGCCATTGAAAGGAAACAATGGAAATCTCAAAAGACGAAGCGTTGCTGGGATGCATCTCTCTAGTCCCAGTCCTCGTGGCCTCGGTATTGATAAAGGATTGGGCGCTGACAACGATATGGGGTTGGTTTATTACGCCAGCATGGAGCATCCCTGCACCATCGCGCTCTGTGGCATTGGGATTGTCGGTATTGATCGCGATGTTGGTCGGGAAAACTTCCAACGCGAATAATTCCGACAAGTCAATCTGGGCGACCTACGCTGAGATGCTTCTGTCTCCCGTGTTCTCAGTTGGCTTCGCGTGGTGCGTAAAGGCGTGGATGTAAATATGATCGCCGAATCCCTAACCTCGCCCGGCGCTGACGTCCTCATGCTCAGCACCTGCATCGGCATCCCGGCAGCCGGTATCTGGGTGCGCACGGTGGGTATCACGCGCATTCTGGCGGTCGTCTGCGCTTCGATCTACGCGATGCGTCAGGCGTACATTGCAGCGAAGGTGCGGTATCGCGAAGTCTACCGGACGACGCTTGAGTGGGTTGAGGAGACGCGATGAAGATCAAGGTGCGCTGCACGTTCGAAATTGAAGTCGAAATACCCGAAGGCGAGACTGCCGAGTCCATGAAGTTCCGGATTGAGGAGAACGGTTGCCCCGGTACTGGGATAGTCGGCGCGGCATTCGATCAGGTATATGCAGACGCGGATGAAGGTTCGCATTGCTGGGCGTGCAATCTTCAGGGCAAGAACGAAATTGTGGGGTCTGCGTGACCGGCGCAACGGTGTGTTCTGGGATTGGCGCTCCTGAAACCGCGATGCCGGATATCGAGTGGAAGTGGTGCGCGGAAATTGAGAAGTTTCCAGTCGCCGTGCTGTCGCACCACCGACCCGATGTCCCTAACTTGGGGGACATAACAGCATCCGATTTTATATCTCGGGCCCTGGTATTCGGAAAGATCGATTGGCTGATGGCAGGAACGCCATGCCAAGGGTTTTCCGTGGCTGGTCTTCGTGGCTCTCTCGATGATGACCGTTCTAATTTATGTCTAACTTTCGTGAGGATCTGCGATGCAATTAACCCTGGAGGAATTGTTTGGGAGAACGTACCTGGAGTGCTCTCCACCTCAGATAATGCCTTCGGGTGCTTTCTGGGAGCGCTGGCGGGAGCGGACTCCGCACTCGTTCCAGCAAGAGGACAGCGCTGGACCGACGCGGGTATGGTTGATGGACCCAAGCGCCGCCTCGCGTGGAGACTTCTCGACGCCCAATATTTCGGCGTGGCCCAACGACGCGAACGTGTGTTCGTTGTCGGATGTCCTGTGGGCGGGCCCGATCCCGGAGAAATACTTCTTGAGTCCGCGAGCTTGCGCCGGCATCCTCCGACGCGCAGAGAAGCGCGGAAAAGAATTGCCAAAGCAACTGAGGTTGGCTCTGGAGTCGGTCGCGAATTCGTAGACAGACAGACAGACAGACAGACAGACAGACAGACAGTAGGCTCTCTATGTGCTCGGGACAGCAAAACGGTTGGGAATCAGTTTGTGAACGAGGGGAAAGTCATACCGTGCCAGCGTTGACGGCGCGCGGAAGTGTCGATGAGGCGCATGGATATTTTGTGTTGGAGGGTAAATGAGGCCGATCTGCGAAACCGAAGGCTGCGAAAATCTAGCGAGAAATAAGGGGAGAACTCCAAACGGAGATCCGCGATATGACCGCCTTTGCCATGGATGCCATCGACGGGATGAGCCAAGCAATAGGCGCATCATCGACAACTCTCAATGTGAACTCTGCGGATGGGACAAGGCACCCTGCGATCGCCATCGGCATAATCCAGTAGCTGGTTATCACCCTAGCAATGTTATGGTTCTGTGCCCCAATTGCCACAGGCTTGTAACGCTTGGCTTGATCGAATCAGAGGCAAGCATGAGCGGAGTTCCCGAGATTTCTATGTGCCTTAACGCGGGGGGGGCAGAAACGTATGGACGCTGAATCGGAAACTTTCGTAGCTACCGGACAGGGGTACTGGAGCGAGTCAGAAACAGCGGCCACTCTAGGCACAGAGGCGAGAGCATTGTACGAGTCCACCGCAATTACCCATTCTCTTCGCGCCGATGGCTTCGATGCCTTAGAGGATGGCACGGGGAGAGGAACTCCGATCATAGCGGTAGCCATCCCGATCCTTGAGGCAGGGGCGAGAACGGGTAAGTCCACTGATGACGTGCGGGCTGGTATCGGTATCGGACAGGATGGCGACCCGATGTTTACCTTGCAATCGGGCAAGCAACACGCTGTAGCTTTTCGCGCATGTGGGCAGGACGGGTTTGCGCCAGACGAGATTGCGCCGCCGATCGCCTCCACGGATGGCGGCGGGGCTGGGGTGCCGACCATTTGCTTTGACACAACGCAAATTACGAGCAAGGCGAATCGGAGCAACCCGAAGACTGGCGACCCATGCCATCCGTTAGCGAGCGGGGCGCACCCTCCGGCGATTGGGTTCTGTAATTCTGCTGGCGACACGAACCTTTCTGTCAGCGAGGATACTTTCCCTCCAGTCACAACGCGTCATGGAGACCCCGGCATGGTGGCTTTTTCCTGCAAGGATCACGGCGCTGATGCAGGTCAAATTGCGCCGACGCTGCGCAGTATGGGCCACGACGGGAGCCACGCGAATGGAGGTGGCCAAATCGCCGTCGCATTTAATGTAGCCGAGAATGATACCTTGCAGTATAATGGTATCAGCCATGCCAGCACACAAGAAAACCACACCGGAAAAATATTGCACCTTCTGCTCCAAGAAGTTGGAGAGGAAGCGTTTGCCGAATGGGGACTTGGAGTATTTAATTCACTTCAACCGCCGCAAATACTGCGATCAGATTTGCATGGCGAAAGCATTCGATGCGAAGCCGGTGATAGCGGACCCATCGTGGGAGACGGCCCATTATCACGCACGGAAGATATGCCCAAAGGGAGCGTGTTGCCATTGTGGCAAACCGAAGGCTTCGGATGTTCACCACAAAGACGAGAACTGGCAGAACAACTCACCCGAGAATTTGGAGCGGATCTGTCGGAGTTGCCATATTCGGCTTCATCGCAAGAAACCTTTTTGTCTGGTATGTGGGAAGCCAGCGAAGGGATTTTCATTATGCGCCAAGCACTATCAGCGCTACAAGAAATATGGCGATCCGCTACTCATCAAGGACAATCAGTTTGTTCCGATTCGATCCGAAATGGAATCGAACCCAAACAAGGCGTGTGCGGTTTTGGGGTGCGGCAGAAAACACCATGCCAATGGCTATTGTCAGATGCATGCTCAGCAGTTCAAGAGAGGGACACTCGGGACAAGCAGCAAGAGTCCGGGCGATGCAGTCAAAAAGGCGTGGGAAACCAGACGTTTGCGGTAAGACGTTTAATCCCAGAAGAATGCGAAATTTTGCAGGGGTTTCCGGTTGGATTTACCAACATTACCTTTCGGGGTAAAGAAGCAGCCGATGGTCCCCGGTACAAGGCGCTAGGCAACAGCATGGCCGTTCCTGTACTGGCTTGGATTGGTCGCCGAATCATGGAGGCAGCCGCATGACCCTCGTTAGCCCCATCGCCGCCTTCTCCGAACGTCGGGCGCGTGCCTTCTACCCGCCAGCATACGTTGAGACGCTGAGCGATTTCCGCGAGGTAGTTTGGGCGCGACGTGAGTGCTTCATCTGCGGAGTGTTCGGCCCCTGCAAGCATCGCGAGGTGAAGGCGATACCAATGCTGGAGTACTGGCGCATTCAGCGCGTGAGAGCGGAGGAAGTGGCATGAAGCACATCACCCAAGCCGATGTCGAGTTCGCGGCAAAGATGCACATCCAACTGGAGCCGGAGCTAACGATGAGCGAGATGCGCCTGATTTCGGCAAAGGCACAACTGGAGTCGGCCAACGAAACAATCGCCGGGCTCCAGAAAGCCTACGACTTCATGCGAGCGCGGCGGGACATCTGGCACAGACGCTGGATCGCGACGATGTTCGCGCTGATGTTGGTTGTGATCGGGATTATTAGGCAGGAGTTGAGCAAGCTATGAATCACATGCAGGCGGTTGAGCGCGACGCGGAGTTAGGAAGGGCAGAGCGGCGCGTAGTCGAAGCTGCCAAGAAATGGGACGCCAAGATGCACAGCGACGTGGGTGCGCGAATCGATTTACATGAAGCCGTCGGCGCGCTAAAGCGGCTGGAGTCGAAGGTTGTGGACGGGAGCGGAAAGTGATAGATCAGTTGCGGTATCGGCTGGCCTGCCTCCTGTTCGATCTGGCAGCGAAGGTCTACCCCGAACTCGCGTGCAGGCGAGTCTCTCAGGCACATCACGTTGGCGACAGGTGGCTGGCATGGACACTCGAAAGGGGAGACGCGTGATTTTCTACCGTAACAGGGAAATAGCCGATTTCTCAGACGCTGAGTTGTTCGCAATCCAAGCTGCCACACAGCGCTCATACCGCCCGCTACGCATCTGGGCGGAAGTCGCCGAAGCCATCGAGGCAGAGCTCGTAGCGCGGGCACTGGCGAGACGCGCGGAACGGAGATTGGCGGCATGAAGTCCGAAGCCCGTGTCGAACGCGCAATCGATGACATCGTCGATCAACTTGTCAATACTCCACCGAGCCCAGAACGCGTGCTTGCAGGCGCGATTCTCTCGACCCTCTATTGGGTTTCCGGTCGCCGCATGATCCCGGTGGAACTTCGGGTTAGCCAGATACTCCAGCGTAGGGCTAAGGAGGCGACGAAGATGGGTTTCTCGTCGGCATCAAAACTTGACACAGAACTAGCTTTAGCCCTTGGATGGGGAAGGCCAGCGTTGCCCGATTATTGGCCCGGCGTAGGATTTAAGCGTGGTGGCTGGACCTTGATCGCAACGGCAGGCGGAGGCATGGAGTGGTTTCCGCCGGCGCTTTCGACTTCCGGCGAACAAATGCTCGCTGTCCTGAATCAGATGAAGGAACTCGGCTGGATAGCCAGCATGGGCCAAGGTTTCAAGGATGAGGGCTGGATCGCGTTCTTCGAGAAGGGGAAGGCATTTAGCGGCGTGGCGCAGGAACTTCCGCACGCGGTCGCATTGGCGGCACTGGCGGCGGTCGAAGGAGAGGGCAAATGAGCGAACCAAAAGAGATTAAGAGCCTGTTGGAACTGGCGAAAGAGGCCGAGGCGAAGCTTGGCGTATTTGATAGGCCTGGACCATCTAACAAAGAGTTGCAGGAAATGGAACTCGCGCTTGCTTATCATCGCGGCGAGGTTCATTGTGGTGCCGTCGCTAATGTCATGGGATTCGATAAAACGGCGGGGGTATCGGCATGGTTCTCTTCCGTGGTCATGAAAGGCGTGCGATCAGGCGCTATTTCGATAGCCATTCGATCCGCAAAACAGGACGGCGCAGATGCAACTTAGCGAAACCCTAAAGCAAGAGCGCGAATACGTGAAGGCCACCTTGGCGGGCAAATGCATCTGCGACAAGTGCGGCTGCACGCTGGATGACTACGCGGAACGATGCGCGGCTCCACTGGGCGATCCGTGCCCCGGGTTCCTTGCGGTTGCCGCGGTGATGGCGGAGTTTCGAGATAAGGAGAAAGCGTGATCACCGTTACCTGCGACAACTGCGGCGAAGAGCGCACTGGCCCAGTGTGGATTATGACGGGAACCAGCGGGAATGGGTTCGAACTGAAGCGCACGGAATTGCTTGGTAAAGGCTGGCACCTTTGCCATTCATCGTGTGTTGGGAAGCTTCTGCAAACACTGGTTGACCCGCACGCCAAGACAGACATTCAGATCAAGCGCGAAGCCGAAAGAGACGCGCTGGCGAGGGGCGGCAAGTAATGGCGCACCCTTGGACGACACAGCAGCGAGATGATCTGAAGTCCTGCCCATTTTGCGGTACCTCCGCTATAGAGCAGGCCCGTTTGGCTGATAATCTGACGGCCACTCAGTGGCGCATTCAGTGCGGTAACCCGTTCTGCGAGTGTATCTGTCAAAGCAATATTTGCGCGTCTCTTCCAGACACCGAAAGGGCATGGCAAGAGCGCGACGTCTCGGAGATTGAACGCTTCCGCAAGGAACTCGACCGAGAGCGCGAAGTTAAGGACAGGTGGCGTGAGCAGGACTTGGCGGCCGAGGTGCAGATCAAGCTAGCCCACTCGTGGTTCGAGCGGCACTTCGGCGAAGAGATGAACGGGCTGCAGATCGAGACTAAGTGCTCGATGGCCGACCGCGCGATCGAACGCCTAACCATGGACGCCCAGTTCGGGCAGAAGTGCATTCAGGACAGCATCGAGGGCGCGCTCATCGAGCATAGCGTGGTGGACGCCAAGATCAACAGCCTGAAGGCTGACATTGAGTATCAGGCGAGAGCACATTCTAAGTTGGTCGCTGGCTTCACGGAGCGCCTTCAGTATTTCGGTGGTGAGATAGAATCTCGGGACCGCCAGATCGCCGAACTCCAGGAGCAAGTGGCCAGTTTGCGAAGTTCGGTGATAATGCTCGACTCGATCAACGCCGAAGAGGTTTGTCCTCAGTACGTGAAAAGGGCCATCGAGCAGACCGCCCGAGAGTGCGCTGAGACGCTAATGGATCAGTGCCGCACGCTGAACGCCGAAGCCTCGCAACACAGCCGGGGTGGCAATCACGAGATGGCGCTGATCACGGAGCGACGGGCGGATTTCGCGGCTAAGTTGGCGGGCGAGATTAAGGCGAAGTTTGGGGTGACCCAGTGACCTTCACCATCGACGAAATAAAGGTTTGCCATGCCAAGAGGTGGGATAGCCCGGCGGGTAAGGCGCAGTGGACCCACAACAGGCTGGCATTCGGGTGACGGTGCGGTATGACGGCGGTGCGTTCCTTGGGGCGGTTACTCGGCACGGGGCTAAGCCGGGATTGGATCGATTGGGATGAAAGATATGAAATTTATCAGCGGGTTGAAGAACTGTCACGTCAAGGGCGTGGACAGCTTGGTTATCTCGGAGCGCGTGAGCGACGAGGTTGGTATGGTGCGTGTTTTTCATGCGACTCCGGGTCATGGGCTGATCAATATCTTTAAACGCCTCGACCTGCCAACGGCAGAATTCTGCCTTGCGCCACACAATCACCGGCAGGACGTATCACTCGAATTGATATACGGAAACGTCAGCAACTGGAGGGCGACCGAGACAGACGCCGAGTTCGCTATCGACCTGACGGAGTATCGCTTCTTTTCAGGCATTCTCGGCAAGATGGAGGTAGAGCCGTTGCGGAAGGCCCGCATGGCGTTCAATCGGGAAGTTCTCCAGTCCGGGGTTCCCGCACACATGTCTGCCTCTCAGGTTCACACCGTGCAGGTCGTGTCTCCACCGGCGGCTTGGATCGTGCGCGAGGGGGAGATTTCTAACGCTCCGAGTTTGGCCTACAACTGCGAGGGGTGGGAGCCTACATCGGGCGGGCTATATATCCCGATGACCGCGGATGAACTGGCTGACGCCGCCCTGGCTATCGCCAAGAATATGAGTGCGGCGGGGCACGACCCGTCGATTGTGATCGCGGGATTTGTGGAGGAGTGCGAGGGATGAGAACGAGAGACATGGAAGAGAAAGCGCCGATTCAGGCTCGCTATTTTACCCTAGCGGAGGCTGGAGAATACTGCGGTGGGCGTTCGGCAGAGGCAATGCGCATGATGGCGCGGCGCGGTCGGATTCGAGTAATCAAAATGGGCAAGCGCCTGATGATGGATCGAATGGATATCGATCAGGCAATGGAGTCGTTCAAACTGGAAATCCCCGCAGCATGATACTACCGCCTCTTCCGCTTAAGAGATTCATCGAGGTCGGCCCCCATTTTAGCGATGTCCTTTGCCCCTCCAATGTTGTAGCGGGAGTAGACGGCGTCGGTTTTGTGGCCACTCATCAGCCGAACACGAATCGGACTTATCCCCGCTTCTTGATCGGCGTACTTAATGGCGGAACGGCGAAGGTCGTGAAACAGAAGATCGGAGAACCCCGCGCGTTCGCAGGCTTCGGACCAAGCCCAACGGAAATCCTTCAGGGGCTCGCCTGGAATTGCCCGATGGTGGTATTTGTGATGCCAAAAGAAAACCCATTTGCATTCCGGAAAGTCCCTGTCCCGAATCGCCTTTTGCCGCTCCAGGTACTCGCGCATGTCGCCCCAAATGGGAATCCAGCGACCGTCACTGTTCTTTGTAATCTTCGGGCGAAGCTCAATGACGCTGTTCGCAAAATCAACTTGACGCCACTGGATCATCTTCAGTTCTCCAGACCGCGCGCCGGTATGGAAAGCACATACGAAAATCGCCTGAAGACTTGGGGTGAGTTCGGCCAGGATCTTTTGGTAATCTTCCCTGTCAATGAACCCTTCACGGACGAGGTCCTTTTCGCTAGGCATACGCATGTACGGAATGCGAGTGACGCGCGGCGGGGTTACTATCGTTTCGCGTCGGAGCGCAGCGCGAAGATATCCCAGTTCCCGGTTGACGGTCGAGTCGGTAACGGAGTCGTCCGCGATCCGGTCATCCCGGAATTGATCCGTGTCGGCCGTCGTGAGTTCGTCGGCAACGATTCGACCAAAGGCCGCGCGAAGATGCTTGATGGCGGTTCGCATCGAACCCCACGACCGCGGGCGCTGCTTCTCGCAATAGCGCTCGTACCCGTCAAGCACATCGCCCACTGTCAATTTGGCTCCGCGTATACCGGGGGTCCGTGCTTGGACTCCCCGAACCTCCACAAGCGCGCGCGCCTTGATCTGGACTGCATCTGCGTAGATCGACGTCTCGCAAGACTTCTCAATGCGCTTAGCGCCCGGCGTCGCACCGGGGATAATGTACCACCAGATCTTGCCGCGGAGTTTCAAGGAGCCGTCGCCTTTTCTGGCACGTCCCGTACGCTTCGTCGGCTTCGATGGGCGTCCACTATTTGGCGGTTGAATCTTCATGTTGGGCTCACCGGACAGTCTATCAAAGTGGCCAATAGTGGACAGTCGGAAGATCCAAGTAACAGAAAACATTCATATTTTTCTCTTTCACACTTGCTAATATATCTAATTTTTGATATCACTAGAGCGTACGCATACGGTCTAGCTTGTGAAATGACGGGCTATTGCGGTTGTTTTCGGTCCTCGATAGACGACATTGCCCGGATAGTGGACAGTTTGTGGACAATCCAGAAGGGAGACGTTGCGATGAGTAGAACCCGAAATAACTACACGCCCCATAGTTGGCCAGCGACACGAGAAGATACCGCCGAACTGAGCGATGGCTATCTTCTAACGACCTCAGAGGTTAAGGCATTCTTCGGGATCACTCCTGAAGCTCTTCAGGGGTTCTGCCGCTCGCAAGAGGGCTTGCAGCCAGTCTTTATCTACGACCCAAACAATGAGGATTCCCGGCCAAAGATCCGGTATTGCGTAGCGGACATACGCGAGTTCTGTAAGACGGATAAATTCGTGACGTGGTGGGCTGAAGAGGTTGCCAGAAAAGAAAAGGCGGCAGACGATTGGCGGTTGGCAATAGATGAAGCCTTTCGCTCTTACGATATGCCTCATTGGCTTGATCGCCAGATGAGGTCGGCTGCCAAGAGTGCCATAGAGAAGGTGATCATTGAGCGCATGTCTGTCCAGATGGCCGACATGTGGACGGCCGATTACGTTAAAGATAGACTGCAAAAAATTACACCGAGCGCATTGGCCGCGGCTGAAGCTGAATCGGCTAAAGTTCTCGGCGCGCACATGCGCGAAATATTCTCTGATCCTCAGGTCCATTCGGAGATCAAGAATCAGGGGATATCCAAGCTTTTAGAGCGGGTACTTGATCACCGTGCCGCGCAGGTCATCGTATCTGAGGTTGACACGAAACTCGTGGCGGCTGCCATTGCCGGCGTCCGCGTGGAACTCGCTCGCGCCGTTGACGCGCTTATCGCGGCGGAAGGGGAGGGGGTCTAGATGGCTGGCGAATTGGAAGTTAGGGTGCGTCCGTTCTACTGCGGATCTCAAGGCGCGGACTGGCAGGTTTCCAACTGCGACAACTGCCAGAAGCGCGGCCATTACACCAATGGGAAGACTGATTGGGTGTGGCAATGCGACATTCAGCAGGCCGTTGACTTTGCCTACGTCTCAGATGGCAAGGTGTCTGCGCCGATTGCCGCGCGCATGGGATTCGAAAAGGACCGCTACGGCTGGCGCTGTAACGAACTCATCCCGGTGATGCCGATCGCTGAGTACTTCGCCAGCATCGCGCCGCCAAAGACGAAACTCGCGCCGTTGCGCCTCCGGCTGGGGCGCTCGCTTCGCGCCGCATGGATCTTTTGGATCAAGCCGTGGGATCGCGAGGATCACGACTGCTACGAGGGGCTGCGTTCGCCTTGGCTGGCGTGGAGCGTTGCGTGGGGCATCCACGATGATGACCAAGTTATGGATGGACGCCAATGACCCCCGCCGTACGCTCCTTCGAGTGCGACCTCAGGAACTGAGACGGCCCCGAGTCCATGGCATCCACGATCTACGCCACCACGACTTAGCAAATTACACAGGAGAGAAGGCATAATGGCAGACCAAAAAGAGAAGGCATCACAAACTGCGGACGTCGTCGGCGTAATGGCCGAATGCAACCGCGGCAACTTTCTGATCGAGTGCGGCAGGCAGTTGCAGGAATTGACTGACGGAATCATTCGCACCGGCAAGAAGGGCAAACTCACAATCACCCTCGAACTCATACCGGCTGGCATCTGCGACGGCAGAATCAACCAATTTGAGATCACCCCGATGGTGACCATCAAGGAGCCGCAACCGTCGCAGGGTTCCAGCATTTTCTTCGTGTCGGAAGACAACCATCTGACGCGCGACGACCCCAATCAAGAGCAACTCGATTTCGAGAAGGAGAAAGAAACTAATGGCAGACGATAAGAACGCGGCTTTTTTGACTGAGGCGGTATCCCTCGGCCAAAAGCTGGGAAAGCCCATCACTGACGCTACGGAGATCCCGTTCGCGATTGTGCCCAACGATTCCAGGATGGTTTCGTTGCTGAATGAGAAGTATCCCTACGGGCTCCCGAAGCGCAAGCCGGAGCACATCAAAGCGGCAGTGGGGCTGACGGATGCGGACAGCTTCTGCAAGTACATCAAGTTGTACCAGGACAGCCGGACCCGAGTCTTCGCCGATCCGAAGGCAATGAGTTTTCGCGCCGTGCTGGACTACCACTGCGCAAACGACGCGCCGAAGGCACTCCCCGCTGCAGAACCGGAAACCGCAGGGGCTACTTGGGTCACCTCTGAGGCGACCTACACGGTAGCGGGCGCAGAGTTTCTTGACCATCAGGCTACGCTTATCTTGCGCACATCAGAACAGTGGAACCTCTGGATGGCAAAGAACGAGAAGGAGATTCAGCAAGCAGAGTTTGCCGAATTTATCGAGGATAATTTCAGGGACATTTCTACCCCCTCGCCAGCCACAATGCTGGAGGTTGCGCGTGACCTGACCGCAACCGTTGAAATGAACTTTGCCTCCAAGGTAACGCCGAAGAGTGGCGCTGTTAAGTTCGCTTACCAGGAGGTCGTCACGGCTGGCGTTGGGCAAGCTGGCGACATGGAGATACCGGATGCGTTCACGATCCTCATTCCGGTGTTCTTCGGCGAGAAGCCGGTGTCAATTGAGGCTCGCCTTCGGTTTCGCGTGAATGGCGGAAAGTTGCGCTTCATCTACAAGCTGTATCGTCCCGCAGAATTGCTCTCGGATGCGTTCAAGTTGGCGGCATCGGCCATCGGCGAGAATCTCGGGCTGGATGTTCTCTTGGGGTCCATCTAAGACGGAAGGCAAGGACAGGGCCGGGACAACTCGGCTCTTGTTTAATAGTTTTGGAGCTGTAAACCTGAGGATCTTGAATGCGACGAGCAGCGCGAGTAGACGACAACCATCCAGATATCGTGACGGCCTTCGAGGCGTTGGGATGCACAGTGCTATCACTGGCCGCAATGGGCAAAGGATGTCCGGATCTTTTGATCGGTTGCGACCTCAGCAACTATCTCGTTGAGGTCAAGAACCCTAATCAAGATCCATGCAAGCGAAAGCTTACGCCGGACGAAATGAAGTTTCAGAAGATGTGGCGCGGGCAATGGAGTTTGATTGAGAACGTGCAGGACGTCCCATCGTTCGTTAAGGCATGGAGGAGAGACAAATGACCGTCCAAATCAAGGTCCGCGGCGAGAACGGTAAGTACCAAAGCGCATGCGCGGGCGACTTCGCAGCAGCCGCAATCCGCAAGGTGATCGCCGAGTGGGGCTGGGAGTTTCTCATCATGTGGGTCGGCAAGGTCTGCCTCCAGTTGGCGGAGGCCGAGTCGAGTAACCACGCCAAGGCCGATGTTTGGTTTGAGCGGTACCGCGCGATCAGGGGGATTAAGTAGTGACGACAGAAGCAACAAACGAACGCCTAGCGCTGTACCTGAAGTTCCTCCGATCTAAGGCCGTGACGGCCGTCGACCGAGGATTAGTGGGTGACTTCGAACTGAACCCACGGCTATTCCCCCACCAGCGCGATATCGCAGCGTGGGCGATCCGGGGCGGTAACCGGGCGATCTTCGCGGCTTTCGGACTCGGCAAGAGTCTGATCCAGATCCAGATTCAGCATGTCATTCTGGGGGCTAACCCTGGTGGCTCCGGACTGATCGTTTGCCCTCTCGGGGTCAAAGCTGAATTCGTCCGTGACGCGCGGGAGTTCTTCGGCATCGATTACGTCTACGTTCGCACCGATCAGGAATGGGCCGAATTCTACGCGCAAGGCCATCGCTATTTCCTGACGAATTACGAGCGGGTCCGTGACGGGCAGCTTGACCCCAACCTATTCACGGTCGTTTCCTTGGACGAAGCTTCGATCCTCAGATCGTTCGGCTCCAAAACCTATCAGACATTCCTAACTCTATTTGACAAGGTACAGTTCAAGTTCGTTGCCACTGCAACGCCGTCGCCTAATCGTTTCAAGGAACTGATTCACTACGCGGCTTTTCTGGGAGTAATGGATAGCGGCCAAGCGCTCACGAGGTTTTTCAAACGCGACTCTGAGGAAGCCGGGAACCTACAGCTTCATCCGCACAAGGCGCGCGAGTTCTACCTATGGCTGAACACTTGGGCCGTATTCCTTAACAAGCCATCGGAGCTTGGCCATAGCGACGCGGGATATGATCTCCAGCCGCTCAAGATCATTCGACACCGTATACCTGTCGACCATTCGACGGCGGGTTACGATTCATGGGGACAAGGGAAGCTGATCCGCGATGCGGCGTTGAGTCTGCCGGATGCGTGCAGGGAGAAAAGAGACAGCCTGCAGGATCGTGTTGCCGTCGCGCGGAAGATCATCGAAGACGGCGGGCCAGATCGTAATTGGCTGGTATGGCATGACCTCGAAGCCGAGCGCGAGGCGCTAGACAAGGCCATACCGGAAATCGTAAGCATCTGGGGATCGCAAGATCTTGAAATCCGCGAGAAACGAGTGAAGGATTTCTCTGAAGGCAGGATTCGGATCTTCGGCACGAAACCCCGATTGTCTGGAAGTGGGTGCAACCTACAAAGGCATTGCTATTCGGCAATCTTCTTAGGAATCGGCTGGAAGTTCAACGATTTCTATCAAGCCATCGCGAGAATACAACGCTTCCTCCAGACTCACGAAGTTGAGATCCACCTCATCTACACGGAGTCTGAAGACAGTATCCACGATGACCTAATGCGGAAGTGGGAACAAGACATTGTTCTCCGCGCCAAGATGGCAGGCGTCCTAGCTGAGTTCGGGCTAAACCCCGGCGGCGCGGTAGAGGAGATGTGCCGACAGATTAGTCTTGAGCGGCGCGCGGAGACTGGCGACCTCTTCACTGCGGTCAATCGCGACAACGTTTTCGAATGCTTTGATTTGCCTGATAACTCGGTTGATCTAATCGTAACTTCGGTGCCGTTTTCCGACCATTACGAATACACGGAACTGTACAACGACTTCGGCCATAACGACGGCGATGAGGGGTTCTTCACGCAGATGGAATTCCTGACGCCTGAACTTCTCCGGATCCTGCAGCCGGGCCGGATGTGTTGCGTTCACGCGAAAGACCGCTTGGTTTACGGGTCGGTCAGTGGCGACGGTATGTATACCGTCAACGAATTCAGCGATAAGTGCGTCGCCGCCTTCAAGAAGCACGGCTTCCGTTATTGCGGGCGCATATCGATCGACACCGATGTGGTGCGCGAAAACGGGCAAACCTATCGCCTTGGATGGACCGAGAACTCCAAGGACGGAACCAAGATGGGCGTCGGCTCTCCGGAATACGTTCTGCTATTCCGCAAGCTGCCGACCGACACAAAGAACGCCTACGCCGATATTCCAGTAGTGAAGTCGAAGGACGACTACACTAGGTCACGCTGGCAGTTCGATGCCTCAAGCTTCTGGCGTAGCCGTGGTGACCGGTTCCTCTCTCCGGAAGAAATCCAGGAGATGACTTCTGAGTCGCTGGCTAAGCTCTGGAAATCGTACTCTGCATCGCACGTATACGACTACGAGCAGCATGTCGGCGTCGCTCAATCCCTCGAGGACAAGGGCCTCTTGCCTGCGAGTTTCATGCTTCTGCCGCCTGTCGTCAAATCGCCATGGATGTGGGATGACGTGATGCGGGCACGGACGCTCAATATGGAGCAGTCTAGAAAGCGGCAGGAGTTCCATGTCTGCCCTCTGCAGCTAGATATCATCGACCGGCTGATTGGCCGATACTCCAACCCTGGAGACTTAGTGTTGGACCCCTTCGCGGGCATTGGCTCCGTTCCCTACCGAGCGATTCTCAAAGGCCGCCGCGGTTACGGAATCGAACTTAGCCCGCAGTACTGGAAAGATGGCGTGGCTTACTGCAAAGCCGCCGAACAGAAGGTGAGTATGCCGACGCTATTTGACCTGATTGCTACCGAAGAGGAGCCAGCAGCATGACCCGTTCCATAGCCAGCAATCCATCCCCCGGCGACATCCTCGAACTGCGCCCGAAGCCCGGAGTCTACCAGCGAACCGTGGTTGCCGTCGATGCGCAGTCCGTCCGCTATCGCACCTCGATCAACGGTACGGACTTCGGCCACACGACGGTGTCACTGGACGAATGGCGGCGCGAGTTGGGCGGCGAGGTAGCGCCGGTTGGGCAGGCGAGTTTGTTTGGGGAGGCGACCCGCTGATGGTTCCAGCGGACAAACTTCGCGTCGTTCCGTGCACGTTGCGCAAGGCAAATGACTTCGTGGAGATCTTCCATCGTCATAACCTGCGCACGTCGCGAGACGGTGGAAAGTTTGCAATCGCTGTTGCGCTCGGTCCGCAGATAGTAGGTGTTGCCATCGTCGGCAATCCTCTTTCAGCGACGTTAATGGATGGCTTTACGGCTGAAGTTCTCCGCGCCTGTGTTCTACCCGAAGCGCCACGGAATTGCAATTCCCTTCTCTATGGAGCTTGCCGTCGTATCTGGTTCGAGATGGGCGGCCGGAAGATTCTAACTTACACGCTCACTGAAGAGTCCGGCGCAAGTTTACGAGGAGCGGGGTGGGCACTCGCGGCAACGGTCAAGGGCCACAATGCCGCCAATTGGGGCAAGCAGGATGATTTGCTTCGTAGAGAACAGGCGATTTACAAACAAGACAAGCGCCGATGGGAAGCAATTAACCAGACCGCCACAGGCATGCCGGTTACATGGCCGGAAAAGGTAGCGAGTATTCGGGAGGGGTCAATGTTTGAGAGGGAGGAAACAGTCGCATGACGCGCGGATCACAGGTGCGCCTAAATGAAGACGCGATTGACAAAGGAGTAGACATCTTTAACCAAAAGCAGATTGGCACGGTTCTTTCTGTCTGTGCACATACCGCGTTCGTTAGATGGGCTAACGGCAGGACAGCAGACTATGGCCAGTGCTGGCTAAGGGTTGAGCCCGGTAAGACCGACCTGCCCGAGGTGAAGCCGAGGTTCGACCCGAAGCTGAGTTCGAGGTGGAAACGATGAGCCGCGAGGTTTGGTTAATGGTCGTGATGCCGACTGCCGGGCTTGTTTTGTTCTGCCTCTGCGGAATGTTTTCTTCATGGCATTCGCGGGTGAATGAGAAATTCCAGATATACGAAGTAACCCTCAAAGATGGCAGTAAGGCTCGCGCGAAAGCGCTGGAAAACTATCAGATCACACGAGCGGGAGCGCTTTGTTTCAGCGACAGATCAAAGCTCTACTTCTTCACTGGCGATGAATCGAGACTGTCACAATGCTTCGCGCCGGGTGAGTGGGTGAAGGTAGAGGTGCTCAAGCCATGAATATCAAAGATCAAAACGAAGGCCTAGCCCGCATCGCCATGAACGACGCCACACTCTACGCACTCGCCCACATGCTCTATCAGCGCTCCCTCGAATACGCGGCTGATGTTCTTGAGGGCGATGTCACCGACCTACGCGCGGCGAACGCAACCCTCCAGCACGACATCCTCAGCATGCTGGGCAGCTTTGAGCAGGTGCGCAGTCTCCAACTTCAACGGCTGACGGCGGAGGTTGTGAAGTTGAGGATGCGGGAGTCGATTTCGATGGTGATTCCGAAGGAGGGCACGAATGGGCTTTGAATTAAACCCCCTAGACGATGAGCAGCCGACCCGCGAAGAGTGGGAGGATTTCGAGAGTCGCGGTTGCTGGAATTGCGGCGGCAGAGGCTGGATGGTCACATGTATCGATGATCTTTGTCACGGTCAAGATGAGTGCATTCACGGAGACCCGCCAACGCCGTGTCGGGTGTGCAATAAGGACGGCAAAAATGAGGACAGTTATCTATGACGCCTTTAGAATTGGCGCGACATCACTGGAATGAAGCGCAGAATAACTTGTCTGATATTCAGGTTAGACTCATCGCGTTAACTGGCGAACAGTGCGGGACATCCGATAACCTAAACGTCCTTCAATGGCGGTTGGCTAACTATGAGGATTGCCTGCACGAAGGTAAACGCGCATTGGCCGAGCGTGATGCCGAGATAGCCAAACTCCGCGCGATCCTCGCTCGCTCCGTCGAATGGTGGTTACGCGAAGGTATGCATCAATTCAGTGGTGCTCCGGAGTGGCTATTTGCCGCGCGGAACTTGGAGGAGAAATGAACCTCTATACATGGGGCGATCATCACACCTTCCTTGCGGCGGCACACGCTGAGTCCGTCGCCGCTGCACGCGAACAACTACTCGCCGAGATTGGCACAACCGATGGCAGTTGCCAAACAAGAGAGAGGGCGATCCGTATCATCACCAAGCAAAACCCGTCGATCTATCGCGGTGGTCACTGCGTATTCGCTTTCGATGAAGGAGAGGGGGCGCATTTCTCATGAGAACGCCTCAATACTGGCTCGCTGAACTTGATCAGTACGATAACCCGACGCTGATCGACGGCTCCCACGATAGTGCGGAGGGCGCGAACAAGGCCGCATACCTTATTCAGGCGATGGCGCTTGGCAAGCCGAATAGAAGATTCGCGGTTGCAAAGGTCGAGCTTTCCGAATGCGTGCCCAGCGATAAGGGCGTGAACATGAAGGCCGTCGCCGCGATCAATAGGATGCGAAGGGGTCCGCAATGACAAAAGAACGCATAGCGCAACTCAAGCTATTAGGGCAGGACTGTATTGCCGAGGGATTCGGTAAAGCCGTACTTGAACTGATCGAGGAGATCGATCGGCTAAAGGTCAGTGATTCTGCCGACGTGGAACAGTGGACAAAAACCGTGGTACGTCAAACTGCGGAAACGTGCGCGGACATAGCCTACTGGTATGACAGAGGAGGTAAGCCAGAGCGTGGCATCAGGACACACTTCGCTCTGGCTGGGTTTCATTTTGGCAAGGACAAAGAAGACCCTTGTTTGCTGGACTGGCTTTCCTTTGGCGCGCGTAAGTCATCGGATGTAAGTTCGGGCCTATTGCCCTGTCCCAAATGTGGCGAGGGCGTAACCTACACATTCCGAACGCAAGGTAACACATTCCGAACGCAAGGTAATCCTTGGTATGTGTCGTGCGGCGTTTGCGGGACATACATCCAGGAATACAAGCGGTGAACGACATATGAGCAAATCCTGGCTAGTCTGTATCGCCGGAACGAGAGATGAGGCGCTGACAGCCCCCGGAACCCACGTCGGGCTCCCTGGCGGTCGGAAGTTCGAGATTATCGACATCCCGTTCATCACGGGTAACGAATACGACCAATCTAAGTTCGTCTACTGGGATACGGCGCTGAGACTTCTGGACAAATACCCCGAGCAATGGCAGATCGTCACTGATGCGGAGATTGCCGCGCTCGAACGAATGATGGAGGCCAAGTGAGCAAGCCAACGCTTGATCGAATGGCGACGCCGGTGACGGTAACGCTGGAGTCCGGCGATTGGGATGTGATCCAAGGATTCGTGACGGGCGAATGGTCGAAGGTTCGACTGGACAAGGACCGCGCTCCTTACACGGAGAACCTTGGGAAGATCCGGCGCGCGATATCCGAGGCGCAAGAGCGGCAGGAAGGACGGAAGGCATGATCACCCGCAACAAACAAACCACCCCCGGTGGCACGAGCGCGTACATTCAGGCGGCAGAGGTTCCGCAGTCCCGCGCGGTGGGGTATGACATCTCGGACTGGCAAGAACTCAATGAATTGTGCAAGCGAGCGGTTGACACGCCGAGAGCACTCCTGAGCCGCGAACGTATCGCGGAGATACTGGCGCAACCGGAAGAGCGAAGCAGGTTCAGTCACCCGGCGAAGTTACGGAAGGCACAGGCGGAGGCAAGGAACAAATGAAGACACAAGACATCTGCCGAGTTGAAGTGGAATGGATGGAGCAGTTCGGCAACAATCCACAACTGCAATTCGTCCTCAAGCGTGACCGCGTGCTTACTCCTTCATCAGAGTTTAGGTGGAACCAAAACGGCAACCTATTCTATGCCGTAAAGGATGGCGAGGTCCGATATCTATACCACAACCGAAACGACCACAATGGCTTCGGATTCGCCAAGTTCGAACTCCACATGGCCGACGATTGGGACGCATCGCAATGGAAAGACTGCGCACGCCATGAGCGCGACTTCGGCTCCAGAACTAACCGGGACGTCTGTTGCGTCCTCAATGGTCGGGTGCTTACATTAACAGGACCGTGGAGTAGCGGGGCTTCCGCGGTATCTGCCCAGATCGGGCCAATCGTTAGCACCTCGACACTCGAAGGGCCGTCTCGAGTGACCGTCTGTAACCCTAACTGGTATCACCGGCAGAAGCGCAAGGGCCGTGCTTATCAAGGTACAGCCTTCGCAACTAACCACACTCTGGAGTTCGTCCAATCGGCGATCGACGTCCATGCGCCGCATCTTGAGATGTACGAGGGCGACTACGGCTGGTACCCCGTGCGAAAGGGAGATCCTCCCAAGAACCCGCGCAAGGGGCGCACCCGCGTGTTTGATCCAAGCCTTAGCGACGAACAATCGATGGCGGTGGAATGCTAATGACAGACCAAGAGAAACTCCTGTCGATCATGCCGCCGCTGGCAAGACTCAATGCGTGGGCGCGTCTCGAGTATAAGGACCAACTCGACATGCACGAGATGCCGAGTCGGATATACGCATGGAAAAAGATGGCCATTGGCGCAGCGATGAAACTGGGCATGGCGACTCAGCGCATTATCGGTGTCGAGCGTTCGTGTAAGGCCTGCAAGGGAACTGGCGAATACAAATGGGTAGATTGGAACGACGAAGACCACGTTGACTATCAGGACTGCCGCCGATGCGGAGCCACTGGTAAGGTCATTCTGCGGTTCGTCGAATCGACTATCGCGGGACAGTATCGCTTCCATACTCCCCGGCCGCGCTGGGATCTTGGCGTCTTCACCCCGGAGGATTTCGAAGCAGTCCAGCCGGGCGGTACCGACTGGGAGCCCGAGCAACCCGGCGCACCGCTTGAGCGACTAGAGTTCATCCGCCTGATCAATCAGGTTGAAGCGATCATCCCCGTGCCGGAGCCACGCTTCGGAAGTTCCACCGAATACAGCCTGCACCTCGGCGAGCTTCCCGGCTGCTGGATATGCGGATCAATTAACTGCCGTTACTCGTGGGACCTCTACAGAATGCAGATTGGCTTGCGCTGGAAGGCGGGGCTCTGCGAAGCCTGCGAGCAAACCGATACGTGGGCCTTCGTCGAGCCGACTTGGCCGGTGAGTCTTCACGCGATCCGCAATGAGCGCGATAGCTTCCCGAGATGGCATGACCGTCCACCGCTGCCGCCGATGGCCAATGATCCCGCCGTCCTCGAATGGCTGGCGCGCCGGCAGATTTACCCCGGCTGCTACCCGCCCGGCGACTACGCATACACCGCCAGCGGTGACTTCGTGCGCGTCAAGTCGGCTACTGCAACTGACGCTGTAGTTGGGGTGGTTGACCGCCATGGATGGACTGGCACGTGGGATGGGCGACCAGTGCGCGAGTACATCGGCTGGCTGAATGAGGCCGTGCTTACTTTGCCGCAATCGAGTTTGCGCGGGACTGCGCGCAATCCGTATGTTACGGAGTTCGATTGGTCGGAGGTATGCGCATGACCCTAGACCAGTTCCAGTCAATCGTGCTCAGCCTCAGCAACCAGTATTTGGTGCGCTGGTACTCATGGCTGAATCACCCGAAGGAGCCGCGAGTTATGGCTATACAGTTTGCCAACATGCCGATGACGGCGATGCGGGAGCAGTTGGAAGGCATGGGTTTTACGTGGGACAAGGCGTGGCAGGTTTGGACGATTGTGCGGACGGACGACAGGTACCGGTCCTGCACTGCATGTGGCGGCGTCATCGGCGTGATCGCTGGCGCTGATCATCTCTCTGATCCGGGACTCTGTAGAGGATGTGTAGCGAAATCCTGCGACCCCGACGTCGAAGAGAAACCAAATGACGGTCGCGACGGTATGCCGCTGCGCGCGGAAGTAGAAGACGGTCGGCTGGTGATCTCCATCGGCGTAGAGACGCTAGCCTTTGCGTTCGAGCACGGCGAAGGCAACAACCCGTTCGATGAAGCGGCTAACGATTTCAAGCGAGAGGCTACAATCGCCGATCCGCTTGAGTTCGCCAAGGATGTCTGCCGCGCGATGAACGATGAGGGCGAAGACGGCAGCACGCCACTGACGCGCTTTCTCGACTCCATGATGAACGAGGCCGTTGAGCAAGGATCGCTGGGGGTTGCTGATCCGGATGACCCGGCGACGGAAGGTGATAACTAATGCCCGTACAATTGCCAGTCGCCATCCTTCGCCAGTATTGCAACCCATTTCTTGGCGACCCATGGGGATGCGGGCGCATCGATCCTGAAACTGTTCGACTGGCCGTAGTTGCCAGACAATTTAGAGACACTCCTGCTGTACGCGCCGATGAAGCCGGAATTCCGATTTTCCGTCCGCTGAGATCATATGAGGCGCACTTGCGACGTATCGCTTACTTTGTGGTCCATGGATGGAATGACGCCATTGAAGTGGACATTGGAATCCCCTCACTCCGATGCCATGTCGATTGGATTGTGCAGGATGGTAATCACAGGCTGGCGGCTGCGATCATTCGCGGGGACGAGTTCATTCTGGCGAGTGTTGGCGGGTGCCTTGATACGGCGCTCCAAATGTTCGGTGTTGATTGCGCCGAGACGGCGTTTATGGAGACCACCTAATGCCCTGCCGAGTTCTCAACATGCTAGGCGCTACCGCGATCATCTGCGGAACCCCCGCGCCCAAGCAATGTGCCTTCTGCACCGCGCGCTCGACCAAGCTCTGCGACTGGCCCGTCGAACGTCAGAAGCAGGTGCCGGCCAAGAGCCTGAAGGCCGACGACCGTATCTTCCCGTTCTCCAGCGGCAGGGAGGCGCGGACGCTGATATCGGTCGAGCGCCGGGACGAGTGGGTGGTGGTGACCTGGATCTGGAACGGCATCGAGGCCCAGCCGCTACGAATCGGCGTGGAGGGCAATGCGCGGCTGGCGGTCAAGGGAACCTGCGACCAGCCTTGCTGCGATGCGCACCATCGGAGCGTTGGCGAGGATGTGGACTATTGCATGGAGCATTGGAAAGTTGAGGAGATAGCGTGAGAGTCGGAACTAAGAGTGTTTTATATGGAGCGCATTGTTTCTTTCTGCATCCGTGGTTTGTTGCCCTTGCATGGTGGAAGTTATTCGGCTTTCCTTGGAGCCCTATTCTTTGGGTCTCGTTCTTCGTTCACGATCTTGGATATTTCGGTAAAACCAACATGGACGGGCCGGAAGGCGAGGAACATCCGAAGTTAGGCGGCCAAATAATGACCACGCTATTTGACGAGGAACCCACTATCATCTGGCAGGATGGTCCACTCCGTAAAAATACTAAGGATTACGTTTGGGTTGATGGTGAGGCGTACGGCAAGTGGGGACAGTTCTCTTTACTTCATTCCCGCTATTACGCCAAGGCTCTAGGCCTGCCATTCTCTCGACTGTGCGTTGCGGATAAGCTTTCGTTTCCTCTGACGCCACGATGGCTTTACTTGCCCGCCGTCTGTGCGACTGGCGAGATTCGCGAGTACCTGAATATGGCCAAGAATGCCGACACCAAAGCCGGACATTGGAAGGCCGCTGATTACTCGCAAGATCTGAAACTCTGGCACTCCGAGTTATGCGCCTACATGACTAAGTGGGTGGCCGAGCATCGGGACATGAAGCCTGACACATGGACTTCGACCGACAGACACGCACGCTCGGATAGTGGAGTATGGCAATGAGCCAACCTACCCCCGTGCGCATCCAGCGAAAGCGAACCGCCGGATTCAACATGCAGGCTGCGAGCATGGCCGTCAACGGGCTACCGTGCATCAGCGTCGCGCGACCCGGGCGCTGGGGCAACCCGTACAGCGTGGCAATCTTCGGGCGCGAACTGGCGCTGAGGTTGTTCCGCAATAGCGTGGAGGGTATCTGGAATGGAGACTGCGTGCAAGGACTGTCGCTTAGGCTAACAGCCTACGATGCGCACCATAACTTTCGTAAGCGACTTGGCGCGCACCCGCTCGAACTCATCCATGGCGAACTCGGGGGCCACAATCTCGCGTGCTTCTGTTCGCTATCGGAGGCCTGCCATGCGGATGTTCTGCTGGAGATATTGAGGGGCGTTAACCATGACTGAGTTGTGTTTTTGGGACCCCACTAGGGATCGTCCAGCGCAAGGCATTCCTGACCGTAACGCGCTGGGTGGATACCGGGATTATACGGGCTGTTCGTCCGAGGCTGTTCTGTGTGTTGGAAGCCGTGAAGTATGGCACCTCTGCGAATCCTGCGCGTCACTCCCTAGGTTCAAGAAGTTTCGAAAGAGGATGAGGCTGAGGATCCCAGATGTGAAGCAGGGTATTTAGAAGGAAAAGGGAGGCTAAGATGGCGCAGATTCATGACTACCCAAGCGCGTTTCCGTTCTTGACTCTAAGCCACATGCACAGCGATAAGTGCGTGGGCTTAGACGACTTCGGCAAACCGTCCTTCGTATGCAACCGAGAATTCAACGCCTGCACTACCTGCCAAGCGACCGGCGCGAGTGCGGCAGACATGGCGGAGTGCGTTAAGGTGCGGCGCGACAAGGCGAGGAAGGCGGGACGCGATGAGCGCAAATACAATACGAGCGGATGCTTCTGATGACAGCGAGCCTAATGCCAAGTAAGTCAGGTAACATCACGGTGCTTAAAATGCGCGCGACAAAGTTAGTCGGAATTGTTGCGGAGTTAGTGGGCGGGTGGGAGAATAGAGATAAGCGGGTCCCGTGGAAGGTGGTACTTCAACGAGACCCTAGCAGCAAGAACCTATGGAGGGTTCAGGATGCCTAAACCACATTTTACTTCATCTTCGCCAGATACGGAGCAACCGATTCTACCCTTCTCAGAACCTTGCGCCATATGCGGGGTTCCCGGTCGGTGGCTGTGCGATTACCGGATAGGGCTTCGCGCGATCCTCCAGGATGCTCCTGGACCCGTAATGGTCGGCGCTGTGGGAGTAGAAAGGCCCAAGGCGTTGGTCCGCGACTTCGAAGCACTAGAGGATTTTACGTGCGATGCCCCGATGTGCGACCCCCATTCCTTTATAGTCGGAGTGATATTTGACATCCCGGAACCGGGAGTCAACCCAATAGATCACTGCCTTATTCATCGAGAGATGGGTACATGGACTGAGGGATGCAAGGATCTTCTGACCGAAGAAGCCGCAGCGCGCCGTAGGGCCAAAGTCCGCGAGGAATTGGCAAAAGTAGTCGTCCGTAAGTCGGAGGACCAGGGCTGATGAAACGCGCCGGTATCTCAAAGCGCCTCCGGTTCGAGATCTTGCGCCGCGATGGGTTTCGGTGCCGTTACTGCGGTAGCGGGTCAGAGGAAGTCCGGCTGGAAATTGACCACGTTCATTCGATTGCGAATGGCGGCGCTGAGCTTGACCCCAACAACCTAATCACCGCGTGCTTTGATTGCAATCGCGGGAAGTCGGCCCGATCAGTTCATCTCTCGGAATTCTATAGCCAGGACTACCAAGATAATCTTGAGCGTGAATTTGACGAGCAGCACAGCGATGGCGATACAACACCTGACGAACTACCTCGCTGGATGCTGCCGCGTTTTCGCAAGATGCCGATATTCTCAGAGGGAGAATTAGCCAACGGATTCGCCACAACGCCACGCGCCTTTGATTATGGCCAGTTAGCCAGTGAGGTTTTCGAACAAATGCAAGCTTCATTTGGGGCCGAGCCAGGGGTTTCCTATGCCGCTGATTGACCCAGATGGCATGTACAACGGCGACCGGCTAGCCTGCTGCTCGACTGAGGCAAAATTGGCGTGGCCGTGGATCTACATGGCCGCCAACGGCTATGCTCGGTTCGAGATCAATTACTTGCGGATCGCCGCGAAGTGTTTCAGTAACTTTCATCCTTGCCCAGCGCGCGAGCAGGTGTTCTCCTGGATCGCCGAATACATCGGTGCCAACTTACTGTACGTGTGGCCAGTGGGGCGGCAATTATGGGGTGCTTGGGATACCTCATCTAGCCGCTTGCCCACCTTTAAGACCCGCAAAGACCAAGAAAGTCCAGCCCCAAAAGATGAGGACGTCATGGCCTGGAAAGTGGCCTATAGAACTGGAAACAAAGAATTTGCGAAGGACTTAGTAAGTATTTTCAAAGGATTTCTTCATAGTATAGGAGAAGAAGTTGTATTGGAGAGGTTTAAAAACATATCCCCATCCGAGCTACCTCAGCCAACTTCTGAGGTAATTCCTCCCAGCACCGAACCGGAGCCGAAACTCGAACTCGCCCCACAGGAGCCGCAAGCAACCAAGCGGTCAAAGCCAGTCCGAGATGCCGACCCTCCTGGATTCTCTGATTTCTGGGAAGAGCGCTGGAGGTCCGACGACCGCGCTGCGGCGGTCAAGGCTTTTCGGAAAAAAGCGGCGAGTGTTGCCAAACTAACCGCGATCATGGTGGCCGTTCGGAAACAGAAGCACTCAATGCTTCTCCGCGACAAAGACAAACGCCCATACATGAGCACTTGGCTGAACAAGGAGCGATTTGCTGATGAGGAAGAAATCCCGCAACTGCTTTTACCAGGGCAATGCCGCGAACCACCAGAGGAAAGACGTCGGGCAGAACTACTCGCGGGACTTCAAATTATCGACAGGATGAAAGGTAGGACAACTGATGGGCTGTGAAAAGTGCTTGCCCTTCGCGGGCTTGTGGATGCAAACGTCAGATGGTCTCCGGCGCTGCACTTGCAATTCCGGAAAGCGATTGACGGGGATTGATCAAGCGAGGATCGATGGCCACTCGGAACAGCCGAGGATCAGCAACGAAGCGGCAGCGGTTGCGGTAGAAATGCTCGCATCATTGCCATTCTTCCCGAAAGAAGGCGGCGCTCGACTTTTGATTGCGGAGGAAATCCGCTCCATGTGCCACGATTCCGAGCAGGCTCTCTGGCTTGCGCAGCGGATGGCACGGTTGTACTCGAAGTGGCCCAGTGTGCGCGACATGCGAGCGGTTTACTGCTCGAAGTACCGCCCGTTGGACGGGTTCGAACTGATCGGCAGCACCGAGGATTTCCCCGATGGTATTCCATCTGAGAAGCTTCTGGCGGCACCCGAGATGAAAGCCCTGCCACCCGGGCGAGAGGTATCTGTGGCTGATTCGCTCGAGGATACCGTTCTCGACTTGGCGCGCGCCAAGAGTCTGAACGCGGTCGGCATTCACAAGGTTCGCGATATCCCAGTGTTGCCGCCCGGCCAACGAATCACGCAGGCGGATATCGACGCAGCGATAGAAGTGAGCCGTCAGAAGGCCGGGCAGCGTGAACTTTCAGGAGGGACAAATGCCGAACAACGCGCCAACTAAAGGCTTCAACGTTAGCAACCGGGCGTGGTACAAGCGCCCGGATACGCAGACGCAGATCATGATCGGGCTCTACTATCCAGACGGTGGAACGGATGGAGAGTTCGCAATTCGCTGGGAAGTTGTAGGCAAGGAGCCTACTGCACGGATAGAAGTTTTCCAAGACTCTTGGCGCGTTTTCTTTGGCCTCGGAATGGAGCCATTGGCCGCGCTTGGGGAAACCAACCCGAGCCAGGATCAAGTGATCGCCCTGTTGGTCGGGATGGGATTTACCGATCTTACGGAATACTCGCGCGAACTCGACCCGCATGAGGCTCTGAGGCGCAAAGAGGAGGCGCGGTTCCTTCGGCAGCGCGCGGATGAACTAGACCCGCCAGGAGGGACAAATGCCGAGCAAGTTTAACTGGAAAACCTATGGCACCGGTCACTGTGAATGGCTCGTCGCCGGCGTACCCTGCGGGCGGCCGTTCGAGAAAAGCCACCCGCTGCACACGGTTTGCGTTGCTCACTGGGAAGCGCAGGAGCGGGAGAAGGCGCGGCTGGGCGATCAAAGGCGGCGTGCCCTCCGTGCCGAGCGCGCGGCGAAAGTGCAGGTGGGGGCGTGATCGAAGTTTACGGAGTCTGCGGTGCCTGCAAGGCTCAAGCGGCTATTTGCCTCTGTGATGGAATCCTGTCCGTTGTGGGGGAACCAAAGCGCACCTGCGACAAGCCTCTGTGCCGACACTGCACAAAACGGAAGGGGTTGATAACAGACAGCCTTTATCGTTGCTCGACGATCGATCTTTGCGCGGAGTGCGTGGCGGCGGGTAGAGCGTACATGGAAAGCGAGGTGAGCGCGTGACCTGCCAATGCGACTGGTGCAAGAAGAACCGCGGGCACAATGCCATTGTCGAGCGCGGTAACGTCGACGAACTCAAGGCGCTGATCGCCGAACTTCGCAACGACCTGTGTTCCGCTGAAGAGGACAACAACTACTACAGCGCGATCCATGACGGATCTTGGCCCAGCGCCAAAGAGCAGGGGATCGCGGTGATTGAGCACGTGCTGGAGCGCGAACGCGGGCTGGTGTTTTCGCGGTGGCGGAAGCCAGAGGTGGGCGCGTGAGCGTTCAGCGCAAGTTAACCGAGCAGATTCAGGTGATTGAGGCGTTCGGTGGCAGTCTAGAAAAAGCGAACTCCATTCGTGAGCGGGTTCGCATTGCCGATAGGCTATTAAACGCTCTCACTGAATGCGAAAAGTTAGTCGAGCAATGTGTCGTATCAGGGATGACAAGTAACGCGGAAGACTTACTTACTGAAACTCCCCATGTCGATGATCCGGAAGGACCATGAGGGTTTGGGTCTCCTGTACGAAGTCCACCTGCGAGGTTGAACTGGACGAGCGCGGCGTGATTGTGCAAGCGGCCCCAATCGTCAAGCGGTTTGTCGGCCAACCGTTTGGTAATCTGCGGGCTTGGATCGCGGGATGGGAGCCGATTGTTAAGAGATTGAGGGAGGTGAAGATATGAAAACAGAAGAAAAGCAGGCGGAATATTTCATTGAAGTGGCTGACAACGGTTGTCCCAAATGTGGCCACGACAGGACTTGGGATGTGCTCCGTGCCTCAGACAGCACGGCGGTTATGGGGCAGAGTTACGGCGATTCCGAGGATGCCCAGCGGATTGCCGACGAACTATCGGACGCCTTCGAGCGCGGAGAACAGAGTGTCAAGGCCGATCTTGACGACTGCTGGGTTGCCATTGTGAAGATCCACGCGCTGGTGAATCGGGCGGTTCAGCAGTTGGACACCGGTGAGATGCCAGACCAGTCAATGCTTGCGGACGCTCGGCAGATGGCAGGTAAGTTATACCCGCAACTTGAGCGGACGGAAGGCGATGCGCTGAAAGCAGCAACGGCGCGGGTATGCAGGATGGTGGAAGCGTGACCGACCGCGACCCAAGAATCGACCCGCAACCCGGCGACTGCGTTGACATGGCACCGCACATCAAGCCGAAAAAGTGGACGCGCCATGTGATGAAGGTCGAAGCCGGGCATGTGGCGTATTGGGGCTATTTCTTCGGCACCTACCTCAACCCAATGCTGGATACGCTGGACGAGTGGCGGGAAGCGACCAAGTTGCGGGAACAGGCAGGCAGCAAGGTGAGGATATGACGGAAAAGCTGATAATGACCGACAAGACGGGCGTGACTTTCACGGTGCCGCCAGAGTGCTTTTACCTTGGATATCGCGGGTCAATTGCCCACGGCATGTATGTTCCGCCGGAAAACATCGATAGCATTGACGATATCGACCTGATGGGTTTCTGCGTGGGCTCCGAGACGGACTACTTCGGGCTCGGCGAATGGGGCAGCCGCGGCACGAAAGAGTTCAAGGCTGGCCAGTACGACGTGGTGTTGTACGAAGCGCGGAAAGCGGTTTCGCTTCTCCTGCAAGGCAACCCCAATATCATGTCGATGCTCTGGCTTGAGCCCCGGCACCGCCTGATTGTCGAGCCGATCGCGGATCTTCTTTTTGCTAATCGCCAGTTTTTCGTCGGCAAGCACGTCTATAACGCCTTCGCCGGTTACGCACACCAGCAAATGGAAAAGATGGAGAGCCGCGACCCGGAGGAGTTGCGCGAGTATTTGGCTGTCACTGCCGAAATGAAGTTTCGCGGCATCCACCCGAACCATAAAGGCGAGGTTTTCCCGGCGCCCGATCGCGATACCGGCGAACTTCGTGATGCTGTCAATTGGGCACCGGATAAACTACTCGCCCGGCTCCGCAACTTCCAAAAGAAGGGCGAGAACATCGGCTACATGGGCGAGAAGCGCAAACAACTTGTACTCCGCCACTCGTATGACACGAAGAACGCTGCCCATTTGATTCGTTTACTCCGGATGTGCGTAGAGTTCATGAAGACCGGAGAAATGCACGTTTACCGGCAGGATGCCGCTGAACTACTGGAGATCAAAACCGGCAAGTGGAAACTGGAGGACGTGAAGCTTCTGGCGGATGACCTTTGGGCTCAGGCGCGCGCGGCGCGTGATGCGTCGACGTTGCCGGACGGCCCGAACCGAGAAGGAGCAGAGCGCGTGCTGGTGAGCATTATCCGCAGCGGGTTATCAGGGAAGGTCACCGCGTGATCCGCTTCAGCGACCTAACCGCCGGCGAACTCGCCCAACTTGCAGCGCCCCCCTTCGCGGGCTTCCGCGCGGCCCAGGTGCCGTCAGATTGGCGAATTCTTCTCGCACATCGTCCGGGTGCCCTCCGAAGCGATGGCGAGGCTGCCATGCCCAGCGGCAAGCGGATGGAGCGGAAGGGATGAAGGCATGACGACCAAGCCGCGGGATGACCCTTTCGCCTACGCGGTGCCAACGTTCGAGCACATCAACGAATACCGTAAGCGCAATGGGGCTGGAGCCGTATCCAACGAAGCAGCCACGGGTTGATTCGCGAATTCGCCACGCGTTTGAGATGATCGCTAAAGCTGACACGGTTGTGCTTCTGACCTGCGAGGAAGTCATGGACATCATCGGGCGCGCTTTCAACGGGGAGTTCGAAAGTTAAAGTTAAGGATGAGATATGAGACTGACGCGAGAAGATGCGCTGAGCCGGGCACACAAAGCCGCTGGGGTGATAGATTCAATCGCGGATGAATTGCTCGCGGTTCAGACGGAGACCGAGGAACGCGTCACCGAGAGATGCTGCGAACTTGTCCGAGAGTGGGGGCTTGCGGCTAACGTCGAGGCTGCAAAGCTCAAAGGCCTGCCGAATATGGAGGGCCTGCACTCGGAAGGCGAATCGTTCTTCAATATCGCCAATTTGATTCGCGACGTGCTTCTGGATGCGGTTCGCGGAAAGGACTATTGGAAGCCGCCGGGGGAGAGGCCGGACGGCGGCGAAGTTGAGCTTTAAGCCGTCGCCAGTTCCAGTTCCCGCCCAACCGGTCGCACGATCTCCACGACGCGATCCCAGTGCTTAGGGCACGCGCAGAAGCTATCGCAATCGAGCAGCGGAGCATCGCAAATGCGGCAGGTGAAACCGCCAGCCCAGGGAGTGTAGCGCTGGCCCATCACCTTGCGGCGTTCGTCGTTTATTTCGGTGCGCATCGTTGGGTCCCCTCCTAACATCAATATTATCAGCACTTCGGTAGCCTTTGCTTGATTTGGGCCTTACTGGACCCTCCGACCGTCATGCACTTTGGCCAATGCTGCGCGAAACAGCACATCGAAAGTGCCAGCGCCAGCCTTGTAGCAATCGCGCACGGCAGCGGTAGCCTGGTCGCCATCGGTGCCGAGGTTGCGCAGCGCGGATACGGTATCTGATTCAACCTGCGACAGCACCATGACTGCCGGGGTGTCCGCCATCCCGAAGAGCGCGAGAGCTTCTTGCTTGGTCGCGAACTGAACTCGGATCTTGGCCGGGCCGAAGCTGATTTCTACCGCGTAGCCGGTTTTCGTCGAGACGATTTTGGTTTCACCCTCCCGCTGTTGGGGTGTTTCGCCGTCTCGTTCCAGAGTCCAGATGGGGGCTTTGTTCATAATACCTTCCTTGAAATATTCGACGGACGGAATACTTCCCGCCCGCCGTTACCGCGGCAAGTGTTGCTACCGCGGGTTGGCTCACCCGAGAGGCCATCGACGGGCTGTAAAAGTGAGCCAGATACCTCGCCCTTCAGGCAAAAGTGGATTCAGGCAATATCAGGTTTGCCAGGAATTGGAATTTCGTCCCCGTGGGGCGTTTCTGGCCACAGCCGGTTGAATTCCTCGCAGGCTGCGCTGTAGTCGTCCTCGCTCCATGCCGTACGGCCACCCACGCGCATGGAGCGGTTACCGGCATCGGACGCTGCTGCGCGGGCCAGTGGCATCGTGAGTACGGGCGCTCTCATGATGTGTAGACCTCGCGGAACAGGTCCGGCATCCCCTCGGGCAGCATGTCCGCCGTCCATGGTTCGGTTTCAGCGTACACCTGCTCGCGGATGAAGTCGTACGCCATCTCGGGCGATACCAGATAACCGTGCGCATCCATGGACGCTTGAGCGGCTTCGATTGCCGCGCGGCGGATTGTAGCTTCGTATTGGTGGGCTACGGCAGGCATGTGGTTTGCTCTCCGATTGGCAACTGCGCGACCCATTCTTTAAACGCTATCGCATCTTCGCGCGACAGGACGAGACGGGCCGGCGGTTCGTCGCTTCCGCGTTTCGAGAAAAAATCGATGTAATGCAGTTCTGGCTGATCTCCCACGTTAGGCAGCATTACGTACTGCGCCTGCCCTAGTGACGAGTAACCGTTGCGTCCCTTCATCTCGGATTTGCCGATAATGGTGATTGTAGTGTTCATTGGTTTCCTTTTCTAAGCCTTACGCCTGCCAATTCCTCAATCTCTGTGATTTCATCTGCAAAAATGAAATAGGGATCGCCTTCAGAGGTTTTTAAGTGGTACCGAATCGTTCTCCCGTAGATGTCTGATTCGCCACTGAAAACGCCCTCTAGCTCGCCGTCCTCTTGTTCGTCCGGGTCACCATTTCCTTGGTTGATAGTCAGGTAGCTAACGCGCACCTGCTTACCAAAGAAGTTCTCTACCGTGATGCGGTTAAGGAAATCGAGCGATTGAAACGCGGTCCATTCGCCGATTACTTCGCCCGTCGCGACGCAGGTGACAAAGTGCTTTCCAGTGTTCATCGCGTTCGGTGTGCGCTTGTGGGTGTAGCCAGCCGCTAGTAAACGTTCGCTGATATTCATTTGCATTTCCTTTCCCGCCTAACTCTGCGCATTAAATCCTGCCGGTTGTGGCTGGTGAAGTGACGACACCAGAACGTTAGATTCCATTTGATTGGGATGCCGGTTAACTCGCCAATCTTCCGGCAGAGATCAACATCACGGCAGTAGCGCTTGAGTGTTGGCGTCACAAACCCGCCATCGGATGAGAAAGCGCCAACCGCTACCGCTTTACCGATCGCGTTACGGACAAAGAAACCCGCCAGTGGTTCGCCTGTCACTTTGTGGGTGAGTCGTTCAATTCGCAGCATTGTAATCTCCTCTAAACCTCAAATGCTCAAGGAATCGCGGTACTCGCCCGCGAAACCTTCAGCGCTTGCGGCTCAGCGGTCAGGTGAGTGTTGATATGATCGCTGCGACGTTAAGCCCGATCAAAAGCCCGATAAGGATGTAGCCCACGGGCGCGTACCAACGCGGGTTAGTCCTCATAGCTAGTTCGCCTCCGAGAGAATCGCATCCAAAAGAGAAACAGTGCAAACCGCGGCGGGTGCCGTGTACTTCGGAACGTAAACCGTCCGAGTCTCCACAACTGGCAATCCGGCCGCCGTCTCTAACAGAACTTCCATTGCCTGCGACTTGAGCCGATCGCCAGAACCGAACATAGCGGACTCGCCTTTGTCATCCTTCCGCGTTGAGCGCTTGTGGTCCGTGTACTCCGTGATGGCGTTCAAGAGGTTGTATGCGGTACCGCGCTGCTCGGGAAATTGGTTACGGTCGTTTGACTCGTAGCAGCGAAGGACATCCGACAGGATATTCTCGCGACGCGTTGACATTTTGGCTTCGTCCTTCTGGCCAGGGAACAGCCGATCAAGGACCGTCGTCATGGTGTCCTTCGTCATACGGCGCTTGGCTAACAGGTTCAGTTTTTCCTCAACGCTTTTAGTCTCTTCTCCGATCAAAGCTAGTGCTTCGTGCGCATTGTCCAAGCGCTTTTGAGCGTTGATAGTATGCCGGACGCGAAATTGCGCTGACGTCTTAGATTTCAGGGCAACATTCAACGTGTTCTGACACACCACGCGCGTTCCGGTCATGCGGTAAGAGTGGCTGAAGCTGCCGTTATGTGCAGTGGAAAACAAGAGAAACATTTCGATCTTGTCTCCCGAGGTTCCCACGTTGATACTCGTGTTCAGATTTGCCAACCCCCATACGACCTCGCCAAGTCCTAAGACGCCAGCGGTTTCGTAATGCGCTCCGTTTTGCGCTTCGAGCAAAGCATCAATCATCGTGAAACCTTGGGCATGGTCGATCACCGTGTAGTCCTTACCGACCGCTCCGAGGAAGTCTCCGGTATCAGGACGAAAAACGCCCCACGCATCTACGAGCTTTCCATCTTGGCTGAAAAGCTGTTCCTTGAAGGGCACGAAATTCAGTCCACCGTGGGCCTGAATCTGTTCCCATGTCTGAAAGGAACCTGTTACCGTTCCGAGTTTATGCCATGCTGCTTGGCGTCCGATGTAAGTATTGATGTTATGCATGTCGATTTTCTCTCTCTTTTTTGTCCGTGCTCGCTTGTGGTCGATGCCACTTGCTAAGCTGGGCTACTCGGGAAACGTCCGAGCTACGATAACTTGGCTTAGCTGACCAAGTAATCAACGGAGGTGCTGAAGTCATCCGCATCGGATAAGTCAGTCACGCCGCGCAATGCATCGATATCGACCGTGCGTGAAAGCCTGTCAGCATATCGGCGCGCGATACGGCTGATGAATCGCAGGGTGTCGTAAATCGCCAATGTTACCGCGCGATCCACTGCGGAAAACTTGATGTCTCTAACTTCGAAACTCTTTGCTGTGCTCATCTCGCTTGCTCCTTACATTCATAAGTCTAAAACAACATGGTGTTTATGTCAACAGTTATTTTGCATTTATTTTCTCGCACACATGCTTACGGGATTCAGCGCGCCTTAAGGTCATGATTCCGCAGGGGCAGCGCTCCTTGATGACAGGACGACCGCCGGCCTTAGTCTTGCGCTTGAAGCTATTTCGGCGCGCCCATTCTCGCTTCAGATCTTCATCGGGAACTGCGCTCAGGTCAATTGTTTTCTTCATGGTTCCAACCTACGACAGCATGGTGATGTTGTCAATTAACCCATTAATCCTATAGAATCAGTAGACTTCTCTATTTTTACGCTCAAGCACATGGCTACAGCCTCAAGCACATGGCTACAGCTTAGGACCGTTGTCAAACAGCCACACTAGGCTGTGGTAAATTTGACACACTAACATACAGATCACGATTGCCGCACACAAAGGACACGGTCGACGGGTACCAGGGGCCGCCCATTTTCGCCGGCACACTCTCTGCATTCAACTGCTTAGCGATCGCGCCGAACGATTGACCATCAACTCGAGCCTGCAGGATGCGGTGAGCCACGGCGAGTTCGGACTCGTTCAGCATCAGACGGCCGTCAGACTTGTCGAAGCCGTACGGTGCATGATTCCAAGCCAGTCCTGATGCCCGCTTGTGGCGCAACACTGCGGTAGTCCGATCACTGATCAGGCCGCGCTCAAGCTCAGCAATCGCACCCAGTACGACGGTAAAGAATCGGCCCATAGCGGTAGTGGTGTCAATGGTTTCCGCAAGGCTGATAAATGCCACACCGTGCGCTTCGAATAGCGTCATGAGGTCCAGAAGATCACGTACGCTACGCGTCAACCTGTCGAGCTTACAGACCGTCACGGAGGCTATCTGTCCAGCTTTCACCTTGGTGAGGAGAGAGAGGAAATGAGGTCTGTTCGTGTCCTTGCCCGATTCCTCATCTGAAAAGATTTCAAGCGTTACACCTCGCAGGGTAGCTGCGGACTCAAGCCGTGAGCGCTGGGCATCCAAGGATAGACCCTCGCTGGCCTGCTGGTGAGTGGAGACGCGTGCATAGCCAACGTGCAGAGCGCCTGATGTCTGTGTCTTGATCGGTAGTCGTCTCATACTTCGAACGGTACCACGACCGAGGTACTACAACACAACGTTAAACCACTGATTTACATGGGCTTAACGGTAACAAGACGCCCCCACCCTCGATTCAACCGAAAGTCTCACCGGGAAACCTGCGCCTGCGCTCTCACGAGAAATTATCATTCAACCCGAAAAGTGCCAGTTGGCAAATGTATAACGAATCCGTGGCGGAATGTGTGGCGATTTGGCCACAGGCTGAGGATCAGGAGTTCCGATGGTAAACGCGAGCGCCGTTCGTCTGGAGACTGGCGTTCTTGGCGCGCTCAGATGCGAGGTACCTGCGCCGCTCTCGCTGGCAATCCTTGCAGAGGTCGCCGGACTGTTTCACTGGCGTGAGGGTTATCGTCCGAAGGCAAATCGAGCAGTATGGTTGATCGAGAATCACAAACTTCAGATCTCCCGGATTTCGTGTGGTTAATTTACCACGTCGGCCTGCGGAAAAAGAAGAGACCGCGATGACACTGATATTATAAACCGTAAAATCTATTGTAGCGTTAACGTAAAGGCAAAATAGTTTTCGGTGGTCGATACCTAACGGAAGTCGCGTTACTTATACCGCAATATATTGTATATCGAAGTCCGAGTCATCTATATTTTGTGGTATGTGCCTATTGACATACTCGCTTAAGCAGTTGTCGTGCCAATTGGCTTTGTGATGTAAAGTGTGGTACTTTGGCCACAGGACGACGTGGTGTATCAGCACCGCGCCGTCCCAAGTCGATCTTTGAAGGAGACCGAGTGGCTAAGAGAAATCGTAACGCAATCCGAAAGTTGTCGCCGATGTTGCGGGCAATCAAGCCGGTCGATCCAGACCGGTTCTCATACGCGGTGGCGGTGTTCATGGCTGGCGCGAGTGGGCGCATGGTTGGCGTGAAGAAAGAAAAGCTTGGATCTTTTGAAATGGACGGGCAGACTTACGAGTTCACAGATAGCCCGCTGAATATGGGTGTTAGCGCCGTACTGTCGGAACTACAGCCGGAGCCGCGCGAATGGACAAGCCTGTCCTATCGGCTCCTGACGCTAACCCAGCTTGTCGGGCAAAACCCGAAGGCGCTATCCGCACATCTCCGAAACAACGCAGGTGACCCGTCGCTGTCGAAGGTCATCGTTCATGCCGCCGCTTCCGCCAAGTTGAGAACTGATGGGAAGTTCGACGTGCCGGACATCGTGAGGCGAATCGCCGAGATCATTCGACAGGTACCCGCATGACTGTTATTGCCAATCTGCGTCGACTTCGCTAAACTCCCAACCAATATGATCTTCGGCGACTACCCCTGCTGTAACGCGCCGCTCGCAATCGCAATGCCGGAGCGCCCGGGGTTCTTCCGCGAACTCTGCCCGGCGTGCGGGACCGCAGTCTGGCACAAGATGTCGCGCCTCGACCCGCAGTCTTGGACCGAGGTTGATTTCCTCAAGGAATACCGCGTCGACGAAGTCACTAATCAAGTAACCGAACTAACCCCCGCTCCTGAACTTTCTGAGACTCAGCAGCTGGTGCTGGAAGAAGAAATAATCAACAGACTCCTGTACGGAGATCCTTCATCCCCGGAGCCGGTGGGGATCTTGGCGGTCGTCTCAAAATGATGTTACGCCGCAACTTCCGAGCCCCCGAGTACGCCGTCGCCGATCTCTGTTCTTGCCCGTGCACAATGTCGACGTGCCCCTGGCGACCGTACTTCAGCGTGCTGGTCGCGGCGGGTTCGCAGTTCACCAACTTCTGGTTGTCGAGGTCATAATGCAGGGAAAAGTATTGGAATTCAGGTCAACCTACCGCGCGGCACTGAAAGAGATTCTGGCGTCAGGTTTCCAATTCAAGATTGCCGGGACGCTGGACGGATTCGTTGATCTGGCAGTCACGGAAAGTGACGGATCGCATCGTACCTACAACATTTCGAGCAGTGAAGCCCGGCAACTCGCCGATGCACTATTGTTCGTAGTGGAAGACATCGGAAAGAACTGTCTGTACGATCGGGACGCCCTGATAGTAAAAGACGGTCGTACAGTTCACCGTCCGAGTGGCCCCGCCAAAACCAGTTGAGCCGCCGCGAGGCAAGCCACAGCAAAACACAAAAGTCTTCCGCGCCAAGGCTCAGCGGGGTTGACGAAACCAGCGACGACGGCCAACACAACCGCAAAGACGAGCAAGATTAGGTGTATCATGCCGTTCACTGGGCAGTTTAGTGGCCAACTGTGTCAATTTAGCCACACTTGTAAATGCTATACAGCGTCGGAATTGCCGTAAACGTTGCATTTCTAGCGCCGAAATGGGTCAACTTGACTACACTGCGGTATTTTAACCACATTCCAGTTGACAAGCCCACCGATTGGGGCTAACGTGATATTGATAACTGTTAGTAGTGGTGTAGTTGCTGTCGATACCTGCGCTGGCATGCTTAGCATGTGCGCCGAAAGCCTTAGCGGGGTTTCCGTCATCACCTACAACTCCCTCCGCGGTGCCCTCCTTAAAACATACTGTGACAATTTCAGGCGAAGAACTCATTTCTGTGCTTGCCCGATTCGGAGACCACGTTCGTGTCAGGGAATATCCCGGCGATGAGCGCGCCATCCACCCGGTAGAGGCAATCTGCCTTGCGCAGCGAGGCGATTACGAAGGCGTCGTCGGCGGTCCCAAGCAGAAACTGAAGTATCTTCGCCCTCGCCAGTTGAGTCTCGCCCGCCGAGTTTATGCCCGCGGCCTTCGGCTTCGCCAGTCTGGCGATCACGACGGCGCGGTTATGCAGCCAAGCATTGACTGGCTCCGCTCGAACTACGGGCCGCCTGTCGTTTTCTCGTAAGGCAATGCGCTGGTTTTTTATCCTCGCCTGCGTAATGGCTTGGCTCTCCCGGGACGGTGTTCATTTGTGCCGTTAACTCGCGCGGAACTCGAATCGCGCCGATTGGCCGCCGCTTACCAGATCAGGACTGGTGTGCGGCAGTTTGATATTGCCCGCATGTACGGCGTGTCCCGCACAACTGCCAGCCGCTGGTGTCGGGCGCTAAAGACCTGCGGCGAGAAGGGTCTCCGCCGACGCATCGCGACGGGCCGTCCACCGCGACTCTCCGCCGACAAGCTAGCCGAAGTGGAGCGAATCATTTCCGCGAACCCGCACTGGAACTACAGGGAAGTCGGCGAATGGATCACGCGCAATTTCGAGGTCACATACCATAACGATCACATCGGTCGCATTGCGAAACGCCTTGGGTTCAAACGGCGCAGGCGAGGCCCCAAAAGGCCAGTGGAAACGTGAGCGCCGGTGCCCGGCATCTTGCGGAGTCCGCGAAGTGGATGGCATGGCGGGAAGACTTTGATGAAGCTGAGCCGGAGCGCTTACCAGAGCATCAACCTTCCGCGCTGGTCTTCTCCTTTGCTGACCACCTGACCGACGACGAATGCAAAGAACTATGGCTACTTCGTCAGCAACTGCCGCCGAGTTAACTGAGGAATGCTATCTTCTCCGCGAGCGTGCCGCAATTCTGGAGATGGACGCTGGCAAGCCTCGTGAGGTGGCGGAGTTCGAGGCGATCCGGCAGGTTCTCGGCGATTCGGCGTTGCATCGCGGCATCCGGACGTTCGCCGATTACGAGAGTAGGAGAAATCTATGAACGGGCCATTGGATCAATCATTTACCACCAGTGACGGCGTTACGTTGTCTCCATATTCCGAGACTATAACGGGCGGCAATATTGGCAATTACATCATTCCCTTTTCCGGCGGCTACCAAGTCAACGGCTACACCTACTGGCCGCCAACTGTGTCGAGTCCGACCGAGAAGGCCTTCGCCGCAGCCAAGCACCTGCTCGACAAGAAACTGATCGTCGCGAAGACCCCGCAAGAGTTCATTGCGATTGTTGAGGAACTCCGCTCGGTTCTCTAGTTCCTACGATGCACCTCACCCCGCGCGAAAGACAGATAGTGCGGGAGGTGGCGCTCGGTGCCGAGGACAAAGAAATTGCTTTCAAGCTTGGTATTTCCTTCAATACGGTACGGGGCTACATGAGCCACATTCGAGGTAAATCTGGGATCAGTTCTCGGGCACTCTGGGTAGCGCTCGCGTTACGCGAGGGAATCGTGACCAAGAAGGAACTTTTTGCTTTGTTGCCAAAATAGTCGCGTTGCTGTTCTCGTACTGACATGAGCGTTCGCAAATATGGCTCACTCGAAGACGACCTAACCGGCCGTCTTACCACCAAGCCGAAAAGCCTTCGTCCGCGAATCGACAACCGACCGCGTGCTAACGACCCTCGCTACCTTGGGCCTGGCATTGCGATCAACCGGCACGGCGGCGTTCGGCAGGGTAAGTTCTACGAGGCCGCCCGGCACGAAGAAGAACTGAAAAACCCTCTCTTCAACCGATCGATAACGATTCGCGGGGTCTGCCCCAATTGCGCCCGTAGCGTTCTGATGTGCCCGTGCCGCCCCGTGAAGCAGGGTCCCGATATTTTGATGGTCAGAGAAGAAGCAGCATGAGCGATGTTGACATATCGACCCGTGGCCGTCACTGGGCTTACGAAATGAACCGGAAGCTTATCAGAGAGCAGAAGGCACTCGGGGATAAGCATCCACAGGCGACGATTCAGGCCGTTGCGGTTGCGATAGGAGATGGTCGCCTCACCATTAAGCAGATCTGCAAGAAGCACGGCGTCACGCAGTCAACTGTGAACGGGTGGCTGAAGAAACCGGTTTTCGGGCGTAAGGTTGCCGAAGCGCGCCGGGATATGCAGGCGGCGATCATGTACCTTCCGCTGGCAAATAAGACGGTTCGTGCCGAAAAGGCGCAACGCGACCACGACCGCATCGAGAAACTTGAGTCCGAACTCGTCAAGGCCGCGAGAGATCCCAATAATCCACTCTTCCATGTCGATGGCCGACCGGTCGTCGGCGCTACCACGGGCTTGCTTGCCAAGCGGCTCAAGGCGAAGGGCGAGGCCGAGTTCGTTTTCAATCGCGATCTGGTGGAGACGAAGGCAGCCCTGCGCGAATCGGTTGCGGTAGAGGTTGGCGACCGGGACAAGAACAAAGAGCAGGTCGGCACGATTAAAGTCGAAGTGAACTATATCGACGTCAGGCCACCATCCGTAAACGAGCCCCAACCTGTAACGGTCGACGTCCCGCCGGCGCTCGAAGAACCAGAAGACAATGGTTGACGGCAAGGCTACCGTTCGGATTGACCTGCCGCGGTTGCATGCCGCTCAGATCCAGGTTCTATCCGAGGCGGTTCGCTTCTCGGTTGTCGATTGTGGCCGTCAGTGGGGCAAGACGACCATGGGAAAAGAGTTGGTCATACGCCCAGCGCTGGCTGGGTATCCAACTGCGTGGATGTCGCCTAGCTACAAGAGCCTCGATGAGAGTTTCGAGGAAGTCAAGTCCACCACTGAGCCGCTTTGGAATCGGAAGGGTGGATCGAAGGATGAGCAACAGAAGCAGTTATGCTTCCCTGGTGGCGGAAAGATTGAATTCTGGTCGCTCGAAGATCCAGACGGGCCCCGTGGTCGCAAATATAAGCGGCTGGTTGTGGACGAGGCCGCCCTCATTAAGAATCTCAAGGAAACGTGGGAGCGTTCCCTTCGCGCGCTGATCGCGTTCTATCGGGGCGACGTTTGGTTTTTTTCAACTCCGCGCGGTATCGGTAACGACTTCTATACGCTCTACCAGTGGGGGCAGGACCCCGAAAAAGGAAACTGGAAGTCGTGGAAGATGCCTTCCTGGACGAATCCCTATCTAGCCGCCGAAGAAATCGAAGAGATTCGCGATGGGCTTTCTGAACTCGCGTTCAACCAAGAATACGGCGGGGACTTCCTCAGCTATGAAGGCGCAGTTTTCGTCAATGTGGGCGACGCGGTCAACAATAACATCGTTCAGAGCACTGGTGACAAGGTTATAGCGGTCGATTGGGCCGGCACCTCTGGAAGGGGAGACTTTACCGTTTTTTCTGCCGTCGATACCGGCGGGGAACTTGTCGAGATGGAGAGGTTCCGCGGTTTGACCTACCCCCACCAGATGGGGAAACTCAAGACCTTTATTGGCCGACACAACCCAATCAAAACTCTCGCCGAGTCGAACAACATGGGCCAGCCGCTCATTGATCAACTTCGATCAGATGGCGTCGCGGTGGATGCCTTTGTGACCAGTAACGCCTCGAAGCAGGCAGCCGTCGAGTCTCTGGCACTAGCCTTCGAGCGCCGTCAGATCAAGATTCCAGACAATCCGGTACTGATTGGCGAGCTCCAGTCATTCGAGTCTCATCAGCTTCCCGGTGGATTGGTTCGATATGCCGCCGCCGGCAGCGGCCACGATGACACAGTCATCCCGCTCGCGATCGCATGGTACTACCTCGCCAAGAATCGAGGTGGGAGTCTCGGTTTAATCGAATGGCTGAAACAAACTCAAGCGCGGATGGATTCAGGGGATGTCACATTGAATAAGCAAGGTATCGTTACCCCAGCAGTCGCGAAACCAGCAATTGGTGATCAGACCGAGCGCTGCCCGCAGTGTGGCGGCACATGCATCCAGAACATGGGCGCGCATGTCGGCAAGCGTTGCGGATCGTGCGGCGCGCAGTTTGGCGCAGCAGACACCTTATACAAGGGCAAGAACCGCGTTGAGCACTTCGCAAAAGAATGATTTGGCGGTGGATTTTCATTGCAGGGCGAAGCATCGCGCGGCTCTTCCTGCCAGCCCCGGTTCTCGAGGTCAACTTGCGGTCGCGATGCCCGGTATGTGGGCACCGTCCGATCGTTGCGCGCGCGGCAGAATTTGAACGTACGCAGATCGAAGGGAAATCCGCAGCGATGATCAAGCTCTCCTGTGATACCTGCCGGTTTCAATGGTTCGTTGAGGTTATTTCGGCCCCAAAGTGGCCTGCCAAGTAGAAACCATGAACATCCTTGTCCACGATCCAGCGATCGACCGTAAGCGTGAAGATATGCGTAATAAGCAGATCCGCAAAGCTATCCGCGCTATGGGTCAGTGGGAGTGCCCGGGTATCAAAGGTCGTGAATGCGGACGCCGAATCGCGACCAATAAAATGCTCTGCCTTGCCTGCGCCACCGAGAAGAACGCAGCGACCGAGGAGGTCTTAGCGTGTCAAGAGTAATCCTTCTAGCCCTGTGCCTCTTCGCCTCATTGACGTCTTTCTCGCAGACGGCAACGTTCCGAAGGCCGACAAACTTCACGTACGTTTACCAAACTCTTCCGATAGCCGTCCCGACGAGTCCGACAGGTGTCAGTGTCCTATATCCCAACGGAACCACCGTAAAAGGGGATCTGTACGTTTGCTACTTGGACCTCTCGGGAACCGGGCAGACGGTCACTATCCAAGATCGACAGGCGACGCCAGTTACATGGTTGAGTGTCGCCGCAATCGGGACAAGCGCAGCTTCTGCGACACAGATATTCAATGCCGCAAGTGACTCCACCTGTCGGTGGATGCCAAATGGAATTACCTGGTCAGCAAGTGCTTCGGGCGTGACCGGATACCTCATCGTCAAGTTCAACTGAAAATGGCAGGCGTCAGAAGTTTAAGCGGTATTGCGGCGATGCTCACTCAGGCGGGAGCACGCCTGTATGATCGTCCACCGGACACGATCGCAGGCGTCGACCCGAGCCGCAATTTTCCATCAGCCGCGCAGCCGATGCGGCCGATGGGGAATGAAAATTCCTCTCCTCTCGGCGTTCCATACTTTCACGGGTGGAACCAGACCATCACCCCCCGTGCGGATGCGTTCTACACCGCGGCGGCACTTAGAAAGCTCTCCTCTTACACGCTGTCCCGTTCCTGCATCGACAGCATTAAAGGGCAGATCAGTCAAACGATGAATTGGGCGATTCACCTCAAGCCAGTTCCGGGAGAGTTGAATGCTGCGCTTCGAAAGCGGGAGAAGGACGACGAGAATATTACCAAACTCTCGCGGTTCTTCGAAAAACCCAACGGGGAGGAGTTTTGGTCCGATTGGTCGGCTCGCCTGCTTGACGACATGCTCTGCATCGACGCTCCGGCAACGCTTCTGAGGCGTAGGCGAAAAGGTGGAGCGGTTCAGGAACTACGTTATCTCCCCGGCGACGATATCACTCGCTATATCGACGACAACGGGTGGACACCGGCCCCGCCGTCGCCGGCTTACTGCCAACTGTGGAACGGCATGCCCCGTGTGAATATGACCACGGATGAGCTCGTCTACAGACCTCGAAATATCGTAATCAGGCCCGACTCGATTGCCAGTTACCTCTATGGGTGTTCGCCTACTGAGGGCACGGCGATTGAAATCGAGATCGGCATCGCGCGTCAATTGTTCGTGAAGGCCTACTACGACAAAGGAAGCATCCCTGGTGTTCTTCAGATCGTTCCTTTTGATACCCCGTCCGACAAGATCCGGGAGGCGATGGACTGGATGACGTCAGAACTTGCCGGAAACCTCGAGGCCCGTCGACAGTGGCGCATGATGCAGGGCTTCAATAAGGACGGCAAACCCGATCAGGTTCTCTTCCCCAAAGAGCCGCTTTTGTCCGACCCATTCGACGACATGCACATCCGCAAGATTGCATTCGCCTATGGTGCCTCCGCCCACCGCCTGCAGAAGCAGATGAACCGCGCGAGTGCGGAAACTGGGCAGGAATCCGCTGAAGAGGAAGGCCTTCTTCCTCACCAGCAGTGGCTTGAAGGCTATGCAAACTGGATTCTGCAGGTCAATATGGGCTACACGGACTACGAGTTTCGCTTTAACTCACTCCGGGAAACAGATCCGGTAAAGCAGCAGGGAATTGACGTCGCGTACGTGAACGCCGGCATTCGCCCGCGTGAAGAAATCCGCGACGATCACGGATGGGACCCGATCGACCTACCGGAGATGAAAATCCCCGGACAGTTTGCGGCGAATGGCTTTATGCCGATCACGCTTCATGGGCCTTCATTTAACGAGATCGGGGCCAATGCTCGGACCAACATCCCAACCGACAAGTCCTACCGAGTCGACAAGACCGGTGACGGCCCCGAAGACATCACGCGAAACGTTGTGCGAATTGTGCGAGCGGCGTGCCACCAGATGCTCGATGAGAGCCGGGATCGCATCGTGGTCACAACCAAGAGACATAAGAAGGATGACCTTCTCAAGGTGCTTCTGCTCATCGACTGGACTGAAATTGCTTCGACGCTACAGCCTGAGTTCGAATCAGTCGCGGTTGACGCCGTACGCCAAGCCATGACGGGACTTGGCATGACCGATGATCGCACCGTAGAAGCGGCGCTTGAGGTTGCCAGGACGTGGGCGGCCCAGCGGGCCGGCGAGTTAGTTGGCTTACGCAGGGTTGGCGATGATTACTTTCCGTTGACCACTCCAAAGCAGGCCATCAGTGAATCTACTGCGACAGCGATCGGGCGCATTCTCGCAGATGCTGAAGATCGGGGGATTGACTCCAATGAATTAGCGGATGAAATCCGCCAATCACCATGGTTTTCGATGGCGCGCGCGGAGCGCATCGCGCAGCATGAAACCCTGACCGTGCGCTCAAATTCCGCGATTAAGGCATGGCAAGAAAGCGGCTTGGTGAGCGCGGTCAAGTGGGAATTAAACCCAGAGCGTCCCGAGGAAGTTCCATGCGACTGCCCACAAATCGCGCGGGATTCTCCGTACAGTTTCGAAGATCTTCCTGACTACCCGTCCCACATCGGAGAAATGTGCCTCCTGTCGCCCGTATTGGTAACGTCCAAGGCCAGAAAGTCGGCTACCGTAAATCCGTTATCGGCAGCGTCTCCGGAAGAGCATTCAATAAAGCAGAAGATCGCCATCTTCCTCGCAAAGTTGGCTGACTCGCTTGCGTTCAAGGTTCTGATGCATGGCAGCGTGACGCCGTTGAGCGGAAGGGTTAATGGTGCTGCACATGTCTGAGCTTATTCATAAGAGTGCGACCTTCGCCAGCCTCGACGAAGGGAAGCACGAAACCCTTTCCATCGCTACATGCCAGCGCGAAGATCGCGACGGCGAGGTCTGTCACTACGAAACACAGAAACCGCTCTATGTCGCTTGGTCGAATGAAGCACTGGAATCGACGCGCGCCGCCGGCCAGTCCGAGAGTCTCGGTAATATGCGTTGGCAGCACAGTCTTGAGATTGCCGGTAAGGTCGTCGGACTGGAGTTCAATGACGATAAAAAAGAGATTCGAATACGGACGCAGCCGATTCCCGAAAAGTGGGACCTCATCCGGGACGGGTTTGTAACCGGGACATCACAGGCAGGGTCTTACGCCAAGCGTTGGTGCCCACAATGCGACGCTGACATCCCCAAGTCCAAAGGGAATATTTGCCCCGCTTGCCAAAAGACGGTAGCCCCGTTCTACGCAATCAATCTGGTCGAGAACAGCTACGTGGATATGCCCTGCCTCCCGGCTGCGCATTTCCTGTATGTCAAAGCCAATGGTTCCTTGGAGATGCGGAAGTTCAAAAATACTTCCCTAGAACCATCCGCCGAGAAGCACTCGTACGGAACAGCGCAGATTGAAATTGAGCCCGAAGGGGAGATCGGCACCGCTATCAAGTTGCTGCGTGACTCAGTGGATTATGCCGACCTTAATCATGCTGCCGGCGGTCGGGGGGAACACTCGCATGTCACGGTTCGGTATGGAATAACGGTCGACGACACAAAGGCGATTGCGGAGTACTTGGCTGGCCAAGCCCAGTTCACAATCACATTCGGCAAGGTAGAGTCGTTCGAACCCACCGTGCATAGTGACGGAGCCTCGCCCCTGATTGTCCGAGCCCACTCGGATGAACTTGTTCGGATCAATAGTGAGATTAAAGACCACGGCGAGTGGAAGGATTCAGATTTCAACTACACGCCACATTGCACTCTCGCCTATGTCGCCGCAGGCTCGGCTACCAAATACGTCGGGAGCGAATTAATGGTCGGCAAGACCTACACCGTAAAGGTGATTTCCATCCGATCAAAAGAAGGAGAAGCAACGCATGTCCAACTGCGAGAACCAGCGTCTAAGGCGGCGCAAACTATGAAAAATCAGGAAGCCACAAAGACCGCTGCCAAAACTGTACGCAAAGCCGGCGAAGAATTGACTGCAAATTGTTTTCTACTGGTCGGCGACAAAGACCAGCCCACAACATGGGCGCTGCCGTGTAAATTCGCTTCCGAGGCAAAAACCACGCGCCATCTTCAGGTTGCGCTCTTGGGGCTTGACCGCGTCGATGGAATAAGCCAAGACCAAAAGACGACCGCGCGGAAGAAACTCCTGCGCCTCTGCAAGGCCCACGGTATCGAAATCAACAGCCCCGCTAAATCCGCAACCCGATCGTCCGTTCCTCTCGCCCTCATTTCGAAAATGATACAGGCTAAGATGGCTCCGGCCAAGGCCGCCGCTGTGCGTGCCCGCAAGGGGATGTTCGAAGTGGGATGGTTTGCGAACATCATCGGAGATGTTGCGAGCCTGCTTTGGAACGCGCGCTACGAGACGGAATTCGAGGGCGATGAGTCATCCCTGCCCGAAGATCTCCGCCAGAACCTCGCAGACCTGATCGAGACCTTTCTCGCCATGGCAGAGGAAGAGACTTCCGAGTTACATGAATTCGTCGCCGCATAATCGGCAAATATAAACGGAAAGGAAACCAGACATGAAAGCATTTGACGTCATTAAGGCTGGCCGAGCCACACAGGCGAGCCATTTCAAGAAACAAGCCGACCATCACGAGAAGATGGCCGCGCATCACACCGCGAAGGCCGAGCATCACGCAGACCAAGCGGATGAGCACGAGCAGATGGCGGAGGCGCACAAGGGTGTGACTGAGGACCCGCATAGTGTCCACAAGGCGGCGCATTCATTCTTTAAGGCGGGGGCTAAGACCCATAAGGGACATGCTGCCGAACACGAGAAGGCCGCGAAGGCTCATGCCGCGATGTGCGAGCACTGCACGAAGATGGCCGAGCACCACGCGACAGCGGTCGAAGAGGAGAAGGCTGCTACTGTACCGACACCGGTTGCCACTGATCCAGTAAAGACCACGGCGGTTCCCCTGGCCACGCCAATAGATCCGGCTCCCGCCGCAGATCCGGCCAAGGCGGCGCAGGCAGCCGACCCGGCTCCGAAGTCCGATCCAGCCCCGACTGAGCCAGCCACGAAGACTGTGGCACCGCCGACTGCTACCGAACCGCCCGAAGGTAATATTCCGGAGGCACTAAAGGCCGCGGCCAAGACTTCGGCAAAGAAGCAGTACGATGCGCTTGTGGCAGAGGAATTCCAGGCTCTGCTTGGCGTCGGGCTTAAAACGACAGCAGTCACGGCTGTCCCGGTCCATCTGATTGACCGCAACGGCAACACGCCCGTCGCTGCAAGCTCAAGCGACGACCTCGGACTCTAAACACCCAAGTTTTAACGTAGCGGCTAACCTTGCCCCTTCTCTTGGTTACCCAGTACCACAATTTCCCCGTAGCGCAAAAAACAACAAAGAAAAGGAGTAAGGCCCACTTATGATCAGCCCAAGTAAATTTCTCCCCAACCCGTCCTATCTGGCCCTCCGGACACAGACGGCGGATTGGACAAAAAATTCATTCAAGAAATCCCTCGAAAACAACGAGGCCACGGCCCTTGAAGCCAACAAGGGATATTTCCGCCCGCCAATTGACCCGAGCGAAGCCGCAATCAGCAAGTTCTTCGACCGCGTCGGCTGGCGAAACCAGATGGCAAAGAAGATGGCCGGAGAACTGGCAGCGGAGCCATTCAAACAGGACACCAAAATCCCTGTTGCAAAGGCCGGCGTAACCAGTTCGCTGGGCTACAACTACATTGATCTGCGCGGACCCGCGGTGCTCGCCTATCCGGTGAACACTCCGCTTCGCAATAGCATGTCACGCAACGGCAAGGTGAATCTTGGCGTTGGCGTCATGGCACAGTGGAAAACGACCAAGAATCCCGGCTATTCCTATGTCGGAGCGATTGAGGGGCAGCGCGCGCAAATCGGTACTCCGGACGAGAACGACTACTTTGCGAAGTATGCCGAACTCGGCCATGAGCGCCTCGTAAGTTTTACGGCGCAGTGGGCTGGTGAAGGATTCACTGACAACTTAGGCGACGAGCATATCCGTGGCCTGAATGTTGTGTTTCTCGGCGAAGAGGCGATGATCCTGACCGGAAACGGCGGCATTGGAACCGGCAAACTCGGTACTCAGTTCAATGGATCTGGCGGAGCAACCGCCACCCCGACACCCACGGGCGCGGTCGCTGCGACGCACACTGTCGGAGTGGCGGGAAACCTCTCTACGGTCGGTTTCGCCGACCTTCCGTACACGACCGCGTTGACGACGAGCAACTTTGTTTCGGTTGCAGTGGTCCCCCTGACTGCGATGGGAAATCCCGCGAACCCGCAATACGGCTATACCGGAATCCCCCCGACCATCGGCGGCGGATTGGTGCCATCGTACACATATAATGCGCCTGGCACCGCGCAGACCATTACCGTCAATGGCGGCGTAGGAAAAATCAGCCCGATCAGCACGCCCGTACAGGCGACTTCCGGAAATCTGACGATCAAGTTTCAAGTTCCCGCTGGAAGCCTTCCGATCAAGAACTGCTACGGCTACGCGTGGTTTGTCGATGTCGAATCCAGCAATACTGGAAGCCTTGCAGCCGCGACACTGGCCGGCATTACGACCGTTCCGTTTTGCTACGTTAGCGGAACCTCAACAGGGGCCTATGCCGGAAACTCCGCCGGTCTGAGTACCGACAATTCGTACAACACCACGGATTTCGACGGACTTCTGACTTACGCTGCCAAGAGCGGCTATTACGTTGACCTCTACGGTGGTTCCCTGACGTCTGAGAAAAACGGGCGCGTTCTCGAAATCGAGAACATGCTTCTCTATTTCTTCCAGAACTTCCAGACGTCGCCTACAAGACTGTGGTGCTCAGCAGACGCCGCAAACGCTCTTGATCAGGCGATCCGATGGAGCGGCGCTGGCACTGGCGGGGCATTCAGTGGGTTCCAGTTTATGGTCAATCGCGACCAACAGGGAAACATGCTCGGCGGCTTTATTGTCGCCAACTATCAGAGCCGCTACGCTGTCGCCAATCCGACTGGAGGAACCGTGATACCGATCAGCATTCATCCCATGATGCCGCTCGGCACTATCTACGCCGATTTCGAGGAAATTCCCTATCCGACCTCCCGCGCGCCTTTCAGTCGTGGACTCGACATCCAGCGCGAGTACTACGGCATCGAATGGCCGATGACGCAGAGAGCGTTCCCTTGGGGAACCTACGTTCAAGAGACCCTGGCTCATTATTTCCCGTGGCTCTCGGCTGTCATTACTGGTATCGGTCCTTTCGTCGGAAACTAGCGCTCATTTTGGCGCGGAACACAGACGACGTTTAAGGTTGCTTTTCCTGGGACGCACGACGTCACGGTAGAGGTAACCGATAACCCGCACGGCGTTTCGTCTGACAAAATCAAGGCGCGCCTTGAGGGCGGTGAGCCCGCACCGAGCTGCCCTATCTGCAATAGTTTTTCAGTGACCAGACTAGGCGATCCGACAATCACTCGCTGTGGCCAGTGCGGCTCGCAGTTCCCGACCAAGTAAACAATTCGTTAACAATCTTTGAGCCTGTTCGGACCTCCGGACTTACCCAAAGCGCGGGTCTGCCAAGAAGGGGCAGGCCCGCAACTTCAATCAGAAAATGCCCGCAAGTCCTCTCGATTTAACCACGGTTGCCAGTGTCAAGGCGCTCGCATCCGCGAATGGCTTGGCATCCAGCAACACTTCCGACGATGCCAATATCCAGCTAGCCATCACTGGATTTAGTTTGGAATTCCTTCGAATGACTGGCCAGTTGGGAAGTGAAGCGCCAGCACAGTCCCCGTTCGTCGAGCCAGTTACCTATAACGAGTGGTACAACGGCAACGGCAATGACCAATTGTTTCTAAAACATCGGCCTATTGTCTCGGTATCGATCATCACCGCTGGAACTGCGACGATCCCTCAGTCAACTGGAGTTTCTGCGGTCGGTTGGGTTATCGACCAGGACCAGAAATCTATCGTCATCCGCAGTGCGGGTTGTGGGCAGTTCGGAAGATCCCCTGGATTCATGGGAACATACGGCTTCCCGCGCGGGAGGATGAATGTTAACGTTCAGTACACCGCCGGCTATACTGGCACGCCTCCTGATATTGAATGGTGCGCCACGGTTGTTGTCACACAGAACTGGCGTCGGCATACTCTCTATCTCGACCAAGCTTCGAAGTCCCTTGGCGGCGCGGCGACTATCAAGTTTCGCGATTGGGAGCTGCCGCCAGAATGCGCGCGGACTGTCTACAACTACAGCAGCGCTTCAGTCTAAATGTTCTACCTCCGTTTCCTTGAAGAAGACTTTGATTCAGCCAACGCCAAGATTGCGGGTATGTTCCCGCAATTCCTTAGCGCTCTGACAGAGGAGATGAATCGGCAACTTGCCATTCTTCAGGAGATGGTGCTGGCCAACCTCGAGGGCGAGGTCCTTTGGTCGCGGACTCATCAACTGGCGAGCAGCGTTCAGACCGAGCTTGCGACGGTCGTTGGCAATTACATCGAAGGCTACGTTCGAGCAGGCGGCGACGATAGCGCGGCTCCGTACGCTTGGTTTTTCGAAGATCCGAGCATTGGCGGAACCGGCGGCACTGCGCCACACGAGATTGTCGCGCGAAACGCAAGCGCCCTGCATTTCAACTGGGCCTCGCATGTGGCGATTCATTCATCAGGCGGCGTCTCGCATGCGACTGCACAGGAGCTTGGGCCCGGAGCGTACGGGCAGGAAGCTTTCTTCGCACACGTGGACCACCCGGGTTTCAGCGAGCGGCCGTTCATGAGCGAAGCGTGGCAGGCGTGGATAGGCGATCTGCCTGCTGCTGTGCAGAATGTGGTTGATCTGGTCGTTTCCGACGCGATGGCGGCTTAAAAACATAATGGCCCTTGGGATTCCCCGTAGTGCGGAGTTTGACGCGCTGTACGCGCTGATGAAGCAGGCCTACGCGTGGAAGTCCACATTCAACAGCGCGCGAGTCTTTCAGGATACGCAGCGGTTTGACATGCCAGCGGCGGTATTGTGGATTCCAGCTGAGAGCCACACGCGTTCGCAGCAGAACGCGAATCTTCCGATCCGGACTCGCAAGTACAAGCTCTCGGTATACATGCGTGACCAGCCCACGTACGACGAGGCTAATCCGGTCCAGCATCTGATCGATGACGTGCTCGACGGGATTGACAACGCCATCTATAAACTCACCCCGCTGGGCGTCGCAAAAGATCCAGGTTGGCCACAGACGCTGATTTACACGGGTTATCCGAACGGCACATGCACTGACGTTTGGGTCGACGGCGAGAGCCCAATTAACGCGGCCATCATCGACCAATCGGTAGTCTTCCACGTTCCAATATTCGTTCGCACCGGGCGCTAGGCGACATGCTTCCAAGCACTTTATCTCTTTCAATATAACACCAAAAGTTATTAAGATCTAATAGTTTCAAACAGTTAGCGGTATAAATCCGCTTGACTGCCCACCTCAAATTCAAAGGAGTATACATTTGTGATACAATTTGCCATAGGCAACTGTTTTGTCGTTCCCGTTGGTGGAAATCTTCCGACCAACCCAACGCCGACCATCATTCCGATCATCCAGGATGCCAGCGTTGACATGTCCGGTGAAGTCAAAGAACTTTACGGGCAGTATCGGGCACCGGTCGACACCGCACCGGGAAACCTCAAGTGCTCCGGAAAGTTCACGATCGGTTCAACCAAGCTGCTTTCCGAAAACAACATGATTTGGGCTGATTCTCTCATCGCGGGAATTCAGGCCGTTCCGAATCTCGCGGGAGGCGACACGCAGGCTATCTCGGCGACGGTAACCGCAGCGCACACGACGGGTTTTGTTGATCTTGGCGTTGTATTCGGCGGCATCAACCTTACGAGAGTTTCTGCCAGCCCGGCGCAGGGTCAATATAGCGTAGTAGCATCGACTGGAGTCTACACCTTTAATGCGGCAGACGTCACGCTGGCTGGCAACGTCAACCTGTATTACCAGTACACCCCCGGCACTGTGATTGGCCAGACGCTTACCATTCATAACCAGATCATGGGATACGGCCCTGTCGTATCGCTGTACATCTCCGAGTCCTATCAGGTGGCTAGTGGTGTTGCCAGCGGAATTTATCTGCCAGCCTGCCGATTCACTGGTATCAAGAACGCGATGAAGCGCGATGACTACTTGAAGCCGGAACTCGATTTCGCCTTCTATGCCGATCCGACCACTGGTATCGTCGCCCAGAAATTCCAGGCCGTTCTCACGAACTAACCAGCATGGATACCGTAAAATTCAACGCGGGCGCTAAGGAGTGGACCCTTGGCGAATTGAACCGCGTCCAGGCCCGGCAGATCATCGAGGATACGGTAGGTGCCGTCCAAGCACACCCCGAGAAACCTCCCAGTATCGAACTGAAAGAGAAGCTGGGCAAGGTTGCGCTGAAGACCATCCTGTGGAGCATTAACAACGCGGTCAATTGGCCCACTAAGGAAAACCAACTCGGCAGCGATACGGAGCCCTACAATGAGGCGGATCTTGACGCCTCATTCACGTTCAAAAACGGTGCTCAGCGATTTTCCGAGATACACACCGCCGTTCTCAAGTTGAATGATTTGTTCCAGGCTCCGCCGGGGGAAGCGAAAGCGGAACCGGAGAGCCCATCAATTGGAACCAACTCCGCTTCCGCTTAGTCAGCGGCGGGGCGTCCGATCTTCACTCGGTCGATCTCCTCGCCTTTGGAACCTCCCAGAGGCTTCTCGCTTATTGGTCCACTGAATCTACGAGCGCAGCCGAAGGCGCATGGGCGATTGCATGCGGGCTCGGGATACTCAAGGCCCGAGAAGATAGCGACTACGAATATGACGACACCCCAAGACCTCGCCGTCGGAGTCGTAATCGCGAGTCGATCGACAACCAAATCGCCAATGAATCCATGAAGTCCGGGATTCCCATCCCGATGATGGACCCCTCCAGACTACCGCCCGCCTACGTGATGTTCCTAAAGGCGGAAAAACTCCGCGCAGAATCCCAGATCGCCAACGGTAAAGCGAACTAATGGCCAACGAAATAAGAATCGGCGCGATAATCGATGCCTCCCAGATTCCCGGGGGGCTCGATGCGCTCATTTCCGCACTCGCGGAGGCGCGTTCCAACTACAACTCGACCTCCGTGGAGTCGGCGGCCTCGCTCGCTCGCCTGAAGCAAGCCCATAAGGATTTGGACAAGGCCGGCGACGACACACGGGCAGCGGCGCAGTCGAACCTCGGGCAGATTTCCTCGGTCTATGCCGCGACGGACGGGCAGGCGCAATCCCTGCGTGCCACCATCGAGGCGCTTGAAATTCAGTTGGCCGCATACGGCATTTCGGTCAAACAAGCCGCCGCCGCAACGGGCCAACTCGGGCAGGCTCAGGCTATCGGCGCTTCTTACGCCAGCAACATGGCGGCATCGACCGCGCAGGCTGCAATGTCCGCTACCCAGATGGGCGCGGCAATGGCTGCCGCTGCCGCTACGGTACCCACCGCCATGGGTGGAATCATGGCCGGGGCCGCCGCCGCGGGTGCTGCCGCTAACGCCGCGGTGCCTCCGATCCAGCAACTCGGCGCAGCGTCCGCGAGTGCCTCCATCCCGATATTCCGAATCTACGCCCTACTGGCGCTGGTGCGACGCGGGCTTGACGAACTCGACAAGTTCCGGCAAGCAGAGGTAGACCTGGGCGCATTCGCCGACGCGTCCGGTATCGCCGCCGAGAAGATAGCGCAACTCGAAGATGCGATGAACCTGCTCGGCGGCAACGGGGATCAGGTTCCCCAGATCTTATTGCGCCTCGGCAGGGCTATGGAGCAGGCGCAGCGTGGGAGCAAAGTAGCCGCAGACGAGATCCGACGTTTCGGAATCGGGGGCATGACCGATCCGATCGAAGCACTGCTGAGAATCTCGGACGTCATCCACAACACAAGCGACAAGTTCGAGGCCCTTGAGACTGCGTCCCGATTGGTCGGGATGGGGATCAAAAACATAGAGGGTCCGCTTTCTGAGGGATCGGACGCCCTTCGGAAGGCGATGGTCGACAGTACGGATCTCGCCGCTGCCCAAGCGGCTGGCATCGACCCTGCGCGAGAGTTGACGCGCGTCGAGCACGAGCTTGGGGCGGCATTTACCACAGTCGGTGTGGATGTGCTGCCCTATGTCACCGGCGCATTCAAAGTCGCCGCATCCGTTATGAGCGGATTCGCGCTGGATATCAAGGTCGTCACCGATTCCATGATCGCGGGCTGGCTGGCAGCGGGAGACGTTGTAGAGAGTCTCGGAAATGCGATGCAGGATGCGGCTAACAATAAGTGGGGAAAAGCCGCGGCTGACATCAAGGCCGGGATGGCATTCGCGAAGATCGAATGGGCAGAATACAAGAAAACGGTCGCGTCCGATGTAGCCGATAACCAAAAGTTTCTCGATGCTCTCTGGAAACCAAAGCCGCAAGCGAAACCAGAAGGTGGAGACAAGCCATTCCCGAAAGTTGGAGATCCGAACGCGAACAAGAAGGCCGAAGACGTCCTCCGTAAGGCCGACCAGGAAGCATTCGCCGACCTACAGGCCAACCATCAACTAACGATTCAGGAAGAGATATCTTTCTGGGAGGGTAGGCTCAAGGTCGAGGCGGATTACGCCGATCGAGTCCGCGAGATCAAGCGCACCCTTGGTCACGAATATCAGGCTCTCGACCGCCAGGAATACAGCCTCCGCGAAAAAGAGGCGCGCGATGGTGCCAAGCGCATCATGGAGGCCATCAACGCCGGAAGCGAGGATGCGCAAACTTCGGGCGGAAAGCGCGGTGAACTGTCTTTCCTCACGGGGCAGGCCGACAAGCTAGCGAATGACGTGGTCGGTGGATCTCTCGCCGCCGGTATCGCCTACGAAGAGGTGATGAAGAAGATTCCAGCCGTCACTCGTGAGGCGTGGGCAGAGGCTGAAGAAGCCACCAAAACGGCTCTCCAACGCCAGTTTGAGGCGATTAACGATAACGGCAAGATCTCGCTCGCGGAGCAGAAGGAATTCTGGGCGCAAGCGGCGCTGAGTGCGGACTCTGGCTCTAAGGCCGAAGCTTATGCGTTCAAGGAATGGGAGAAGGCGGGCAAGGATCTCGCCGATCAACTGCGCAAGGTCAATGTCGAACTCGCCAACCTGAAGTCAGCAGCCGATGCCGCCGCATCCATTCACGCGATCAACTTACAGGAACTCGGGGCCAAGGGGCAGCAGGAAACTCGGCTATTCCCGACCACCCCGCAAGAGCGCGTCGGGGATGCTCGCCAGCAAATAGGCTTCGACCAGCAAAAGGGAAAGGTCCAGCAGCAGGAGCAGACTGAGAAGTTCAATACCGCTGCCGACAAGGCTTCACTGACCGGCGACGCTCAGGATTACGAGAAGGCGATGGCGGAGTCGAACAAACTGACCGCCGTCATTCAGGCGAACGACCTCAAGTTGAAGACTGACCAGAACGCCCTCAGCAAGGCCATCGTTCAACCTTGGCAGCAGGCGTTTTCCACCATCAGCCAAGGTTTTGAAAAGAGCTTCGGCGACATGTTGCTCCATGGTAAGTCCTTCGGGGCTGGCATGGTCCAGATGTACCAGAACCTTGCGCAGCAGGCAATTAACTACGTCATTGGCATGGGCGAGAAGTGGGTAGAAGAGCACATTCTGATGGGGCTTGTGTCTAAGATCTTCCATACTCAGCAAGTCACCGATACCACGGCTGCGACGACCGCGGCAACAGCGGTCCACACTGCCGCGAATGTCGTGATGGCAACTTCAGATGCCGGGCTGGCTGCCGCCGGAGCATTTGCTTTCTACAGCGCAATCGACCCTCCCGTTGCTCCAGCGATGGCCGCTGTTTATTACGCGGAGGGCATGGGGTTCGCGGCTCTATCGGCAGAGCGTGGCGCTATCCTGCCAAACGCGAATTCGTTGGTGCTTGCTCATCCGGAAGAAATGATACTTCCGCGCCCGATCAGTCTTGGAATTCAACAAATGATCGCCAGCGGTGGCGCAAATCCAGGGCAGCACCGCCCCAGTAATGTTACCCACAACTACGGCGGAGTCACCAACAACGTGAAGAGCGGCGCTTCGGCGAGCGATATTGGCCGCGAGTCCTACGCCAGCCTGCGGCGATTCGCCCGGGATCAACACACAAGGTTTTAGGTTAGATGCTAATTATACAACCCGACGATCGATACGGAAGACTATCGATTATACGTGAGGTTCCCCCAACTTCCGGGACACATCGAAGATTTAATTGCAAGTGTGATTGCGGGAAGATAACCGACGTAAACCTTAACTCACTGCGAAAAGGGAAAACAAAATCTTGCGGTTGTCTATCTCTGGAAAACGTCAGAAAGAGAATGACGTCCCATGGTGAATCACGGCGCACCGCAGAATACCAAGCATGGCGAAATATGCTCGATCGATGTTCCAAGCCCAGTCGCAAGGAATGGAAAAATTACGGCGGTAGAGGTATTGAAGTCTTCCCGGCGTGGCGATCTGACTTCTCGGAATTTCTGTCGTATGTCGGAAGGCGACCATCGCCCAGCCACTCACTCGACCGTTATCCGAACAACGACGGCAACTACGAACCCGGTAACGTTCGTTGGGCCGAAAGAAAACAACAGAACAGAAATATGCGAACCTGCACGTGGATTAACTATCACGGCGAGAGGCGTCTATTGCGCGAACTTTGCGAAGAGCACGGGCTTAAGTCAAGGACGGTATTTACCCGACTTCAGGTTGGTGTGCCAGAGGAGATGCTATTCGCTGGTCTGTACAAGGCGAGAGCCGCACAATAGATGTCCCTACCAATCTTCCCCGGCTCTTCCTTCCCGGGTCTGAAAATCGCAACGGTTCGCCGCCGCATGTCCAGCACCGTCATTCAGGCGATGGTCAACGGCAACGAGGCGCGCGTGGCCAACTGGCTATACCCGAGATATGCGTGGCCCTTGGAATTTGAAGCGCTTCGCAATGATGTCCAGGGAAGTAGCCCGCGGAACCTCGAGCTTCAGGACCTGATGAGTTTTGCAAGTTCTCTTTCTGGCGCATGGGCACCGTTCGCGTTTGCGGACCTCTTCACGCCTGACTATACGGTTACCGCGCAGTTCATCGCCAATGGTGACGGCAGCAAGACAACTTTCCAGCTTGTGCGGACGCTCGGCACGGTTACGGAACCGGTATACATTCTCAACAATCTGGGATTGGTCACCCCCAATTTCGGATGGGTCCAGCCGCAGGTATTCCTGAACGGAGTTTTGCAGTCAGGCGGTGCGTGGACAATGAACGCGGACACTGGAATACTCACGTTCACATCTGCCCCCGGCCTTGGCGTTGCCATCACGGCAACGTTCAGCTTTTTTTGGAAAACTCGTTTTGACACAGATGTTCAGGAGTTCGTCGAGCAGTGGTCGACGGTGTGGGCAACCAATAGCCCGCTCGTAATTGTTTCAATCCTCCAATGAGAAACGCGGCTCCAAGCGTTGTTAGTTACACGAACGGCGTCATCGCCGGAACGTACCAGCCGAACGCTGTACTGTGTGACTTGTTCACGCTAACGCCAGTATTTGGTAGCGCGATCACAATTACCTCGCTCGACCAGAACATTTCTTGGCGTGGCGCACTTTTCAGCGCGGGCGGAATCATCTCGACGCAGAACACACCGTTCGCTCAGCGGCAGAACTGGCGCTGCTCGAACCGGTTGGATGTCGATACCCTCGAACTCATGCTCGCGGCAACGCCGTCAATGATGCTCAACGGCTCGCCCTTTCTCGCCGCCGTGCGCCGTGGCGACATGGATCAGGCTTGGGTGTTAGCCGAGCGCTTCATGATGGCACCGTGCACGGTAACCCTCAATTCGAACGGTAACGGCGTCACCTTGGCCAGCGGGCCGCCGTTCGCCGTCGAAGAGTGGCCCGTCGCCTCGGGTACTCATCCCATCGTGGGGTCGACCGCCATTGTTGATGGACGCCTTGTCACCATCACCGCCTTTGCCGACTCAACGCACTGCACTATCTCTCCCGGCGGGAGGTCCGGCGCGACAGTCAATGCGATCTTCCCGATCGGTACCGTAACGATATTTGCTGGCTATTGGTTCGACACGACAATTAATCGGGTCACTTGCAAAGTGACCGTGAAGAGTGGGCTGATAAAACTGGACAATGTGGTGCCCCAGAAGATCATCGGCCCCTCGTGTAGCCATACCCTATTTGACGCCGGGTGTGGACTTATTGAGGCGAATTACCACTACACGGGCGCGGTTCAGTCCGGCTCAACGGCCTTCGTGGTCAATACCAACCTGACACCGCCAGCAGTCATCGCTGCGCCAACCAACACGCCAACTTTCTCGTTCAACACTTCTGGCGTGAACGTGAACATTCCGGAAGCGACCTACTTTATTAGGCAGACGTACATGTACGCGCTCGGCGAAACCCCGTCTGGGCCACAGGCTGAGGCGATCGCAAGTGGCCATCCGAACTGGGTGCTCACCGTGAACTCGCCGCCGTCTGCTTCTGGCGCTCTCGGGTGGAATCTGTACGTGGCCGTCGATACTGGCGCGCTCATGCGTCAGAACACATCCCCGATTCCCATTGGGACGGCCTTTGTCGAAGGGCAGACCGGGATGACGACTGGCGTTTTCGCCCCAGTGACCAATTCCCCCGGATTCTACGCCATGGGCTATATCCAGTTCACGAGCGGCACGTTAAGTGGACGTCGGTTCCCGATTGCAGGGAACACTGGCAGCGCACTCACCATGGAGATCCCCCTGCCAGTAGTGCCCGGCACTGGGGACACCTTCTATGCCGTTCCCGGGTGCGATCTAGCTACTACCACTTGCGATAACAAATTTGCAAGCCCCGCCTCCGGTTCTCCTCCGGCTGGCGGCAGCAACCTGATTCACTTCGGCGGCTACCCGTGGGTGCCAACTCCAGAGAAAGCCTTCGTTGGAACTTAGAATGAAATTCGAATACAGAATTACCGAGATTGAGGCAAGGCGCGTTGATCGGCAAGCGCAACTGGATGAGCTTGGACGTGATGGCTGGGAGCACTACTTTACCGATCCAAGGGGAGATGCCTATTTCAAACGGGAAGTCGTTGCGCCACCGCCATCGCCCGCCCCCGTGATCCCAGAAGTCACCGCGCTTATTTCCCCATCACAACCGGAGCCGCCTGTTCAGCAGAAGCAGCCGGTTCTAGCTAAGCCGCTCGCGCCACCCCTCAAGCCCAAGGGCAAATAGATGTCGATTCCAGAAGAAGCCACGCGACGCGCCGACGTGATACGCGAGGCGGTCTCTTGGATCGGGACGCCTTTCAGGTTCTCGCAGCAAGAGAAGGGACTCGGGTGCGACTGCGGGAACTTCGTGATGGGTGTGTTCGGAAACTGCGGATGGCCAAAGCAGCGGTTCACGTTCCCCCGGCAGTTCTTCAAGAATCGCAATGAGGAAATCTACCGCGCGGAACTCGAGAAGCGATGTGCGCTGGTTGAATCCCCCGCGCCCGGGGATATCGCACTCTTTCACGTTGGCCGCGTGTATTGGCACGGAGCGATCGTTGTTGAATGGCCAACGCGCATCATCCACTGCACGGAAGCCCACGGCGTCTGTTACGGCGACGCCAGTAAGGGCATGATCAGCAAGTCTCGTAGTTTTCCGCCGATCTTCTTCGACCCGTATCGGGCCTGATGCTTTCGAACAATTCAAACGCCGGGAATGATCTTCGGCTGCTTTCCATCAGGGTGCAATCTGCCCTGAATGGAACGGTGGTCCCGTTCGGTTTCGGCATGAATCGGGTTTCCGGACGTTTGCTGTGGAGCGGGAACTTCACCTCACGAGCTACTGGCGGCAAGAGCGCGAAGACCTCCAATAAGACGGGATCGGCCAGCAGCTATGACTACCGGACGGACCTGATTGTCGCGCTCTGCAGCGGTTACACGGTCGATATCAACGGAAACGTCCAGACCTGCCAAGGAATTGGCCGTGTCTGGATGAACGCACTAGAATATGCCACTTCGACGCCGGCTGAAATCCCCACGGTTATCAGCGATGGCGCGGGCGGCGGGGTTGTGACGCCAACGCAGGCGGCCTTATTGATGCACGTGTTTGGCGTTGGTCTGCTAACTCCATACAGCGTCACCCACAACGATTACGGGTCACCCGGCAGCATGACGCGCACAGGGAGTCAGCCGTTCGCATTGGCGCGCATCACCAGCGGCAGCCCCACTGCCGGGCAATTCAAGGTCAATACTGACGGGTCGATCGCGTTAAGCGCATCCCTCATCGGACAGCAGGTAGTAGTTGTTTACAACTACTACATCACCCCAGGGCAGGCTGTATCTGGCTCGCCGATCGGGTCGTTAAGTCTTGAGTTTCACAACGGCGCGTTCGGGCAGGACCCTTGGTCTGGGTTGCCGGCGGCCAACGCTCTCGGGTACAGCGGAACGTCCTATGTCGCCGCAACTCAGTTCGATCTGGGGAACTCCGGCACGCTCGGCAATCTCAGCGTAGAGATGATTTTCCCGCTGTGCCAGCAGACCACCGTCAATGGCAATCCGATCATCGGGGCCACCCCCGTGAACGTAATCAATGGCGTCCTGGTTGACCCCGAGCAAGGCTCTGACTTTGGCATCCAGTTTATCGGCGATCAGACTCAAGCATCCAACTGGTGCTTGGCCAACTCCATCTTGATCAGCCCGGTAATGGACTCGCAGAAGAAGGCGGCTGACTGGCTGAAGGAGTTCTTTACGCTGGCCAACAGCGCTCCGGTATGGAGTGACGCCGTTCTAAAGTTTCGTCCATATGGAGACACGACTGCGGTTGGAAATGGCGTAACATTTACCCCGCAAACATCACCGGTATACGACCTGGACGACAGCGACGTGCTGACCAGTTCCAAGCCCGGTAATGCGGGCGCTGACGATCCAATTCAAGTGAGCCGCAAACCGCAGATGGATGCGGACAACTTCATTGAGGTTCAGTGGGAAGACCGACTCAACGCCTACAACGCAGAGACGTGGCCCGCAAAGGCGCAGTGGGCCATTAATCGATTCGGTGTCCGGCGACCGGGCGTCCAGTCGCTTACTGGCATCACGGATCAAACTGTTGCTGCGCAGATGGCCAATATCGCGCTAAAGAACTCCCTCTGGAAGCGCGAGACCGACAAATTCAAGCTGCCTTGGTACTACATCCTGCTCGAGCCCATGGACATGGTCACCCTGACCAGTGGGTATCAAGGGTTCGCCGAAGCTCCACTGCGCATCACGGACATCGCGGAAGACGACACCTACGAACTGGAGATCACAGCGGAGAACTTCCCGTGGGGAACAGCTACGGCCACGATCTACCCCAAGCAGACGCGCGGCGGCTACGGGCCCGGATACTTCTCGGCATCGGGCAGCGTGAATCCGCCGTTGTTCATTGAAGCTCCCAAGGAACTGACCCAAGACGCCGGGTTCACGATCCTAATCCCGCTCTCCGGTGGTGCGAACTGGGGCGGGGCAAACGTCTGGATCAGCCGTGACGGAGGAACCACCTACACTCCCGCGACGCAGGTTCTGGGAGCATCGCCGACCGGCTTCCTGTCGGCTGCATTTGGCTCACATCCAGACCCTGACACTAGCACGCTTTCTGTTGATGTTACCGAGAGTCTCTCGGAACTGCCGAACTACGCGCAAACGGACGCGGACCTGTTCGTCTCCCTGATCGCGGTTGACCAGGAGTTAATGGCGTACAGCACCTCCACGCTGGCAGGTGGTGGAAACGGCTTCCAGTATCACCTGACGACCTACATCCGGCGCGGCGTTTATGGGACAACGATCAACCCGCATCTCTCTGCTGCGCGGTTCGCCGCGATCACGGGCGCGGAGGCACAGGTTCCATTTCAACCGGGCGACATCGGCACAACCCTTTGGTTTAAATTCACCTCGTTTAATAAGGCTGGCATGCTCGAAGAAGATCTCGCTGACGTCTCTGCCTACCCGTTCTACGTGACCGGCAACGCAAGTCGGGCACCGTTTGGCCTCAATGGCGGCAATGTGGTTCCGACCTACGCCGACCCGATCCAGTCTGTGGCCGTGGTCAACATTGTGCCGAGCAGTATTACAGCCACGGACGGTTCGGTCAATCCTGGAATTGAGATTGACCCCGTCCTTCCTCCTTCGAGCTTCAGCGAACTAATTGCCGGCGTCGTGCTCAACCCCACGGTGACGCCGTCAACAACAGGCGGCTTGATAGCAGGTGGGCAGACTCTATTTTTTGCCATCGCGGCGTGGGACGTGGACAGCGACTCTACGGACCTCTCGAACCTCGTCGAGGTAGACATACCCGCCACCACGAACACGAACTCCATACCGCTTGTGTGTGAATCCTTTGACGCTGCGTCGGACTCCTTCGTCATCTACTTCGGGAATTCCCAGCAGAATCTGAGGTCTCTCTACCGGGCTGGAATCGGCACCGGCACAGTGGCGGATCTGTTGGTAACAGGTGGCGTTCTGACGATCACCCTCAAGTCTCTAGTCACCCCGACGGGTCTTTCGTATGGCATGCCGGACAAGGTATTTGACCATGCGGTTGGGGTCACGAAGGCTGTAAATCTCCCCGGCTCCTTCAATGCGACGGTGTCTGGCGTGACGTCTGCCGGGCACACCGTAACCGTGACCGTGGTCGGTCCGACGTTCACTGCCCACGCCCTTATGAACCGAGTTCTTTCATGGGTTCAGCAGGGGGTTGCCAATCCAGTTCCTGTCCAAGACTACACGATCACAGACAACACGACGAACAGCATCACCGTGACACTACCGACTACGACGCCTAGCAGTTGGGCGGGGCCTTCGCCTCAGTTCCTTAATGGCGACGTCGTGGTCGTTCTCCTGCAGCCGGATGTTTACACGGGAGGCACGATCGGCGATTCCCTGCTAAGCATGACGCCAGATGAATTTGACGGGCACGTGCTTCGCGTCTTCTATGCCGATGGCACAAATCAAACCTCATTCATCGTCACGCACGACGCGACCACCTTTACAACTCAATCGCCATTCAACCGCGGCACGCCGAAGTACTTCTGGGTAGAAGACCCATCATTTGGAAATCCGCAGGAGATGAATTCCGCGGATGTTTCCGCTTATCGCTCCAGTTCGGTCAGCAACTTCGTGGTCGGCATTCAAAATTTGCCGGGATTCTACGCAGTCTTAGTTCTCTCGTCTGACGACACGGGAATCAATACTTCCCTGCCTGACTACTCTCCATGCCGCCTGTTTTATTTCGCTGGTGACCCCGGTACGGGCGGCGGTTCCGGCAGCTACCAAGCCGAATTCTAAATGCCATCTCCATTTCCATCAGGTACACCGGGAACAGTCCCGGTAAAGCTGGGCACGCGCGTCGACTTCTATAACGATTTCGGCTGCGCGTGCGATGGCACTACCGACGACACGACCAAAGCGCAGAACGCGCTCAACTCCGTCGCCGGCCTCTCGAAGTACATCTACATCCCGCATGGGCGAAATCTTGCGTTCAATCACCTCTTTGTTCCATCGGGTGTGACTATTGTCGGCGATGGACCTAAATCCGGGGTGACTTATATCGGCACTCCGTCGACGGGCCTTGGCCGAATCCACGTCGCCGCCGGCGCAAGGGATTGGGGTCTGGAAAACTTCTCTATCGACGGCGGGGTCACCTCACCTGTTGGCATCGACTACGCCAGCATTACCAGTCCGATTCAGGCGAGTCTTGCCGATGGCACCAGCATCCGCATTCAGGGCGGCGGCGGGGCAACATACACGGTCTCCGCGGGCTCATGGGCAACCGGTTTCGCTACGCTAACGATCGGCGCGCACGTAGTCCAGGTAGGCTCCTCGGTCACGATCGGCGGCGTCACGCCGTCAGGCTATAACGTCGCACTGGTGCAGGTTGCCTCGATCACCAGCACCACAATCACCTTCCCTCTTGCTAGCAACCCTGGCGCTTGGGTAAGCGGCGGCACGGTGTCCATCCTCGCATCAAGCAATGGCTACATCGGACGTCTGAGGATCAAGCACACAGGTGGCTACTCCATTCTCTTGGACGCCACGGCTGGCAGTATGTCTGGCTACCACATCGAAGGGTGCCATCTCCACGACAATCGCCCGCATACATTCGGCGTCAGCGGGTCATTCATCTACGGCGGCTGGACTTCGGGCATCCATTACGAGAGTGACGGTAGTTCGTTCGCGGTATCGGATCTTGCCATAGATGGCAATAACCGGTTCCTGAGGATGTCGGGCCACTGCTTTTGGGGTCATGGCGGCGGGGTTTCGCTACTTAACTCCAATATCAGCTTCGTTGGCAACTTCTTGCAGGACTTCGCGCTCGACGGCGTCGAAATGGGAGTCGTCAACGGCTATAAGGTTCAGGGCAATAAGTTCTCGCGCGGTGGATACCTGTCGCTGACGGACGGCGCTGTAGGTACTCCGATGTGGGGTACGGTCCCCGCAGTCGCCATTGACCACACGGGCCTGTGCATAAACGGAGACATCAGCGGCAATAATCTCGACTGCCTGAATGGTGAGGCGATCGACGCTGACGGCATGGCATCCACTACGGTCGCCGGGAACATTGCTACCTCTGCATGGGGTTCGAGCGACCCGCATGCGCAGGTATCGAGTTGCGGGCCGTTCAGCGGTGGTTCTAATGTCGCCTACGGCTTCAATCTCGGGAACACGAATATCATCGCACTCGCGGGGACTAATGTAACGGTTACCGGGAACCAGTTCAACGGTTTCGGAGCGGGGGCAATCAGGCTTTACGCCGGGAGAAACTGCAAGGCTCAGGGCAATATAATTAACCACCCTGCGAATGCAGTGCTGCCCCCGATTATATTTGGACCTCTGTTTCAAGCTAACGGGGTTGCATCCGTTGTCAATGGCAGCGTGAGTGTAAACTACGTCGGCGGAACGGTGTTCCCGATGTGGGTTTCTGGCTCCGTTATTACTCTCAATGGCGTCGCGTATCTCGTAACATTCAACACTTCCACTTCGGCAACATTGGCGACACCTTACACCGGGCCAACCAGCGGTTCCATGGCTTTCTCTTACGCATCGGCTTATCAGCGTTGCTACGGGAATGACATTAGTGTAAACACGGGATTCTGGACACCCGGCAGTGGCGCGCCGATGGTGGTCGAGGACCCGCAGTATTCGGCGTTCCTCTCTACTGACGTTAACTTCGTCTACAACAACACGCCCATTTCCGCTGCGGGGTCGCCTCCGGGACTTGTCTTCCAGTTTGCCAAGTCGCTCACCAGCAGTTCAACCACGGGCGCGGTGCGGGTCTCGAGCGTCTCGCCGCAAGCTCCGACCGTATGCGAGCATGTCCTCCAGACTGAGCACACGCTAGTGGGCGGCACTGACGCTAGCGCCAATTTATATAAAAACGTCCCACTTGGCTCTTGGGTGGGAAGCTTCGCTTGGCAGGTTGGGCAGTCGATTCTCGACGGCGCGAGCCACATTCAGACCGTCACCGAGGCGTCGGGTAATTCGGGCGGCTCACTGCCGACGTTCAACCACACGGGAGGAACAACGACGGACGGCGGTATCACATGGACCGATCGCGGGTTGCAGCAGGGTACGTTAGTCGCGCAATTTACCGATAGAACAACCCTGATTCCGTCCCTCACCATCTCTGGCAACGGCGCGATCGACAACGTCCGCAACTTCACCGGGAATTCGGTCACCCTCTACGGTGCGGTCACTGGAGGGGCTCCACAGAATCTCATCATCGACAACGCGGGTAACGGTATCTTTAGGGCGGTCGGTATTGCCACATCCACGCCGTGGGATCTCCTCAGCAACAGCGCGGTAAATGTTATCGACTCGCAAGGATCTCCGATCGGAACTACCCATGGCTTTGGTGTCACGTGGCGCAACTCGGCGACGGGCTACATGTGGGGAGTCGAGAACACCAATAACGTCACCAACTCCAATGGCCTGATCGTTAAAGTAGCGAATACAAATCCACTGACAAGGCTCCTGACGCTAAATGCCGGCGGATCGGATCTATTCGCGGTAACCGCAGATGGGATTGCGACCGCCCAAGCCTATTCGGTCGGGAGCAACGGGGTTATCAGCAATGCCCGGGGATTTACGGGAACATCACTTGTTATCTCCGGGGCCACTCCCTCCCTCGTGATCGACAGTTCGGCCAATCTATTCGGTCGGTCGGTTACCGTGGGAAATCCCAGCACGTCATGGGACCTGCTCACCAATAGCGCAGCCAACATCCTGGATGCCCAAGGGACCCCGGTTGGCACAACGCACGGCTCGGGGATTACCTGGCGGAACAGCGCCCTTGGCTATATGTGGGGCGTGGAAAATACTGACAATGCCACGAATGCGAATGGGTTGCTGGTAAAGGTCGCAAATTCCAACCCACTAACCCGCGTACTCACGCTAAACGTCGCGGGCTCAGACTTGTTCGCCGTAACGGGCGACGGGACCACGACTTCCGTGGCATATTCGATCCTCGGTTCTGGCATCATCGACAGTTCGCGAAACTTTACCGGACACTCCTATTCGATTGACGGAGTCGGCGTAATCATTGATTCCACAGGGCATTACCTTGGCCCCATAAGCGTGTCGCCGCAACTGACTCTTGGCTCATCCTCCTATACCGGTGGCTCTTCGAAGCTCCAGCCATTCCAGTCGCTCTGTGCCGGTGCGTTTGACGGCGTGCATGATCAGTCTGCTGTCGTAGGACTGGTTGGGCCTACGGTCACGAACACCCAGACACTGGAATATTTCTTCCATCCATCGGGTGGCCCCTTTACTGTGCGTGAAGCGGGCGGAACCTTCGGCATGATAACCCCATCTAGTGTTACCAGTTGGGAGTCTGATGCGCTCGTTGCGATGGTGGTTAATAACGCACCCGCAAGTAGTAGCTTCGTTGGCTCAGTGGCCCTAAGTGGCTTTGCTGTTGCAGCGGTTACCGGCGCAGCAGTCTGGGGCGCAAACCTTCTTGTTCGTGATTACATCAACGAAAACCCATCCACCAGAGTGGCTGGCACTTGCAACGGTATTGAGATGGACGTTAATATCTCCCATCACCTCACAACGTTTGCGGGTATCAATGTCAACATCGCATGGCTGACAGATTCAGCATTTGGTCAGCCGTTCCAGCAACCTGGAAACATAGGGTGGTCAGGGACAAAATGGATCATGCCGAACTCGCCGTACACAGAAACACCGGGTTATGCTAACGCAGGTGTTCGTATCGCCGCCACATCAGGTAATCCAGGTTATTATGACTACGGAATAAACTGTGATGACTTCTCTGCGCTAGTCGGCATAAAATTAGGACTTGTACCGTCTGTGGTCGGCGGTGGATCGCAGTTCTTGGATTTCACATCAACGTCATCGACCGGCCATCCTCACATTGCGAGAATATTTTCTATCGGATCTGGCAACCCAAATGAAGGTGCTCTGTTCTTCAGTGCCGATACTTTTCACAATCCTGGCGGTATTTACTTCACGAAACAGGGATTCATATCTGTTAACGGCTCCGTTGGACAGCCAAGCATCTCATGCGCACAGGGGTTTGTACAATCAGGCGACGGATTTGTATCTAACAGCTTGGCATCCAACGCAGTTAGTTTGCCGTTTGGCGGCGTCGCTGCTGTGTCGATCAATGCCTCATCTTCAGCCTTTAACGCCATCTTCACAAACGGCGGTGTGTTTGCCAATACTCTACAACTTACATCTTTCGCCTTCAATGCAGTGGCGGTTAATGGTGGTGGAGAGTTTGGCGGCTGCGTATTTATTGCTAACCCCACCGCTCCGCCACTGTTAGATCTTGGAAGTAAGGTTGAGATCCACGGTAACTCTGCCAGTGGCTCTGGTGGCAACGCTTACTATGTTGCAATAAACAGTGCTGGAAGTATGACCGCGTATTCAGGATGCGATAACTTCAATAACATGGCCTTCATGGGCTCGGCCACAGCGCATACATTCGGAATTAGATCCAACAACCTTACTAGAATATACGTAACTGCAAGCGGTCTTGTTGGTATTGGTGGTGTTCCTATTTCACGAGCGCTTGAAGTGAATGGGCAGATCCAATCAACAGGTGCGGTTTTCACTGCCGGCATTGAGGCAACTGGCTATAACATCCACGGTGGAGCACCTGGAAGAACACAGACATTCTTTGTAGCCACTACGTTCGGTGGGCCTAACACGACAGCATTAAATGCGATTGGCGGAATAGTAACTTAGGAAGGTACAAACATGGCAGAAACTTTATCAATACGAAGTTGTGTTGGGGGTCTCGCAAGCTCATCGTTTACTGGAGAAACATCTTCACCGCTTATTATAAACACCGTTAACATGGGACCTTGCGCATTCGGCTCTGTAAGGGTGCAGAGGATTGAACCTGCTGCCCTGACGCTTGACCCAGGAGGAGCGGGCATTGCGATGCCAATCTTGGCTACAGTGACCGGCGGGAGCTCGCCGCAAGATGTTCTTGTTCCGACTACTCAGTTTTTGAATAACCTCATTACATTTGGCGCGACCTTCCTACTTATCGATGCGGAGAATCCGGCCTTGCAAGAGGTAGTCAAGGCAACGGTAACAGACAGCACGCATTTTAACGCCATCCTGTTCAATAACCACGCGATCAATGCCACGGTGCGGATTATATACAGCGTCTACACGAAGTACTTGCTGATCACTCACGTGCCCGTGACCGGATCGGTGTCACTGACAAACATTGGATTCATCAGGGGAAACCCTACCGGAATACCCAACGTATTCGATCAGTACAGGCTGCTAGGATCTCCCGGAACAATAGACTACGAACCACCAAATTACCTGCCATGGTACAGCGGCAGTTCTGTTTACAATCCTACATCGCCATCCCTAAAACCAGTGCCAATTTACAGCAGCAGTTCTATATCTAGCACTGGCAATCCTACCAATGCGTTACTGCTGAATGCTGGCCCTGTCACGGGTGGAGCGGCGATCAACACAAATGTGGAGATGCAGATTTTATGCACCACGCTGCCAGAGGTTGACGCCAGCGGCAACGACTACCGAACTTATTGGGATCACTAAAACGCCATGATATCCATCGAACTAAACTTCACCCAGCGCCTGAAACTCAGCGATTTGCTATCTGTGCAGGAGGGTCCACTCGGCCGCACCGCACCTTTTCTCCGTGTTCTAAACCTCGTGAGGTTCGATGATGCGGAGAGCCCACAGATTAAAGTCCAGCAAGTCAGCGAAACATTGCGGACCTACATGGCCCCGACTATCGACTTCGGCGAGCGATCAGTTGAACTCGAATCCGCCGACGCGAACGCCCTGCAAGAACTTCTCAACTCTTGGCCTAAATTAACTACCGTTGATCACATTTGGGCAGACCCGATTGTCGAGCAACTACAGGCCAAGGAAACGACGTCAAAAACCTCTAACAACAAAGGAAAAAACAAATGAGCCTACTCCTCACCCTCGAACACGTTTACGCGACCGCCATCAGCGACCTAAAAAAATCCGGATCGTTTCTCGAAAGCAAGATCCTCCCGGCGCTCCAGAAAGTGGAGGCCAGCGCGCCCACCATTGAGGCCATTAGCGGCCTTGTTAGCCCGCAGTTGGCCAATATCGAACGAGCCAGCGAAGCAGTGCTGGGAGCCGTCATCAAGGCCATCGAAGATGCGGGTTCTGCCGCGAACTCCGGAGGACTCAGTATCACCCTCGACGCCTCGTTGATCGCGGATATCAAGACGATCATCCCGGCGGTTAAAGCTGCGGTCAGCCCGGCGAACGCAGCGGTGGTCGCCGCACCTAAGGCATAACCTACACCATGAAGACCCGCTACGAGTGGAGGCTATGGCTGTACGGGCTCGGCTCTGCCTTTATCGGCGGCGGGTCCACCGCGCTGTCAACTGGAGCTACAGTTTCTGTGATCGATCCGGAGAAGTTCAACCTCAGCAATCCTCGCCCGTTATTTATAGCGATGGTAATCACGTTTGTCGCCAGCGGATTGACGCCTTTCTTCGCCTACCTGAAACAGCACCCACTCCCGGCGATCATCACCGTTACCACCAAGGAAACCACCAGCCTGCAGCAGAATCCGCCGGCACTCGTCAAGGAAACCGTTCAGACAACAGAGGAAAAGCAGTCATGAAAGATGAAATCTCTCACTTTCCGCGAATGGTCGGTCATGGTGAATCCGGCCTTGTGTCGGTGTCGCCGGACACCGGAGAAATTAGCGCCGCGGCTGAAATCGAAACCCGGGCTTGGGCTCGGCAGTTGCTGGAGGTGGCACGCCAAGCCGCAGGTGAAGGCGCTGCCAGTGTAGAGCAAGCCCTTGAGTGGCTCGTAAAGCAACGCGAAGATATGACTGTCGAGATGGAGCGCTGGCGAACTGAGGCTAGGCGTCTGGGCTCAACGATGGAAGCTTGGCCGCCGGAATGAAGCTTGCCCTCGCCCTCCTCTTAGCTCTCCCGCTATCCGCCGTCCCTCCGCCCTCTCTCGCGGGTGTCGTCGCGGTGGTCGTTGGAATAGCGGATCACCCAAAGCTGATCATCCGCGGCCTGCGTGCGACCGGGCGGACAGTAGCAAGACCATTTCACCATTCAAAGAAAGTGAGACGCAAAATCCCATGATCCAAGTACCAATGACGCCTGCAGAGTTCCAGCAGATCGAAACCGCACTCCAAACCCTCAACCCGAGCGAAGGGATCGCCCTATCCAACATCGGGCCCACGAACGGCAATATCAAGGGCACGCATCCCATCAACTGGAGCGCCGATTTCTCCTACGCCGGTGGCGAATTGACCGTCCACGGGCACGGGATGTTCGGCGGAAAGGTCGAGAGCGGAATCGGCCAACGGCTCACCGACGCGCTTACTCACATTCGCAGCACAGCTTCTGCCTAACAGCGGGACTTCGGACCCGACCGCCCTAAACCAAATTCAAAAAGGGGTTGCCGGCGGTCGCGTCTGGAGGAAAGGGAAAGTATGATTATTGAAATTCCAACTGGTGCGCGTCCCAAACTGACTTCAGTCTCCCCTAGTACTATCCATGGAGCTCCAGTTACGTTGGCGTTTTGCGAGAAGTGCGCAACGGTGCAGGTATTCAACAACGCTTACGCTAACTCCTTCCCGGATTCGGGCTATTGGACGGAGTGTCGCGCATGCCAAGAATGGACGTTTTTCTTCCGCATCGAACACGGTCGCGTGGTGCATATCAAGAACGGTGAGCCTGTTCTTGGAGAGGGTATCCGCTGAATATGGGGATTAAGCTCCACCGCATGAACGGTGACAAGCTTCCCGCGCAGTATTGTTTTTTCTGCCCCGGCTGTGAATGCTCGCATGGAATCTCCGTCGCGGCACCGAACACAGGGCAGGGCGGCGATCATGTATGGGGCTGGAACGGATCGATGGATGCGCCAACGTTCACTCCTTCGATTCTCTGCAATGCCAGCTTCCCTGAATTCCGCTGCCACTCCTTTGTGACCGATGGCAAGATTCAGTTTCTTCAGGACTGCTGGCACTCGCTCAAGGGGACCACGGTCGAGATTCCAGACTGGGACTTCTGAAGTAGATATTAAAAAATAAAGGGGTTAACATGTTACTGCTAATCATCATTCTCATCCTTTTGTTTGGCGGAGTAGGTTTCCATCAGTGGGGAACATCCTACGGAACCGGTGGGATAAGCCTCGGAACCATCCTCCTGATTGTCTTGATCATCATGCTTCTCAGGGGCAATATCTGAGGTGAGAGCCCATGTATACCTACGAAACAGACGAACACTTAAGGGGAATGGCCATCGCGGCCGTGAAGGCAGAGAAGCTAACTGGCTATCCGCCGGTCGTGCTCCTGAGCCAATTCGCCATTGAGTCCTCGTGGGGACAGAAGGTCACTGGCGACTTCAATTATTGGGGAATCAAGCGCGCCCCCGAGCAGGGGCCCGCGAAACTCTGCCCGACGACGGAAGATATGGCCTCTGCTGGCTTTCATTCCATGCGCGACGATGAGCGGAACACAGTGACCCGCTGTGATCCGCTGGGCAATGGCATCACTAGATATCACATGTCCTGCTGGTTTGCCCAGTATGCGAGCTTCGATGAATCAGTGGCGGCCTACATCGCTTTCATACTAGGGAACTCCCGCTATCGCCAAGCATGGAAGCAATATCAGGCAACGAAAGACGCGGACGGTCTACTGCGCGGGATCGCGCAAGCCGGGTATGCGACAGGTGGCGGGTACGCGGATCTACTGCTTTCCATCGCCCACCAGCAGAATATTCAACACGCCATAACTGAGGCGAGTAACCTGTGCGACGGCGCATTGCCGAACGCAATCGTTTCCTGACAGCCTAACCAAAACAGGAGTGTTTATGGCAGCAGAGATTGCCTTAGATTTCCCAGAGCCAAGGGGGCTCACTCAAATGCCAGCAAGATCAAACCGCATGCCCATGGACGACAAGGTAGAGATCCTGCAAGCCATCAACGGCGTAAACGAAACCGTAATCGGGTTGCGTCAGGATATGGTTCACATGCGAACCCAGATGGAAGACCTCTCGCGCAAGGTCGATCGCGTTGAGGGAGATAAGGCTTCACGGCTGGAGATCCAAGCGATTGAGGCGCGGTTGACGGTCTCGATAGCCGATGGGAGGGCGAGTTCCAGACTCGAATTAGCCGAGTACAGGGCGCAACAGAAGATCGACCTAGACCGGATGGACAAGGAAAAGATCGGGAACGACGAACTGAGCCCAGAGAATGTCGACAACCGCTTTGACTCCCTTGACGAGCGCGTGGATACGGTTGAGAAATCAGTGCAAGTCATTGAGCAAGAACGCGACGCTTTCAAGAATAAGGCGTCGGGCGGATGGACGGTGATGCAGAAGGTTGGCGTCGTCATCAGTGCGCTAATCGGCGCGTTTGCCTTTCTCCTTCACGAATTGATCTCAATGGCCGCACTCCGCCACAAGGGGTAAAGGAAAACCATGAACAAACTTTTGCTGTTGGCGCTCTTGGGCGTCGCGACTCTGTACGGCCAGAGTGCTGCACCTAGTACCGTCGTGCAGACATCCACGCCATCATCCGGTGTCAGTATGCGATCTGGTGGTTTCGCGGTTATGTTTGTTGGGGCTAATGCTGTTGCTGGGACAACCGTGTACGTAACTGTTCCTTACGCCTGCGCGATTACGGACTGGGTAATCTCTTCGGATTCGACCGCGACGGTAAAACTCTGGCGCATCGCGGATGGTGGGACGGTGCTCCCAACTGTTACGCAAACCCTCAGCACTTCGGGGTTCGGTCTGAGCACTGGAACCAGAGTTCACAGCACGACGCTAAGCGACCTTTCGGGCACCGCAATCGCGGCCTATGACACGTTCGGCGTTAACTTGTTCGCTTATGGCGGAACGGCTGGACATGTTGAATTCACTCTAGGATGCGCGAAGTGAAGCTGCTATTGCTCCTCGCTCTGGCTGGCCCCGTATTTGGCGGATGGGCGTACAAGGGGGCCGTAACCTTCCCAGCAGCTTCTGGATCGACCACGTTGACCAACTGGACGGGTGCCTTCACTGCGACGAACGCGCTGCTTAAAACAGTGGGCAACGGCGGCGCGATTCAGAATACTGTCACGCACGTCGGTGTCACTGTCCCTGCCGACTTCGCCCTCACTTCCGACTCAACATGCACGACGATAACGGGTTTCAGTTGGGGAATTGAGTATTACGAGGGAGCCAGCACCGGAATAATCAAAGGCTGGGCAAAGATGACGCTGACAACTGGAGCGGCGATTGTGCCGACGGTCTGCGTAGGAAATTCCGCCGTCAGTACATACCAAGGCGGCGCGCAGGGATCAGAGTGGGATTCGAATACGGTTGCGGCCTACCATTTTCCAGACGGAACCACTCTAGGTCTTCAAGATTTCAGTGCCAACGCTCATAACATGACAGATGACAATGTTTCCGGCCACCCTTGCATCTCTACTGCCGGTAAAGTAGATGGAGCGATAACCCTCAATTCTCCAAACCCATGCCGAACCCGTGCGGTAAACGGCAGTACTTTCCCAAGTGCAAACAACCCAATGACGGGAGAAATATGGATCAATCCAACTGTATTAGATAGCAATTTCAGAGGAAGTATGTCTTGGGGAAACATAAGCGTGACCTGTTCGGGTGTCGCTATATGGACTCACAATACGTCATTTCTCGTAGGCTGCGCAGGGCAGGGAGTAGTGCCCAGCATAACGATATCCACGGGTACCTGGTATCACGTGGCATTCACCTATGACGGAACAAATCAACTTACTTACGTCAATGGGGCGCTGGTAGCAGGTCCAACCGCGCGAGGGTATTTTATCGATGGCAGTTTCAATTTCTTCGTCATGGATGACGGTTTTTCAGAGTTTGCTAATTCTGTCAACGACGAAGCGCGAGTATCCAGTGTCGCTAGGTCCGGTGACTGGATACTCCAAAATTACACCAACCAGAACAGCCCGCCTGCAATGTCTTCGCTGACCGCAATCGCTAGTAATAACGGTGTCCCAGCGGTGATCTTCTAACCCCACGAGGAAATCGAATGAACAAACTAATACTGACGCTCTTGAGCGTCGCAATGATGTACGGTCAGACCGGTCCGGCAAGCGGAAGCCTCTG